TAACGTACATAAGAATTTAATTTTGTTTACAATTTACCAAACGAATCCACCAATACTCTCCATTGCTAAACACCAATCTTCACACTCAACATACTTTTCTTTTAGTTGTGCAATAGTATACTGTGCAATTTTTATAGCCTTATCTTTGTTATTGCAGACTATTGTAAAGTATAAATCGAAAGTTTCATCTTCATCATAATAAAACATTTCATATGAATTGGTAGTATCACAACTTACAAGCTCGACCTCAATTTCATCTACACAAATATTATAATTATTTGTTGTTATTTTGTAAGCAATCTTACTACGTTCCTTTTCTTTGTGGAGCGACATTAGTTTGACACGACTATACCAAACTCGGTTCCAATCATCAGATGTGTATTTATTATGCCATTCACAATAGTCTTTTGCCTCTTGTTCTGTTTCAAAAAAACCATGCCAATTAATATCGCTATAACATCCACTACAAATCAACCAAATCTCTTTCATACAATGTCCTCCTTAACGTACATAAAAATTTAATTTTATAAATTAATCAATTCCCAATCGCCATTGTAAAACTTATCTAATATATAGTTTTTACCAAAATAATAGTTGCTCATTTTATCAATCGCCCACAGTTCTTTATCAACCAATATGGCACGATAAATTTCATCTTTACCTTTAACTTTAAAATAGAATTTATTTAATAATCGCATCAACCTAACCTCCTAAATGTTTATAAAAGTCTAATTTTATTTACTAAGCCATATAGTAACCACGTTTTATATTACGCTCAAACTCATCACGAGTGCCTATATATGTTTTCTTCTCTTTTGCACCATAGCAACTAACCATCATCACAGCTTCAACCCATTCACACGTCATCCATTCTTGATGTGGTATAGCTTTTACGCTATAAACTTCAATAATATAATGTTCAAGTACATTCATCCAATTTTCCTCCTAAATGTCCATCAAATTTGTATTTTAAATTACTTCTCAAACACGTAAAAACTATTTTGTGTTTCCACTAAAATATGACTAAAACCTTCGTCTATTGAGATAACTTCGCTTGTCCTCGTTGTTGAATCTTTTGTAGTAAATACTAACCCATGACCAACTTGACAGACTTTCAACTCACATAGTTTACCTAAATCATCAAGTATATTTCCATAACGATTACTTACTTTAGGTTCTTTTGGATTGAAATCAACAAATTTCATAAACATTTCCCCTTTCAAACATCAATTTTATTTACAAGTCCATAAGCCAACAACTTCATCTAACGTAAACATTTCATTATCTCTATCTAATACGCTAAGACTTCCGTTATTATCTGTAATAAATATTGTGTCATCATTTAACAAAAAAGTACATTTGCTTACTTCGCTATAAATTTTTTCGCCACGTAAAAGCAGTTCTAAAGCATCATTAAAATTAAGTTTTTGTTTCATTTCCAATTCCTCCTTGAGTGTATTTAAAACTATATTTTTAATGACTTAAACCATAAAACAATGTTGCTAAACTCATTAAATCTTGAAACTCAGCGCTATCTATTGTGACTGACTTCCCATCAATCACAAAACTAACATTTTCATCTGTAAATCTTATTTCTAAGTCATTATTAAGCCCATTAGAATATTCTAATTTCATTCTTTCTAACATCAACATCACCTCTTAAAATTAGTTTTTTTAACACCATTAAACAATTTCTTTCCGATCTATTACCGTTAAATAAAACTTATAAAAAAGTTATAAATTTTATCTTTCTACTTCATTGTGTCCGATTTTGCCTAAGCTACTTTCGTTTGATATAACACTCCATAGACTCAAACTCCCGTGTAACGTCACGGTACATATTTAGCTTTTCGTTACTGTGAAATGGCTAAATTCTTTAAATTTAAACTAGCATTAAAATCTCTATCTAATTCAATTCCACACTCATCACAAGAGTAAGTTCTTTGTGATAAAGACATCTTATCTTTTACACTTCCACAACAAGAACAGGTTTTTATTGAAGGAAACCATCTATCTGCAACAATTAGTTCAATTCCATTGTTTAGACATTTATACTCCAACTGTCTTCTAATTTCATAGAAAGAACAGTGGACTATCTTTTTAGATAAATGCCTGTTCTTCATCATGCCACTAACATTTAAATCTTCAATGATGATATGACTTGGATTTAATTTAACCAACTTTGTCGTGTATTGATGAATTGAATTTGATCTTAGATTCGATATTCTGATATGACATTTTTTAATTTGTGTTTCAAGTTTAATTAGATTTTTAGATTTTATCTTCGTTTGATTTTTTCTCATTGATTCATAATGTTTACTGGCACGTTTTTGGAGTCGTTTTAGCTTCTTCTCTTCACGCTTAATATCAACCGTTTTAAACTCTAACCCATTTGAGCAAACCATCAAAGTCTTAATACCCATATCTATCCCAATAGGCTCTGTTTTATTATTATTCACAACAATATCATCGACTTCACACCCTATTGACAACCAAAAATTTACTCCATCAAAACTAACTCTCGGATTGTAATATTTACATCCAACTGGAATTCTATTTGATTCTGCTAAATCAACAACACCGATTGTCTCCATTTTAACTTGACTCTCATTAAAACAGATTTTGTGTGTATCTACATAGAAAGAAAGTTTTGATTTTCGTTTAGATTTAAACTTTGGGAATTTAGTCTGACCTTTAAAGAAGTTTTTGTAAGCCTTGCAGCAATCTTTAATTGCTTGTTTCGTTACATTATTGTTAACTTCTTTAATCCACTCATTGCCTTTTAACTTTTTAAATTGGGTAAACTCTTTTCTCAAATCTCCATCAGAAATAAACTTTCCACCTCTCTCATGATTTTTAATTTGAGTTTCCGATGCCCAATTATAAGCAAATCTAGCTGTTCCAAAACTTTTAAATATTAATTCCTGTTGTTCTTTGTTTGGGTGAAGTTTAATTTTGTAACTTTTTATCAACCTTCTCACCTCCTCTCGTTTACTATTATATACTCATTGTTTACAAAAGTCAACACATGCTTATAACTTTTTATAACTTATTTGTAACAGTTAGTTACCCTTTTCCTTGTTGATTACATTTACAATTATATACACGTCATTTATAAAAGTCAACTATTTTATTAAATAAAAACAAAAAAGAGTTGATAATTCAACTCTTATAAGGCTAAACTCACTTTTATACATTTATCCACTCTCTCACAATCATGACTACTTAATTTACCGGTTATACATTTGATACTATCTTTTGCAATAGTCGTTATTTGTTCGCATAAAGCCACAGAAGCTCTCTTTAAACAGTTATCTTTATCACATGGCTCTATTAAAGCGTGTGTTGGTATCACCCTTTTCTGAGTATTTGAAGTCATGGGTACGCAAATGATTACACCACTATGTCGGTTTGCTAAGTTGTTTGAAATTATAATACAAGGTCTCAAACCACCTTGAACTGAGCCGTTGAATTCTCCAAAATCAACCATTGCAATTTGCCCTCTTTCCAATTCTCTAGTTACTTTCATTTGTTTCATATTAAATCCCTCTTTCTATGTATTATTTATTTTATCTTTATCAACCTTCACACTTTATTATATGTAGTTAAAGTTTACTTTATTCAACTTTTTAGATAAAAATTAAATAAAATTTAAAAATATTGATTAATATAAAACAATAATTGGAAATAACAAAAAAGACTGAAATTAATCAGTCTAATTAGTCAATAAAATCCATTTCCTCTGCTGCTTTGGCATAGATTTGAGTTGTTGCAATATTGCTATGCCCCAACATTTTAGCAATACGGTTAATATCTACACCATTGCGTAAATAGCGAGTGGCGCAACTTTTTCGCAACGAGTGCGCACTCACCTCAGTATCTAATCCCGCACGATCTAAGTAACCTTTTAAGTTCTTATTGAAACTTTGAGGTGATGGTTTTTTACCATAACGTGAAATGAATAAGTTATCACAATCCTCTTGAGCATATTGTTGACGTACTTCTAAGTATTTATGAAGTCTAGCCATATTCTTTTGGCTAATTCTCACTTCACGTAATTTTTTACCTTTTCCTAAGATAGTTAAACTTCCGTCTTCTTTAATCTCACCCATTTTAATATTTAATAATTCACTAATACGCAATCCACTTGATAATAAAATCCCCACTGCTAATTGGTCACGAGTGCTAGTCAATTCAAAGGCGTCTTGTTTCTTACCTTTGACTTTTGTACCGATTGTTTCTAATAATGGCTCAAATTCATCTTCTGTTAAAAATGGTCGTTGGTAATCAACACTTGAAGTAGACATTGAAGCAACTTTAGAAAATGGATTCTTCTCAATCGTTTCATCCATTAATAAAATATTGAAGTATTGTCTTAAACCACTTAGCATATTGTTGATTGTTTTAGGATTTAAGTCTTTTTGGATGATCCAATTTTTAAACATTTGAGCCGTACTCCAAGTCGTATTCATGATGACTGAATGTTCATCTACAAGATTAAATTTCTCACTCATAAATTCTTTATATGTAGTCCATGCTAAACGATAAGCTTTTAATGTATGCTCTGATTTGTCTGCTGAATAGTGCATTTCATATAATACTGCTAAACTTTCAATTTTCATAATTAACATCTCCTCTGTAATTGTTAATTTAATTATATACCATTGGTTTACAAAAGTCAACCATGAAAATTAAAAAAGAGTAGAAAATTCTACTCTCTAGGCTCTTTTTAATAATTCTCGATCTTTTAGAAAATGTGTCGCTTGTCCTAGTGGCAATTGCAACACATACAACAGAATAACAAATTCTAACCCACAAGTCAATGCTTGATTATACTTCTCAATCATTCGTACTACATTATTGAAATTGCTTTTGATCTGTCCATCTTCACTCCATAGCTTAACTTCCATATTAACATCTTTCTTGTTGTGATTCACGACAAATTCATATGCTTTTGCTAGATTAGTTGTCACAATTTCTTCTTTATAATTTTCTCCATTTACGACTGATTGTGCTTTAATTTGATAAATCATAATTATCTCTCCTTTGCTGTTTATATCCACTAATATTGTCTACTAGGGATTGATATATGTCAACCCCTAGATTGAAAATTAGTTGGTTTTTAGTTTTAATTCTAATCGAACAATTTGATTAATGTCTACTCCATATTTCAAGGCAAAAGCTTCCATGACTTTTAAACATTTGCTATATTCTTCTTGTTTGATAGTATGTAGTTTTGACACTTTAGTATTTAATGTAGATTGGCTATAAGGTTTCTTGCCTTGTTGTTCACGTTCGCTTTGGAGCTTGGCATGAGCATTATCTTGACGTACAGTTACATTAATGCCTTCACTATTGTATAAGAATTTATAATATGTAGTCCACACTTCTCCAACTTGAGTTCCTTGCTTTGAAGCTAAGGCTTTGGCACAAGCATTGGTTACACGCTTGAAGTCTTCAAATGTCGTATATTCATTCACTAGAATATCAATCGTCTGATTGACTTTGTCCAATTGTTTCTTATGTTCCTCTTGTTTCTTCATTAAATCCATCACCATAGCTTCTTGAACCTCTGGACTGAATGAGGTGAAGTGATTCTTGATAAAATCAATTTCATTACCGAACTCTTCTTGTTTACCATCATTGATATATCCACCAAAGTTCATGACACTTGGAATGACTTCGTCAAATACCCATGATTCAAATTCTTGCGCCTTCTCTAGTTTTGATCGAGTGATTAGTCGTACAACATCTCGCTCATTAATAATAGTCATTGATTGTTTACCACCCTTTGTAAGGATGTCGTATTTCACGACTCCCTTGCAATGGCGTGAAATTGCATCTCGTGTATTTTTATAACCAAGTCCATCTACCATATCTTTTCCCACAAACCAAACTTGACCATTCAATACTACTGTTCTCACTGCCCCAAATTCCTTATGGAAAAATTCTTTTAAATTTTGACCTAAAATTTCATTACTCATATGTATATACTCTTCCTTTCTTTTTTTGTTTAAAACTATGTATTATTTACCATTCTTGATAGTTGCACTCCAAGTTTCGATCAATTTATTGTAGTCACTTTCAAATAACTTACAAGCAATTTGATATAGTTCTGGAATCATCTCCAATCCCCTATCAATATAATCTAATCGACTCTTATAGTTAGGCTTAATTTCTTTCTTCTCTTTAGCATTCTTATAACGGGTGTTTGTGTCCATATGATATGCCAAATCAAACTCTTTATATAAGATTGCCCATTTGTCTTGATAGTTACCACCGAAGCGAACTAATTGGTTTAAGCGTTGACGAGTTTCGGCTAAATCAACCTCTTCTGTCAATGTAGTGATTACGGAAGTTTGAATTCCGATTTTTTCTTCCTTCTCTTCAACCTCTTTTTGAAGTCGAGCAACCTTACCTTGTAGGCAAGTCATAGCTTTCAAGATTAACTCATCTTCCGACATTTCACCAGACTTAACTTTCTCTTCTCCATCTATATACATTCCATCTTTGCGTAAAGCTGGAATAACTTCACCACAAATCCAATCTTGGAATTCCTCTGCAAATGGTTTTCGTGATTTAAAGATCAATTTGTAAAGCCCTTGTTCAGAAATACATAAAACATCTTGATTTCCACCAAGGGTATATACATTGTATATACCCCTATTCTTTTCTCCGACACCCTTATCCCCTCGACTTGGATTCCCATTTACTGCTTGTGATGTATTTTTAATTTCTAAAATCTTGCAGACATCATCTGCCACCATCCAAATCTCTTCATTGACAATTACTGTTCTCACTGCCCCAAATTTACTGTGTAAAAATTCTTTTACTGTATTACTTTCTTTCATATACTTCTCTTCCTTTTCATTGAGTTTTGTAGATTCTTTCTACATTTACAATTATATACCCAATGTTGAATAATGTCAACCATAAAATAAAATAAAAAATCCAATCAATTAAGATTGGACTTTTTATCTGCATTACCACCTTGGAATTTGATTTCTAATCCTGCTTCTTGAGCAAGAGCAAATAATTTTGGCATGTAGGAAATATCAGTATTCCCTTTGATTTCAATAGATACTAACATACCTTGTGGTTTAATTTCTTCCATTTCAATCACCTCTTCATTTTGATTATCTGAATCTTTACCTAAAGCCATACCGTTGAAACGATCTAATTCACGTCTTAAATATTTGGCTGATTCACTATTGATAGCCAATTCACCTTTAAGCAACATATCTCTGTGTTGATTCCAAGCAGTAGGGATTCCTTGACGTTTCAACATAGCATAAAAGGCTTGGTTTGTTTTAAATCCCATTTTCTCGATGATTGTAGCAGTTGAGTAATTAATACGCCATAGGGTGATTCTACGTACTCTTTCCTCGTCGTTCAAACGGTAAAATTCCTCTTTTGGTAAAATCATTAAATCTGAATCTAACATACAATAACGTCCTCCTTGATATTTGTTTTATTTTTACTTGATTAACTCTTTACACTGTTATTATATGTAAATATGAAAAAAGTTATACCAATAAAGTATAACTTTTTAAACTTTTTATTTGATTATTTCCATTCCATAGTCAATCTCTAATCTCTACAAAACCAATTATCTACTTTCTCCTTAACTCTCTTAACTTCAGCAAGAAAATCATTGGCATTTAATTCATAGCAACTTTCGTTTACATCACAACAGAAATTACCCCACTCTTGATAATCCTCCTCTAAACAATCAAGAATTGCTTTAACCAATTCAATTCGTTCAATTTCAAATTCAAAAATTTCAAGTTTATCTTTTGAAGTAATGACATATGCACTGTCCCAGTTTGAAACTAAATTCCAACCCCAATCCTCTGCATCAAATTGGATATTAAAATCATCGCCATTTAAATACATTGGATTTGTAAATGATTTGTCAATTGTATTTAACAACATATAAGAAACGTCATCAATATAAGATAGAGTGAAGGAGTGTTCAACTCCATTCACATCTGTCAAATTTAAACTACTCCATCCGTAACTTGGTTTAGTTAATATTTTAGTCATATTCATCTCTCCTTTATTTCAAAATAATCATAACTGAATAGTAATCTGCACTGTAGGGTGGGTGATTTCCACTACCACTGTATTTAATATCAATAATATCCTCATTAGAGTAATCTTTTAGAAACTCATTGACTCTTCTCTGTAAATCCCATCTTGATTTTTCTTCAATAATTTCAACTTTCATATTTACACCTCTCCATTTGATACAATATCTTCAACAATGTGAAAGAATTCCGTATATGAGCCAACATCCACTATTGTCACATTGTCTTTCTTCCACTCTCTCATGAGACGTATTTCATAATTACGCTCTGAGCAAAATTTGTTAATTTCTTCATATGCTTGTTCTGTAGTTTTCACTTCTGCAATCTCTCGTGTTTGTCCTTTGCTATTCTCAAATAAAACTTTCATTTCTATCTCTCCTATTCCACTTCTGTAATTTGATAAGTCTTATAGAAAATATCTTCTCTACATGGGTAATATTCACCTTCAACACCTCGGATGATGAAGTCACCTCGATTGGCAACCATATCACCCTCCAATGTTTTGACAATGAGTTGTAACGCAATAATCTCTGTACCCATAATGTCAACTTTAAATTCTACATTATCGTAACCACAAAATAATTCAATTTCACCTCGATTGACTCCATTCCATTGTGCTGCTTCGATCTCAATTGGTTTCTTAAATGCCTTTACTTTCATACTTTCCTCTCCTTTGTGTATTAGAATAATTTATTGACTAATTCTTCATATGTATATTTCTCACGAATCTTTTTCTCGATTGTGACAATTGTATTATTGATTGCTTGTTTACTCACTCCTCTCAACTGTGCAATCTCAACTTGTGATTTACCATCAAGGTAATATTGAATAAATACATCAATGTGTTGAGGTTTAAGATTCAAGTCTTTTAGGAAATCCCATTCTTCATTACGTTGCACGTAAATGTCATGTAGATTACTGCTCATGCGTTCGTCACATAAGATTCCATCAATATTATTGTTCTCACTTTCTGCAATCTTATTGATTGATACGGTTTTGATAGCTTTATAAGATTCATTCTCATCTAAGCTTGAATAATCAAACTTTTGCCCATACCCTCCATTAGCAAATGCTTTACTCTTACGTGCTTCTTGCAGTAGTCCATTGCGAACACACGTATAGCAATATGTATAGAAGTCTGTGTTTGAATCGGGATTATAGGTTTTAACTGCTTTAATTAAAGCAGAATGCCCAATTTGAATCTTATCATCTTGTTCATAAGTGAAATCCATAGTAATACTTCTAGCAATTTTATAAACCAACCCTTGACAATTTTTAACCAATTCATTTAACATTTGTGGATTTGTCTTGCATTGCATAATCTCCTCTGTTGTAAAACGTCTGTAACTCTCCTGTTTCTTCATATTAATACCTCTCCCTACTGTGTTTTTTTGTAGTATGTTGTCTGCTACATTTACTATTTTATATCATTAGTTTACTTTTGTCAACCTATGTATATCAATTTTTGTAAAAATTATTCTGCAATATTTTCTTTATTCATTTCTGGAAATGCAAATGATCCACGTTGTAATAGCTTTTTCCCCTCATTGGCAATTGCTAATTCACTTGTTGACGTACCATGTGAATCACGATATTGGATTCTTTTCAATTCTTCCTCGGTAATTCCTGCACAGTAGAAACTAGCACCAAAATAATTAAAGAATGACTTTTTAAAACTCTCTGTTTCAATTAATTTCTTAATGCGTTTAGTATAGACAATTTTCTTTTTGCCACGCTCATCTTCAAGTTCTTTTACGATGGCAAAACCATATTTCTCAAACAATTGTGCAAATTTCTCTGTTGGTTGATACGCTTTTCTGGTTTCATACTCTGATGTTGAACCAACTTTTAAGAAAGCTTCAGTTCTCAAATAGCCATTAACACGCAAGAAATGTGACCAATCTCCATCTGCTTTTGGCTCCACCAATAATTCAGACCATTCATCAGGATAAGTCTCTTTAATCATTTTAAAGATTTCTTTATGAGTGACGATTCCATTATTGCAAATTTCTTTGATTCCGTTGTTTTTTGCCAACAGTAAATCCCTCTTGAATTCCTTGATTGTGTTTATATTACCCATAGTCTTGAACAGCTAAGGCACGTTCACCTTGATCTTTAGCACGAATAATTTTTAATGTTAAAATTTCCTCTCGTGTTAATTGTGGGGTTTGAGATTGCAGTTGTTCTCGCATAGCAAAATATTCACGTCTTAATTGTTTATGAATTTGTTTAGCTTTGTCTGTCCTCATTAACATAGCTAATGCCATATAACCTTGTTCAGACAATAGGTAGCAATACTCTTGTCGGTTACTCGTTATAAATCCTAAATCCTTAGCAAGGATTTCAAAATGTCCACCATCTTTTAGGTTTATAATATCAATACCAAATTCAAATTCATCAAGATTATTATTGATTAATTCGTTTATTTTTCTTAACGGTTGTTCATGAATCTCTGCTACTGTTTTAGCTAAAATAACTTTGCCATTATCTGAGAACCCTCCATGAATCTTTGGGATTTCTTTGCCCATAAAATTAAATGTTCCTTTAACTTGAATTTCCATATATCTTCTCCTTTTTATTTTTGTTTTTTTATCAAGTCGCTTATAATGATTCCTCTAACACAACCCCTGTACCTTTGTGTAAACTCTTGCATCTCCAGAAATAAATTCAAGTAGCTCTCCTATGCCTTTGTGTTCCTCGAATTCCCTAATTCTAATTACAGTAAATAAATTCCAAGGGTTATTTTGCTTCTCTACGTCATATGGGTCTGAATTTGGGTCATTTTTCCATTCGGCAAAAAGATAATTTACAATCTTCTCCATTCGATTTTTATTTTCTTCATCTTTTGTTAGGTGAGTTTCTGCTTTATCATACTCAATAATTAAGTGACATTCTGGAATATAGTAGTCTATCTCATATCTCAATACTGAAAACCGTTGCCTAATGCAATTTTCCTCAAAAATTGCTTTCAGGAGTTGCCCAACCAGCAACTCTTTTCTCACTTCAGATTCTCTGTTATCTAACACTTGTAATTCATTCATATGTATCTTCTCCTTTTGTTTTCTCAATTTTTCTCTACATTCATTATTCTACATTTTTATTTTGCAAATGTCAATTGATATATGTCAACTTTTTGCAAATTTTATTTTGGAATTCCTATCCTTATATAGTTAACATTTATGAATTTTTCTGACATTTCATTTTTGCAAATTTTTCTGAGAGTGACAAAAGAATTGCAAAATTTTTCCTAGTTCAAGTTTTATAAATTTTCTCTAGTTTAATTTTCTAAAATTTTTTCTACCTTGCTTTCGTTTTCAAAATTTTTCTAGTGTTCAATTTCTAAAATTTTTCTGAGTTAACCAATTTCTAAAAAATTTTCCCATTTAGATTCTTGAATTTCCTAATTGATTTTCCAAAATTTTTCATAGTTAAAAAGTTAAAAATTTTTCAATATTAATGTTGACATTTATAAACCCTTGATATAGAATAGTAAATGTGAACAGCGAATGAGTTAAATTAAATATACATAGGAGATGATTAATAATGAATGGAACAAATCAAATGGTAAATATGGATGACAAAATTTTTAACTTTGTGCTTAATTATGCAAAAGTGATGGGTATTTTAGAAGAAACAGAAATCAACCTTATGGAAATTGGTAAATCGGTGATTACTCGTAAGAGTGGGCAAAAGCAAGTAGGGATTGTTGAATTGAATGATCTATGGGATATTGTTGATGAATATTTTGACGAATTGGATGATGATGTGCGAGGATTCTACAAAGATAAAATGGAAATTTTGGAATTACGTATTGCAACATTGATGAAATTAACGTCAATTCATGGGTGATTGTCATGAGAAAATCAATACTATCGAACACAAATCAAGTCAATAGACGATACGACAAATTAAATTCACCATATGAATTGCACAATTTCATCTGTAAATTCAGTTACGGAGGATTGGATAGTCAAATCACCTCGTATAAAGCCAATAGCTTGATTCTGAGAAGGTTTAAGGGTACTACCCTAGTGTTTATAGGTGGACATAATAAAACGTCTGTAATAAGCGAAAAACAAGCAATACAGACGACTAATGAAATATTGAAATTGATTGAAGGTTGATTAATTCAACCTTTTTTTATTTTGCAAAAATCCAAAAATAAAACCCACTATATCGTGGGGAGTTTTTCAAAAATTATAGTGTGGTAAGCAATTTTCGTGAAAATCGGCACCCGAATATATACACTATATAGCCTGGGGATTTTCTGAAAAACCGATGTGGTAGGTCAAAATTTGCGAAAATCGACACACATCCACCCACCCCAGAGTGGGGAATTTTTAGTTAAAATATTGGTGTGGTTCGATAGTCGTGGAAAATTCACACCCGAAACCTTTTGTCGATCTACCTTTATTATATATGATTGATTGATAAAAGTCAATAGAAAATCATGCAAAAATCAACTTTTTTGATCTGTTGCTGTTCTGACAATTCCACTTGATCCACCTTTTCTATACAATATATATAAGGATAGTGAGAAATAAAATTTGAAAAAGTTGATATTTCTAAACTTTTATAGTTGACTTTATATGTGAGTATGATATAATAAGTACATAAGCGAAAGGCAAGTAAAAATAAATGGAGGTTGTTAAAATGTTAAAATTTAAAAAAGGTAGTATTGTTAAAATATTCGGACGTATTTATGAGATAGGGGAGAGCGATCACGGGCATTTATATGTGGTTAATGAAAACAACAGAAAAATGTTTCTTTATGAAAACATGGACAAATATGTAAAAGTTATTCAATATTAAAAAAATTTAAAATAGAGATTGAAAAATATCAACCTCTATGATACAATAAATACACAATCAAAAACAAAAGGAGAGTTTTAAAATGAAAAACAACATCGGGAGAAAATTAGTATTTTATACACATTGCGAGGATTTACCAGAAGCAAAGTATAATAAATCTATTGTAACAGTAGTAAGAGAGGTTATTACAAGTGCTGGATCATTGTGGGAGGTTAAAGCAAAAGACGGAAAAACTTTTATTATAGATGCTTATGATTTATACACTTTTAAAGTCAAAGAAAAATAAAAAAAGTTTAAAAATATCAACTCAAGAGCTTGTAAAAGGCTCTTGAGTATGGTATATTAAATACATAAATTCAAATTGATTTATTGGAGGTTGTTAAAATGAAAACTATTGAAAACGGATTTTATACATATGTACCAACAAAAGAAATTGAGGTTAGCCAAAATAAACGTGTCTATAAATGTTATTTTGATGGTGAATTTTTAGGCTATCGTATTAAAGTCAAGTCAAAACAACTAGTTAAAGGAGTTGAAAAATCAGTTGGATTTTGTTTCAAACCTTGTAAAAAAGTATATCAAGATGAAAACGGGAAAATGAGATTTATTCTTTGCTAATTAGTATTAGGAGGTTATTAAAATGGCAAATACGAAAAGCGTAAAATTTAATAAACGTCAAGGAATTATGGCAAAATTGGGCATTAATCCATTGGGATTGATGTCCGTACCAGTTAGCGACTTAGTGGAAAAAATGGAAGATATGGCGATTGATTCAGAAAAATTAAATATGGATGATCTTTATTTCCCTGAAAGCTGGTCACAAAAGGCAACGGTATATAAAAATTATACAGATAAAAATTTCACCTTTTGTTATGATTATGACAGATCAATAAAAAGTGATATCTACCGTTTAAAAATTGGCAATACTGTCAAATACTATGCAAATAAAGCATATGCAAAGCGTTTTATTTTAGGTGATAATTTGAAAGTATGTAAGACAACAGAGATTGCAACAGCTAACTATACAATTTATATCACCATTGGAATTTCCATGATAAGGGGTAATATTGATTTATTAGTCAAAAGTCATCCAGATAGTAACGGTGAACAGCTGACGCTGTTAGATAAAAAAAATATCTATTTTAAGTCGGTAACGTCGGAAGGACTCAAAAAAGAGGTTCAAAAGTATGTTTTTAAAAAGTTGGGATCATAAAATTAAAAAAGTTTATAAAGTTGATAAATATATATTGACTTTATATGTGAGTATGGTATAATATAATTAAAGATAGAAATACATAGGAGGGAATACAATGGCATTAATTAAAATTTTAGATCAAGTGGTTTACCTTATCCAGGAGGTGGTTTATCTATTTGCCATTATTGGATATAAGGCTTATGAATATCGTTGGTTAATCGCTACAGTGTTATTCATTGGAGTTTGCTTTGTTGGTGGATTATGTGTTTACTGTATGCAACAGTAGAAAGTCGGTTAGGTAAAAAATTAAAAAGTTAATTAAAAAGGTTGACTTTTATCAAGTGGCATGAGATAATATAAGAGTAGTAAGGGCTACAAATAAAAATAGAAAGAAGGAAATTAAAATGGAAAAACAAATTACTTTAAACAATATCATCAATGGATCAATTAATGGAGTGGAGCTAACATGGCAGGAGCGTATCGAAAACTTTACATTAATTAAAGAGTTTTTATTGACAAAGTGTCGCAAGGGTTCTAAAATGTACAATGCTATTAATAATGCATGGTTTGAGAACATGGAAACATACGGTATTTTTAGCAGATTATGGGTTCAAGATGGTAAAGCGTATTATTGTGCTGGTCAATCTTATACAGATGAAATTAATACGGTAAAAAAATGTTTCATTAAATAGTTGACATATAGCAACTATGAAGATATAATTAAATCAAGGTAGGAAACAAAATAAACCTTTTAATTGGCATTATCTCAGATAGTGCCTAGTATAAAGGCTTTATTTGAAAGTCTTAAAATAAAATAAAAATAATAAAAAGGTGGTAATTAATTATGGAAAACTTAACAATGGAAAAATTAAATGGATACGTGAAAGGATTAACAAACAATGCAGAAATTGAAGTATTTAATACTTTAGATATGGACGATATTAATTGTGTACTTAATTACGGTTGCGTTAGTGGCGTTAGTGGATTTACATGGTATTCTGAAACAGAAGCATTTTTTAATAAATATGCAGCGGAAATTTTAGAGTTATTAGAAGAATTAAAGCAAGAATGTGGTTCACATATTTTTAATCATATTGAATTTACTAAAAATAACTTGACATGGCTATTTGTTGAAGAAACAGTGAAAAGAATGGCATATGAGTTAGATTGCGAATAATATTAATATTCTTTAGGTAGTATTATCAAATAAAGATAATACTACTCATAAGACTATTAATACCATAGTCAAATAATTACATAAAAGAAAGAGGTAAGTAAAAATGGAACAAATCAAAATCAATGCTTTATTAAACTACTTAGGAGAAACAACAGAAACGACTGAGGTTGAAACGTTAAAACATGATGATAATAAAACGGTTTTCATTGATGGAGCAGAATATCTAGTATTAACAGATGAAGAGGCAGATCAAGAGTATCACGAATATCAGATGAATTTAATCGACGATTTAGGATTGGATAGCTTTTCAGATTGGGCAAGAGATGAAATTTTAAACCATCACACGACTAGCGACTATCAAAACTTATTTGATGAGATTCAAGAGGAAAGCATGACTTGCTATATTGATGATTTACGCCATATGGATGAATTAGAAGAGGAAATGGAAAATGCAGGATGTGATAATGAGGATGAGTTTTTGGAATATTTATGCGATCAAGAGGATAGTGTAGATTATTTCAAGTTTAACTTTGGTAATGATGAATATGAACGAATCATCAAAGAAAATGATCTGATTGATTGGGATAGTGTGATTGAATGGACTAAAGACATAGACGGACGTGATTGCATGGCTAGTTATGATGGAAATGAAATGGAATTAGAGAATAACTTATACGCTTATCGTATTAATTAAGGAGGGTTTATCCCTCTTTTTATTTTGTTTAAAAGTTGATAAAAGTAAATTAAAATAAGAATAAAACCAACTGAAAGCACATATATTATAGTATAAAGAGTTGGAGGGGATAAAATGTTAAAGTTAAAATTTACAACAATGAAAAAGAGTATAGAAGAAATTAAAGCAGATCACATGGAATTATTTCAAACAGTGGAAAATCTAGGTGGTGAATTAGTAGATATTGAGTGTGAGAAATACACATCAGAGAAAATAAGTTATGATTATTTCACCAATGATAAAAACAGTTATAAGTTTAACATGAAAGACTATTATTTTATTTATAAATGCAACAATAAGAAAGCTATTAAGACATTTATAAAACTACTGAATGATATGGATCATGAGGTGGAATTGATAGAAGGATAGGATTAGCCTATCCTTTTTATAATAAAAAGTTGATAAAAGTAAAATATTTTAATTGAAAATAGTTGACTCTATGTATAGATATGGTATAATGAATATAGGTTAAGAGATTAACAAAATAAATTAATTGGAGGTTATTAAGATGAATAAAATGACAAAAACAAATATTATTAACTTTTTAAATTGGAATGATAAAAATGCAAATATTGATGAAAGTTATTCAAGTCATGAATTATTAGCATTATTCATTTATGAATTGAATTACAATGTGTTAGACTGTTATAATTGGTTCGACTTGCTAGAATATAGTGAGGATCAGTTGTTGGATGACGTGGACTTTGAAACGAAAGAGTGCTATAATGTGTTAGATTGCGGATCATTATGCAATGTTAATCAATTTGATTTTATTTTAAGTTATGTGAAATAAAATCAAAAAGTTTATAAAAGTAGTTGATATTTATAAACTACCATGTTATAATAATATTGTGAGTTGGTTGAGATCAACTTACAATAAATACATAGAGAAAGAAGGGAATTAAAATGTTAAAAATCAAGATAAAGACAAGTCATTCAACAATTATCGGCGAGGTAGTGAGAGAGGACGAAAATCAATGGATTTTATGTAATGTCACTATTCAAGGGATTAAAGAGAATAGACAATTTGAAGGTTATAGCGTTCCTAAGCGTATGGCATGGAGTTATGAAGAAATTAAATAGTAAGGGGTCACATCCCCTTACATCAAATACATAAGATAGGAGTTAAGACAATGAAAAAATTAATGGTTATCGGTTTAATGTGCTTTATTACCTTAGCATTTACAGGTTGTAGCAATCATCAAAAGGGTATGAGTCTAAAAGACGCTGCGGAGGTATATGGCAATGAGTATCAGGTCATTACACTTGATAATAGCAACTTTTTGATTAAGTGGGATAATACAAGCTTGATCTTCAATAATAATGAATGTATTGGGATTGTTAATGTAAAATAAAAAAGTTTATAAAGTTTATAGATAATAGTTGATATTTGTAAAGTAATATGATATAATAAATATATAAGTTGATAGAAAGAAGGTTGTTAAAATGGAAAATAAGAAAGTGTTAAAAGTCGTATTCAGAAAATTTAATGGCGGTGAGGTTATCGCACTATTTCCAGAATTCACAAATAAAAGAAATTACACAATTGATTCGTATATGCACATCGGGCAGCATGGCGAATGTGATCCGTTAATAGTGAATGATACTAAACTAGCGACAGAGGAAGAATATAAAACTCTTTTAAATGAGATCAAAAGCATTTACCATGATTATGATATTAAAGTCATGAAAAAATTAAATATTAAATGGTAATTATTAATTAAAATAAAAGTCAATTATTTTCAATTTAATAGTTGACTTTTATCAAGTAATATGAGATAATGTTTACAGAAGGTAAAGGAAATAAAAAAGAAAGAGGTTATATAATATGAGAAGCTATACTAAGGAATTTGAAAAGAGAGCATTAAGAAAAGGAAAATATTCATTAATTGATAAAGAATTTACTTTTTATGATATGACTGATTATAACTCAATTTGCTATTATAATGATGATCTAAAACAATGTAAGGAAATAGCTAAAAAATATAACTTTAAATCTTGTGTTGTTGTGGATGTTGCTTTGAATTCTGATAGTGAGTATATGGTAAAATTTAATGACGGTAAAATAGTAAAGGTATATGATTCAAACTTATTCAGAATAATCCATAGGCAAACAGGTGAGGAATTAAAAGAACATAGCGGAGTTATTGATTTTAGTACATATGGTTTATTAAGAGCTAATTAATAAATAATCAAGACTATTGAAAAATAATCTTAATATAGTTATGCTATTATAATATTTACAGATAAGGAAATACATATAAGTGGAGGTTGTTAAAATGTTAAGATGTGAATGTTGTGGATCAAGTGAGAATATCGTTTTAGGTCATAATACGTTATTCGGTGAATATGTTGCTATTTGTGGGAAATGCCTGGAGAAATTATCAGAATACGAAAGCGAACCAACAGCATTAGAAAAGGCATGGAAAAAACTTGATACATTAGAGATCAATGAGGAAAACGTATTGGATTATTATGTAGAAGGTAATACAGTAGTGTTGGATTACTTAAAAGACGGATTTATCAAAAAAATGTTTATCGTAGAATGTGATAGCAGAGACGAAGCGATTGAGGTATTATGTGAGATTGTATAAGCTACCTATTGTAGGTGGCTTTTTTAATTGTCTTGATATGGTGAGAGTGTGATATAGTAGATCATGTTAGATATGATGTGAACGTATAGAGGTGATAGAGTTAGAACATGAGTTTGGAAAGTTGGTATAGTGGTTGTCGTGGATTGTTCTAAGATACAAGGCGATATAAAGAGTGTGAATGAGTTTTTAAAGTGATAGGTGATAGGTATAATGAATTGATGGAATGGTGAGTAGGTGATAGGATGAACAGCGTATGTTACAGTGTATGTTAATGTATATTTGATAAATGTATATTTGATAGTAGGATTGAATAGTCAAAAATTCACATCATTTCAACATAAAATTTCCGCTGCAAAAATGCCCCTTTCAGCCACTTTTCATTGGTTGCGACAATAAACATTATCGAAACCAGTGGGGGTGGGTTTAAGTTTTTCGAGGGGTTTTGTGGGTAAAAAGTTGTGGTGAACACTCCCATTTTCACACCAACCATTGTTCAGTTCACACCATCTGCCATTTCAATTGCTTCAACCACCAGTTAGTTCAAACCATATCAAACTCCCATTTTATCAACCAGACAACACCTTTTACCCACTTAAAACCCACTAATTCCTACCCAAAACAACCAATTCCAACTCAATTCCCATCCAAGCCAAAATCAGCATTCTCCCTAATTTATCAACAATCACTAATTCAATGCCATTCGATCCCAACAATAATCCTTACTTTCAACTCAACTTAATCTCAAATCAACCCTAATTTATTAACCATCTTCCCATTATCACTCAAATTCGACCCCATTGTTTGCTCCAATTTCACACTTAAAACCACCATATCTAACATTGTCACCTTATCTATATACAACTTCATTTACCAATTTTCGATAATTCCATAAATCAATCATTCTATGCTAAACACTCAATAACTCTAAAACCATACGTCAGACTTACACAATCAACCCATATGGGGTGGGGGCATAGATTTAAGTAAAATATACCCCTATAACTTAAAACCTCTCAAATCGCCTAAAATTGGCTCTGAGCTTATATACAAAAAGTTTACAAATATCAATTAAAATAGTTGACTCATATTCTCAAGTGGTGTAAAATACTAAATGTAATCACAACACCTTTAAGGTGAGATAGGAGAGATGATATGAAAAACAAAACACTTGAGCCAATTGGTTCAATCCAAATTGGAGGAATTGAATTTGAATATTATGGAGATATTTATGAACCACTGTTTCTAGCTAAGCAAGTAGCTACACTATTAAATGAGCGTGATGGTTCAACCGTTGCTCGTAAGGTTCGTGAATCAGAGAAGCATAAAGAAAAAGTTGTTATTAAAGGAAAATATGAACAAGTTCAAAATTGCACTTTATTAACTGAAACAGGATTATTTTTGTCTATACAAAACTCAAACAAACTAGATTCAAACAAAAAACGTGAAATTATTAAAGAATTAAAAGAACAAGGTTTATTTAAAAAATTAATTGTTGATTCACGTAAAGAAGTTGAATTTGTATCTCAACTAGAACAAGCATTACAACCTTTTGGTGTTAGCGGTAAATGTCAGTACAATGTCAATGGATATCGTATTGACTACTATATCCCAAGTATGAATGTAGCCATTGAGTACGATGAGAACGACCACAATGGTTATGCATACGAAAAACAAGAGTTACGTCAACAAATCATTGAAGAACAGTTAGGTTGTAAATTCATTCGAGTAAGTGACAGTAAACCACACGCATATAATGTGGGTTTAGTTATTAAAGAATTATTTTGTGCTTGATATTTAGACAACTACACACGAGAGGAAGTCAAGATTATAGGTCGTATTGAAATGACAAAAGAACTGTATAATATGTAAAAAGGGAGTGATGCATATGAGTAAAATACAAGGAGCAATACCAGACATCTTTAACCAACAAGTATGTCATACGTCACCAAGTAAATTTGAATATTATGAAGCAATCTATTTTAACGAATATGCAATTGCATTGGAGTTACCAAAGTATGATTGGTTCGATCTTCATGAATATCCTTATATCACTATGAGAAAGGTTAAAGGTGGACTTTATCAAACAGTCGTTCAGATGTTTAGAACTAAGGAAGATAGGGATGATTATGACAAATATCATTGTCCCATTCATCCAGAAGAAGTATATTATCATGAATTGCAATCACAAGTTCATCTTAAAGACTAGAATTATCTAGTCTTTTTTGTTTATTTTGAATTATTTACCATTAAATTACTTTACTTTTATAAAACTATATGATAAACTATTGTTAACAATTGAACAAAGGAGAGAATGAAATATGTTACAAAAATTATTTGCTAAAAAGATCGAAGCTGAATTATATGAGAAATATCAAGCATTAAATGCCCAACTAGAAGAAAACACTCGTGAGTTACGTGAGTCAAATATGAAACGTGCAGAAGTTTTGAAAGATAAAGAACAAGAATTAAATCAACTAATCAAGTCATATGAAATGAAAATTACCGAATTAGGTGCAGAAGAACAAAAATTAAATGAATTGAAATCAGACCTTGAGCAACGTGAATTACTGGTGTCAACTCAAGAAGATAAATTATATGTTGAAGATTGTGGAATGTATACTGATTTGCAACAAATTGTATTTAAGTTTTCAGATTCAGAATCTTATCAAGAAGCTATCAAGTCAAATATGGATAAACAAAAAGAATTGGTGACATTAGATAGAGCTTGTGATTACCCCCTAGATTGGCACTTAAACGGCAGTAGAGCCAAGGGTGATAAATTAATCAAACAAGTAGTTGCGATGGCTCTCCGTTGCTTTAATGCAGAATGTGGGGCTATTGTAGAATCCATCTCATCTCGTAGTACATACAACTCTATTGATAACAAATTAGATAAGGCATTTCGTGCTATCAACCGTCTAAATAGTTTGCACAAAGTATGTATCAAAGAGGAATATTTAGAATTAAAACGTGAGCAAGCTCATCTAGTATACGAACAATGTATCAAGATCGCAGAGGAAAAAGCAGAAGCTAAACGTCAACGTGAGATTCTACGTGAAGAAGAAAAATTGGCTCGTGAGATTGAACGTGAAATGGAGAAATTAAATAATGAGCGTGTAAAATACGAGCAAGAATTACAACGTTTAATTGAACAACAATTAGATACTGACCGTATTGAAGAATTACAAGACAAGCTAAGTGAATTAGATTCACAAGAAATCAACTTAGAGACTCGATTACACAATAGAGCAGGTTATGTATATGTGGTATCTAATCCAGCTATGCAAGGAATAGTCAAAATAGGGACTACCAGAAGGCTAAATCCACAAGATCGAATTGATGAATTATCAAATGCTAGCACACCATTTAAGATGAATATTCATGCCATCATGTTTGCTGAAGATGCCTTTGCTTTGGAATCTAAATTGCACAATCATTTTGACCAACTTAGAACTAATGTTAGTAATCGTAGAAAAGAATGGTTTACTTGTTCAATTCGAGAAATAGAGGAATATGTTCATAAAGAAATTGATAATACAATTGAATTTAAACACAATGTTAGTAATGAAGAATACGAACAGAGCATCAATTTATGGTCTTTTAAAAAGGGGGAATAGAAAATGAGTAAGAGAAACTTAAAGGAAGAAAGAATTGGTCAAACATTTACAAGTAACCAAGGTCATGTTTTTAAAATTGTTGACTATATTAATTCCGATGAGGTGCTGATAGAGTTTCAAGATGAACATAAACATCAGTACATTGTGACATATAGACAATGTAAACTAGGCAAAGTAAACAACCCTTTCCATAGGACTGTTCGTGGTGTTGGGTATGTGGGAGTTGGAAAGTATAAACCTGGTATCGGTAATGGCAAAGTTTGCAGGGAGTACAAAGTATGGGAAAGAATGTTTGATAGATGCTATAACGAAAATATAAGATATAAACACCAATCTTATTTAGAAGCGACTGTCTGTGAGCGTTGGCATTGCTTCCAAAATTTTATGGAAGATATAACTAAAATTGAGGGCTATGAACTCTGGAGAGAAAACGACGGCAATCGAATTGCTCTTGATAAGGATATCAAAGGAAATGGAGCTAAAGTGTACAGTCTTGAGACTTGTTGTTTTGTCACTCAAACTGAAAATACCCTAGAAAGAATTACAAGAGTGCCTATGCCAACGATTGCAGTAGTCGGACGAAATGTCCATAATGGAAATGTTATTGAATGTGACTCCCTTCAAGAACTTCCTCATTATATTCAAAGAACATCTATTAGCAAAGGACTCAAGGAAAAAGGTTGGGGCTTTTCTAAGAATTATATCTTTATGAAAAGGGATGAATTTGACATGGAATTATTTAATGAATTACGCTATATGTATGACAATCGGGTTGTTGTTTTAAATGTAAAGACGAGAGAAACATCTGTGTTCGAAAACCCACATGAGGTTGTCAAAAGTAAAATTATTTCAAGAAGTGCGATTGACAGAACTTTAAAAAGAAGTAATTTGAAAATCATTAATGGTCACCAGTTTGTCTATTTAAAGAACATTCCAAATATTCACAGTGAAATTGACTCAACAGTTGAATTTAGAAAAGTTTACAATGAGGAATTTGAAATGAGTAAAACTTTATAAAAATTTACTTTTTAGTTGACATAAACCAACGAAAATTATAAAATATAAACAGTGGGGAATCTCGACGGATAGAAAAAGATAATTTGTAACGACGTACAATAGATATCGTAAAAATGTTCTTTTTATGTATTTGGTACACATATTAGGTAAAGGACAAAAAAATTGACTTACCTTACCTAATAACTATAACAACTAGATATATATAACTATAACAACTAGAGTTGAAGGGGTTGCTGACGCAACCACCTTTTAATCCACCTAAATCCACTAACAAAAAAGGAGAGAAAAACTATGAACGAAAACAATTACATCAAAGTAAGTGACGAAGTATTAAATTTAATCAATTATGAAAATGCTTATGAGATACTTTTGGTTTTGAATATTTTAAAATTAGCAAAGCCTCATAAAATGATTTGGGGAGAAACTTCATTTTTAACCACTCCATCAATTATTGTGAATGGAATCGCCAAACAAGAAGAACCTAGTAGAAAAATGCAAACTTCAATTTTAAATTCATTATTTAGTCTAAAAGACAAAGGACTTATCAATTTTGAAACCGAAAAATTAAACTGGACTGCTAGATTAAATATTGATTGTTCACATCTTTTAGAGCTAACAGATAACGCACCGATCGGAACGTGGGTAACTATATCATTGGACGATCTCAAAGTATTATGTAACCAACCAATGAAAGGACAAGCCACTTTAATCAAAAGCTATTTATATGTGTTATCTAGACTAAATACTCTTCTAGTGCAAGAATTAATTGAACATGAGGGAGAATTTACCTTATATGACTTTGAGCAAAATGATAATTTCAATTTCACTTATATGTGTGACACTTTAGAATTCATGCGAGTGAGAAAGAATTACCGCATTGAGTGCGACGCTTGGATAAGTAAAAATCACTTATCAGATACTCTAGGTGCTTTATGTGATATTGGATTACTCAAACGTGAACAACGTACAATGCCTAATGGAAGTAATAAGGCATTAGTGACTAAACGTATCTTCTACTACTTACCAATCATTGAAGAATGGAAGATGAAACAAGTGATTGATAGATACATAACACGAAGAAATTGGACACAAGTGAATGACAATACCTCTGAGAGCGATTCTTTTGACTTCTGAGAGGTTTTGTTGTATTGTCTGATTCATTTATAGGGTAGGGTTTACAAACGCTCACACGAGCGATTAGGTGGGTTATATTTGATGTGTAAAATTTATTATATGCAACCCAAGTTTAATTTATGCAAAAAATTAAAAAATTTTAAAAGTTTGGTTTACTTTTATCAACCCACGAGTATATAATAACAAGTGTAAGGCAACGAAAGAGTTGCTAAATATAAATCAAGAGGAGAGAATACATATGAACAACACAATGAACATTTTAGAAACTATCACAGAAGAAATCAACTTAAAATTTGACGATTTAGCAATTGCCAAAGTGAAAGGTGAATACATTCATTTAATTTCACAAAACAGACGAGCTAAAGACTGTTGGGAGATGGAACAACAGATGGAAGAAATCTTTGAATATGTAATTGATAAATTCGATGTGGAGTTAAATATTGTGAACTATGGACAACATACTTTGGTAGTTGAAGTTTATACATACTAGAAAATTGGAGAGGGAAGAAGGAGAGAGAAACAATGGCAAACCTATATAGCATTAGAAAGATAGTGAAAATTCCTAGCTCTATGCTAAGCGAATCTAAACCCAAATGGGAACTGCGAGTAAGTTTGCAAGATTTAAAGTCAAGTAATCAAATCATCGGAATGGCTTCATCTTATGTTACAAGAACTTTAGACGTTATTGCAAATACTGAATATTCAGAGGAAAGAGTTAGTGAGATTAAATCCAAAATCAAATCATTGACCAAAGAAAAATCAAACACTAAAACACGTAGAGAAATTGGGCAATTGAATAAAGAGTTGTTTGACTCTTTGTTTATTCCTCACTTGTGTTGTATTCATATTGACAAGGGAAGTCACTATGATAGATTAAACAAAGGATTTTCAATTTGCGTTTATGATGAAACAACTGGGGAGATTGTTAGTGATGTTGAATTTGTACGTTTCTTATCGACATCTGCTTCAATTAAAAAAAGCGAAGTGTTTTACATAAACAAAGACTACAAAGAAATTATGATGAAATACATAAATTGTGAGCGAGATGAAAGTGTTAAATTCGTTCCAGCCAAACTTAGTGCATATCAAGCGTTAACAATGAGTAGTAGCAATCCAGTAACAAATACATATAATGTTTGCGTTGTGAATGACTATGAGCATGAAATCACGACTTCTGTATTGGAATTAGACGACTCTAAGCAAGAAGAACCGATTATTACTCAAATTGCTGATTACAAAATGATGTTAAACTGTAGTGACGGCTTTGGATTTATTGATGAGGGGTTGGCACACCAATGGAGTGATGACCTACACTTAGATTATGTTCCTAGTGGATTCATTACACGCAACGCTTTTTGTAAGGGCGTGTTAGCTCGTTTTCCATTCAAAGAATTTGCTCACGAGCATGGAATCTCAACAATCACTGACATTTGGGGAAAAGTATGGAATATTGACGAAGTTGATATTGTATTAACAACCTCAATGTTGAAATTATCAAATTGCTACTCAAGTTGGGATGACTATTACGACAAGTGCCAAAAGTATTCATACACATTTAGTGTTACAAAGTTCACTCCAAAGACACATGATATGGAACGTACAACAAACTACCAATTCATTCAAGCAATGGATTGGACAGATGAGGACATTAAAGAATTTTTAAAGCCAAGCCTTGATGAAATTAAAGCTATTAAAGGAGCAGATTGGAAACAAGCTTTGGTTTATCTACGTGGTATGAGCTTAAACGAGGATAGCAATGTATTGCGTAATGATTATACAACAGCCATGATGATTGAGCCACGCATTATTGAAGATTCCTATGTACGTTCTTCAATTAACAATATGATTAAGAAACGACTTGATGATTGTAAGAAAGGGACAATCAAAGTACGAGGTAATTATCAAACGGTTATTTGTGATCCAATTTTACTTGCTCAAAGTATGCTAGGATTACCAACACAAGGTTTATTAAAAGCGGATGAGTTTCATAGTGAATTTTGGAATCGTTTAGGCGTTGATTATGTTATAGGATTTCGAGCGCCACAAACAGCCTACGAATGCACCGCTCGTATGAATTTAATTAGCAATGAAGAAACAAAAAGATGGTATCGTTACCTAGATGGAATGTTTATCTTTAATGGATATGATGCAACTTGCGCTAGGATGTCTGGCTGCGACTTCGATAAGCCGTCACAACTGTCGAAGTAAAACGAGGTGAACCCTACCAGGGGTGTGGTAGAATTACCGCTAACGGTCAACTAGATAGTAATATCAAGGTGGTAAGAGAGCCTAAGTCCCATTGGGATATGGTAATACCGTGTCAAGACTGATTAGAGTTTCACTCAAAAAGGAGTGAGACACATGGAAGGCAACCGTCAGGAAAGTGCAATACTTCATATGGTTATAAATGGTACTACAAAGAAAATTATAATAAATAATAATAGTGAAACTTTAATCGGTAAGATGTAACGACTAACGGTGATGAGTGTAGCCGAGTACATTAGCTATTGGTATGTTAATGGAAGTGCCTCGCTACTTTTTATGAAGTAGAAGATATAGTCTAGTCCCTATGGAAACATGGGGTATAAACGGGTGACACAGTATTTAGTACCGACAACAAATACATTATCAAAGGAGCAAGACGAGAAGCATTGCCGGTAGTGTGTTTACAAAAATCTGCTGACAAGGTTGTATGCAATGAACAATCGTTTATTAACGCAGATAAATTACTGCTTAGGGGTGATGTTGAAGATGTTGGTACAATTACAAACCGAGCTACCAATATTGAATCATTCAAAGCAAATTTTGAATTTGGAAGTAAAGAATGGTTAGAGCTTAATTATCGAGTGCAGTCTTGTATAGCGCTATCCCAATCAGCGATCGATGTGGCAAAGGGAATAAAAATAGAATATGGTTTTCCTAAGAGTTGGGTAAATCACAAACCAAACATTATTAATGATGATGATACAGAAGAAGAAAAACAAAGAAAAGAATTTTATCAAACCCTAGTTTGTGATAAAAAACCATACTTCTTTATCTATGTATATGACCACTTGAAGAAAGAATATAGCAAATTGAAAAAAGATGAGGATAAACGTTGTTTAAAGGCGTTTGGTAAAACACTGCAAGAGGTTATAGACAACCCAGAAACAGAAGAAGAAAAAGATACTGTTTATTACTACAATCGCAAAAAGATAGTTGATGAATCTCCGAGTGTCATGAATAAAATAGCGTGGTTTGTTGAGCAAGAGTTTAAAAAGTTCTCTTTGCCAAAAATTGATAAAGATGAATATGTTGATTTATTAAAAACAGATAGCGGTTATTCAAAAAGCAACTACAACAAAATCTTGCCACTTTACAACAGCTATATATCTGCAATGAGAAACATGAGAAATAAGTTTTCATTAACAAAAGCAAGCACAGAGGAGAAAACTGTTATTAAGGAAGCCATGTTCCAAGAATTGAAGAATCAACTTTTAGGTATTTGCTCAAATGAGGAGGAGTTATGTAATATTGTGGTTGATATTTGTTACAAGAACTCGAAAAACTCTAAACACTTTGCTTGGGCTATGTGTGGGGAACAAATTATCAGGAATCTGTTAGATAAGAATAATCACACGTTAAGTTATCCAATCATGACAGAAGATGAAGATTATGATTTTGAATATAAAGGCTATAAATTTAAAATGCACACAAAGGGGATTGGGTAGAAATGGATATTATAGCAAATGAAGTTAGATATGTAGAACGATTATTAAAGAATAAACAATTAACGCCACGCAAAGCCACAAAAGAGATTAGATTGGTAGTGCAATACTACCTCTCTAAAGGCTTTTCACAAGAAGAGGTTTTGGAGCTTGTCATTCAGTTTATCAATGAAACAAACAATGATAACAGTGGTTTCAAATGGCAAAAAACGGTTAACGGTATGATTAAAGACATCGTCAAAAAAGATGACTTAAGAATGCGTGAAGTAGATATAATTGAATTTACTAAAAAAGAGGTAGAGATGATAGGGTCGTTAGAAAAAGAAGTTCAGAGAAAATATGCTTGGGGTTTGCTAGTGTTGTGTAAGGTTGTAAACAGTGGCAAGAAAAACAAATGGTTGGCTGTAGAACATACCAATAAGTTCTGCAAAAAAATTGGTGTGAGATTGTCCACAATGAAAAGTAGAGAGCTAATATTCCATGAACTTAAAAATGCACAATTATTAAAGATTTCAAAACAAACGGGGAGTACTAGCATGGAAATTCTATACATAGAAGATGAAGGGGAAGTTGTAGCATCGTGCTCAACATACAATCACTTAACATCTGAGGAAAACTATTTTGAAAATGCAATGAAACTATATGAAATGATTTTCAATGGGGCAAAAGTTTATAAATGTAAAGTCTGTGAAAGCTATGTTTTAGCTAAAACAAGAACAAAAAAATATTGTGAAATCTGTGCTGAAGAGGTGAAGAGAGGGCGAGTTAAAAATGAATAGTTATAATAAAATTTACAAATAACAATCAAAAAGTAAAAGTGTAAAATTTCACAAACCCTTATAAACGTTGGTATTACCATGTTTTTGAGGGATTGAGTTGATAAAAATGCAAGTTTCTTTACATGGATACATATATAGTAGCAACTGCACTTTATGTATCCGACTCCTCTCACAAAAACTCTTTACTACTGTTTACCGTTTTGTTTAACATTTTATTTCATTTTAACATGACTAACTCTCTCCTTAGACCAGTGGACTTTTACCATTGGTCTTTTAAACTAGGTGTCTAGTCCATCTCTCCACTAGACACCTAGTTTAGAAGTTAAGAAAGGAGCAATCAAAATGGCAAAGTTAGAAAACTCTTGTCCTCAAATTGAATTTGTTCGATTGTTAGCTTCTAAACTTAGTGTTACCTTAGAGGTAGCCGAGTTTATCTACAAAACATATGGAGTAGTGGGGCTTGAATTAATGCAACAATATGATTCATTAAAAATCACACCCTATATCTTCCTAGAACGTAAACAATCACCTAGTCGTGAATTCTTCAACATTCACACAGGTGAATATGAAATGACGGAATCCAAAGATCGACTCTATGCACGAGTGTCGCATACCAACAAAGAATTTGATAATGCTATGAGACATATCGAAGCATATGAGGAAATGTTGGCTCGTCAAGAAATTTATGAAGCTCAGAAAGAGCAAGAGCGATTAGCTAGAGAGCAAGAGCTAGAAAAAGAGCGTAAGCGTGAAAAACGCAACCGTCAAGCTAGACAACGCAGAAAGAGAAAGAATCAACGTGCTAAACGCATGGCTATGGAGCGTTTAATCCACTATGAGATGATTTATCACAAAGAGGAGCAACGTAAATATAGCAAGGAACTAGCTAAACGTAAAAAATAATTTGAATACAAGGAGAATTTGAAGATGGCAGGAAAACCGACAGTAATCATTAAGAAAACAGATACAAAGAAAAATGAAGCAACTATCACTGGTTTATTCCATATGGATGAAAACGGTCGTATTACTTTAGATACGCCTGATAACGGAGAAGTGGCATTAGAGCCTATCGTTGAAGAATTATCTTTGCAAGATGCTGTTGTTGAAATCAAATTAGTCTTAAAGGATGAATTCGTGGATACAATCATGTATAGCGAAATCGCTTAATATTTACAAACGTAAACATCAGACCTCTTAGGAGGTCTTTTTATTATATTTACAATCCACTCATTCTGAGTATGTCCAACTCAACTAACCCTATTTTGGGGTTGGTATTAACTATTCCAAAGGTGAGATTCCATTCTTCTCTCCAATCCAAAATACCCTTCCACAGACTTTGGAATAGTTAATACCAACTCTAAAACCTGTGGAAGGGTGAAAGGTTGGAATATATTTCAGAACGGAGCATTATTTATATGAATACTAAAAACAAAACTTTTGATTTATATATCGACAGAGGGGTGGTGGATAAGGTGAACTTCAAAAACAAGGATTTGCTTTGCATACTAGCCCTCGCATTAGAACACTATAAAAATCAAGGTGTATTCGGTGATGAATTTCATAGGGATATTAGTTGTACGCCAGAGATACTTTGGAGAAACATTATAGGTATGGATGCAAATAGGACGGATAGGAAGAAATTTATAGACTCTTTAGAACGCCTTAAGAACCATGGATTGATAACTATTGACTTTAAAAGTGATAAAGATGTCAAGATTATGTGGAATACATACCTAGAGATAAATGCAGAGGCTCTTATACACAACCCAAATAATAGCTTTATCATGGTTAATACTGTTGATATAAACTCAATGTGTGTCAACAACTATAACACATTGACAACTTTAGTACAATGTTATGTATCTATTGTTTCATACTTTGATATGTCACAGATTCGTGAATTTGATGAAGCAATCAAAAATAAAGAAAAACCTATTGATTATTCCTATGACCTTTATGGTAAAATAGATTTACATATTAGTTGTTGGGCAAGTCACGATAGATTAATGACAACTAAACATAGTTCAGATAAGAGTCGAGAACAATGGATTACTAAACCGACACTAATCAAAATGCTGAATCTATTAGAAGAAATTAGTTTGATCTCAATAGTGAAAACAAATATCAATGGGAAAGACTTTTCTAATCATTACTGTTATCCACGGCATAAGAAGTATGTAGAAATGATTGCAAAACGTATGGCTGAACAACAAGACCATGCTAGAAAACATTAGGGGTAAAAAATCTTGCTAGGTTCTTGCACGTTTTGTATTTTTAGGGGTAAAAAACTTTACTACCCCATTGCGCTAAGTTTTACACTAATAAACAAAGAACAATAAAATAAATAAAGAACAAAATGAGGTTGGGTGCAAAGCACCTCAACCCAACTCTTTAGAAACATTGGTGATTTATATGAAAAATAGACTTTTGACTTTAGCCTATGAAATTATGAAAGAAAATAATATAGAAGATTATAACACAGTAGAAGCCACAAAGTTTGTAGCTAAAAAGATGTCTGATATTCTAAAAGGTCAAGATATTTTATTATATGGTCATCGTGGTAAAATTATGTCTGTTGTTTCAAGTGGTTTAAATATTCTTCTATATGTTCAAGACCATAAAGGTCGGATTATGCAATATCGCAATTTTAATGATATAAAATTAACTTAACTTTTATCACCTAGTTGGTTGACTTTTGTAAACCCAATGTATATAATATTAAACGTAAGATAACTTAATCAAAGGAGAGAAAAGTATGAAAGACCTAGCATTAACATTTGAAGTATTAAGTGAATCAGATTTAGCTTTCAATGTGGTTGATATTTCAGCACAAGAGCAAACATTAGTTGTTGGTGATGTTGAAACAATCGTATCTCACATCGTAGAACAATACATAGCTAGTAAGGTTAAAATTTGGATTGCTAAAACAGACTTAGGTCGATTAATTGGTCAATCTATTGAGCAACAAGGATATATAGTTGAATATTTGACTTTGTATTTTGAGTAGAGGTGGATAGACATGGAAAGAAAAGATGACACAACTTCATATGAAAAGTTGGTAGGTCACATAAAGTATAAAGGTTGGTCTATTGGTGAAGAGTATGAAATTGGCGAAGGTAAATTCTCGATCGAAGATATAAAAAGAGCTGTTTACAATAATGAAGAAGTTGAGTCTGCTGAAATTATCAAATTAACAATATCTCATTGCTCAGAGGTTGTTGAGAAAATCAAATAGCAAATAATATCTCACCTATTTGTTGCAAGTGAATAGGTCATAGGAAGAACCAACCCACATCTTGCAAATGTGGAATCACGACCTCGGTTCTAAGAGTCTTATAGGGTCGCTTTTATTTAATAAGGCAGAGGCGTTCTAGCTGTACTGCTTAGTCCGATAGTCATGTGAAGACACTAAACTACAATCCCATGCGTGGGCATGACAGAATAACAATACCTGTCGTTTTACTTCTAGTTTAGACATTAAACAAACGTAAAACAATTAGACATAGGAAGTGTAAGACTTAGTAGAGCAGGGTCGCAACCAACATCAAGCTGTCCTAGGTTATTATTCATAAGCACGTTAAGTTACATTATCCCGACCAGTTTGTGTCAAGTATACAATAGGGCTATGTTGTAATTGTGTGGCACTTGATTTCTAATGTGTTAATCAGCTCACATTTATCCAGTGTCGGAATAAATTAAAAAGTTGAAGCCATTACCAAGCTCTAAGTTGCCGTATCGCCTTACGAGGTATAAGGTGGCAAGGGAGAAAGTCCCGTCAAGGAGTACAATAACACTACTCACGAGTGGGGTAGTAATACTTAAAAGACAATGCCTTCAAGGGTTGTGAGGGTTGGAAGCTCAACCATCACATATAAAAGACAAGTCCTTTGTGAGTGGGTGGTAAAACTCTGGAGATTGGGTAATCCGGTCGAACTGGCTAGTAGGGAGCATTTGTGGGGGTAATGACCTACAAGCGAGCGACAATCTCTAGTCTGATAGTCATTAACCTATTGGGTTTGCAGAGTCCCTTTGAAAACTACTGTATAGCAATGTGTAGACGTACACAAGCGATTAATGCTATAGAAGTTGGGTTCATAAGTCAGTAGTTCTCGAGATAAAATGACTTCCAACGATGAAATAGACAGTGATTTCTGAGGTTTGCACAGAAACTAAACCTCAATTAAATGTTATCTCTAGTGATTTATATTGGTGCAATTCCAATAGATAGCTTTATATGAATAGTGGAGGATAAAATATGAAAACTAGAATTATGATTTTAACTGTTGATAATGCAAGAATTAGAACAGTAGCAGAACATATTCATGAAGAAATGAAGGTGTGCTTTAAAGAAGATAAAGTAAAAACATACATCAGTAAAGATGTGGCTTCTATTGAAACTCCTTTTCATTATATTACAATCTGGAAGAAAAGAGGTTTTGGTGATAAAGGACACAGAGCAAATTTAGTTGTATTCGATGAATGTCTACCAACTAAAGAAGAGTATGTTGATATTTATGAAGTTACTGTATCAATTGGTGGGTATTGTATAAAAATGGAAGATTTTCGCACACCGTTTTATGTTCCTTCGTCACTATCACAAGAAGATATAGACATTATATCTAAAGGATGTTGCTTAGAGAAATATGAGATTATGGCAAATAGCCAAACATACAAGAGTAAACAATATAAATTAAAAAAAGAAATTGAAAATAAATAGTGTTTTTTAAATTGGATTAAGCGATTGTCAGTGAGCAATCAATCCCTACCATATTTTGAAAGGGAGTAATACATATGAAAAAACTAATTGGATTATTTTTAGTTGGATGTTTAACTTTGTTTGGATGCTCAACAAAATCAACTGAGGAAGATGTTGTTAAGGTTGGATTTGTATCAGACGTTGCAGGAATCGAAGATGGTTCGTTCTCGCAGTTGACTTGGGAAGGAATCAAAGAGTTTCAATCCGAGCATGATGGAGTGGAAATTCAATACGTAACACCTAAAGACACGTCAACATCTGAATTGCTTAACAACATTGACAATTTAGTTATGTCGGGGAATGAAGTTATTGTAGCATCGGGATTTGCTTTCCAAGAAGCAATTGAACAAGCGTCAGAAATTTACAAAGATACAAAATTCATCATTATTGATGGAGTTGTTGAACGTGACAACGTGGTATCAATCGCTTTTGCTGAAAATGAAGCAGGTTTCTTAGCAGGAGTGGCAACTGCTCTTGAATCTCAAACTGGTAAAGTTGGATATTTGGGTGGAATTGACGTTCCAGCAGTTGTTAGTTATGGTTTAGGGTATGTAAGTGGAGTTGCTTATGCTAATGCACATTTTGATACAAATGTTGAAGTATCTGAATATGTGTACTCTGGAACATTTACAGATTTCAATGTTGGTCAAATGTTATCGGCAGGTATGTTTGACAAAGGTGTGGATATTATTATGGCTACTGCTGGTGTTGCTACGCAAGGAGCTATTGCAGAAGCTAAACAACGTGATAATGTCTATATCGTTGGTTGTGATAGCGATCAATATTCAGATGGATTACAAAAAGATGAATCTTCTATTGTTTTAACATCTGCTATGAAACGAATTGACGTAGCTGTTAAAAATGTATTGACTAAATGGTTAGATGGCGAGTTTCCAGGTGGTAAGTCTATTATGATGACTTTATCTACTGATGGCGTGGGATTGCCTAGTGTAAATCCTAATTTAAGTGAATCAACTATTGGGCAAGTCAATGAAGTAATTAAAGTTATCAAAGATGATAATTTACAAGTTCCGTCAACAGTCGAAGAATTACACACTTTCTTAGATGAATATAACTATCACGTAGAAGGTGTTCAATATTAATTAATCAAACATTGGAGTGAAGAATGATGGGGTAAGTTCCCATCACTCCAATTAATAAAAACTCGTCATAGTTCAATCGGATAGAACATATGCCTCCTAAGCGTACAATCCCAGTTCAAGTCTGGGTGGCGAGTCCAAAATAAACCTTATAATCTGAATTAACCACATCACTCGAACATTTATTACCTCCTCTTTCTTGTTCGCTAATTCTCCTCTTTTCTTCTACTTTTTCACAAAAGAGTGGTGTGGCTAATTGAGGTTCTAAGGGATATTTAATGCTACTTCTTGATGTTGTGTTTCTTTACACATAGTCATCACTCCTATTCTAGTGTAAATAGTGAGTTGTAATGACAACCTTTATAACATGGGAGGTCTGGTCAACCTCGATAATCAGCCATGTTATAATTGCAGACCAAAATGGTCGTATAGCTTAATGGTTAGAGCAGACTCCTTATAAGGGTAAGATTTGAGTTCAATTCTCAATACGACTACCAAACACATTGAATTAATAATTTTGTAAAGTACAAAACTGAGATATACGAACGAGTTGGGTAAGTTCCAACCAAATCTCTTAATTGTTTTAATTGGGGGTAAATAAAATTATGTTGAAGAAAGATGTTGTTGGATTGGAAGAGTATGCCTATGTAACATTTGATGGGAGAGTGTACTCAAAAGAAAGAAAAATTAAGAACATGAATGGCTTTAGTGTAAAACCCGAAAGTGAACTAACCGGAGTAAACAATGGATTAGGCTATTTACAAGTAAGGTTTACCATCAATGGAAAAACATATAGAAAATACATTCATAGAATGGTTGCAGAGGCTTTTATCCCAAATCCACACGGATACTCAGAAGTAAATCATATTGATGGTGATAAAAGTAATAACCATGTTTCTAATTTGGAATGGTGTAGTCGCTCGTACAATATTAAACACGCATTAAAAAAAGGACTTCTTTTGAAAGATAATCGGGGATTTTTTAAAAGTCCTCACTCACAATAACACTATGTTGTAAATTTGGAGAAAGGAAAGAATAGGGTAAGTTCCTATCGCTCCAAAAACACAAAAATGATTGATTAGTTTAACGGGAAAACACTCTAGGTCAAGTGTGGTTATTGCTACATACACCAACAACGAGATGGTTGTAGGATCGTGCCCTACTGGAAGCACCAAAGGATTCACTAGCTCAATAGGTCAGAGCACTTGACTGTTAATCAAGGGGTTCTCGGTTCGAGTCCGAGGTGAATCGCCAATGCTCTCATAGTTTAATGATAGAACACGTCACCGGTAATGACGAGACCACAGTTTGATTCTGTGTGGGAGCACCAAAACAAAACTGGATTTGAAAGAGTTGCCAGTATAAAGATTGAGACTCGTGAAAGGGTATGATACATATGAAAAAGATTTATTTGGAAAAGCAATTTATGAAAGCTACAGGATTAAACAACTACATTATTGGTGAAATTATTGCCCACTCTAAAGAAAATGGAAGATACCAAATTAAAAAAGAAGGCGGAAATATTTTAACGGTGTTTTCACACTCAATTTTAGGTTGGGAAGAATATAAAGAAAATAAAGAAGCAGTGTATGAGTTTCGCTATTATGCAAAAGAGCTAGACGATTTATCAATGTTCTATTGCGATCTTTACAAGAATGGAGAACTCTTTTATAAATACTCATATGACGTAAATTGGGCTTATGTTTTTAATAGTTGTGAGAACTTTAGACACTTTCTTACTAAACAAGGAATCAAGACCAACCGTATAATTGATGAAAGTTGGTATAACATAAGAGATAAAGAAAAACAGGGGAGTCAATTTGAGCTTTATATTGAGAAGCTTTGTAAATGCACACCTGATGAAAAGGTTAAACAAGATGTTTTCTATTTGGTACTAAGAGATAACCAAACAAAAGAGGAAGAAGTTATTACATCAACACACAAGCGTCATGAAATAGAACATTCAATGCATATTATGGCTAAAGCATTTACTAAAGTAAATAAAGATGTAAAAGTACATATTGGAATTAAAGAGCGAGAGTCTACTAACTAGACTCTTTTATTATATCTAAAATTTGAAATATTGGGAGAGAAAATATGAATATTGAAAAATTGGAAAATGAAACACAGTTTGAATATGGACTCCGTATTATTGAAGGAAAAGTTAATCGTGAGCTAGATTTGGACTGGGATGAGATTGTCGATTTGCTCAAACTCGATTGTCATAAAGATAGTTTACGCAAGGCAACGTCAGTGACACCTTACAGTGGTGTAGCAGTTGCTAAATACTATAAAGACAAAATTGCCAACATGGTAGTAGAAGCTCAGCCCTCACAAGCACAAGAAGACTTGTTACTGGAATTAGAAATGAAGAAGCGTGAGCTATTTAAAGAGCGTGTAAAACTACGAGATGAACGTAATGAACGCAACAAATTCTATACAGTTGAAGCACGTTGGGAGAATATTGTTGATTTACTAAAAGAAAGTATTGAAGCGTATGAACCAACCCCATCTGACTATTTTGTTCATCATAAGTATGTTGGTGGTAAGAATGAAGCTTGTTTGCTTTTAAGTGATTGGCATATTGGTTCAAGAATCAATACTTTCCACAACAAGTTTGATTTAGATATTGCTAAAGCTCGTATCAATAAATTAAAAGAACAAACAATTAAATATTGTGAATTACATAAAGTTGAAACGTTATACATAGAGATGTTGGGCGATTTATTATCGGGTGTGATCCACTTAACAACCCGCCTAAACAATAACGAAGATGTAATCAAGCAAACAGTTGAAACATCTGAAATCTTAGGTGAGTTCATTCACGATATTTCATTAAAAGTGCCAAACATCAAACTTGTTTATTGCATTGGAAATCATGGTAGGGTTTCAGCCAATGTAAAAGAGAGTTTAAACGAAGAAAATTTTGAGTATCTAATTCGTTGGTATTTAGAAACCAAACTAAAGAACCTTGCAAACGTGGAATGGGTACATAATGTTATTAACCGTGAAATCGCAACATTTACGTTAGATTGTGGTCGCACTATTGCTTCTGCACATGGACACAAAGAGAAAAACTATAAAGATTCTGTTAAGAACTTGTCACAATACTTAGACATTGTAAAAGTTGATGAGGTACACTTAGGTCATTTCCACAATCCTCAAATGATTAACAATGTAATCGTTAATGGGTCGTTATCGGGAACAGATGAATATGCCCAAGACTTACGCTATGGTGGTATCCCTTGTCAAGTCATGAGAGTATATGATAGTGAGGGTAACTTTATTACATATGAATTAAATTTAGGTTAAAATAAGTATCGCATTATATAATACACTAGGCTATACTAAATATGTCCCCAACGAGGTGCACATACTTATCTCTCTTATAACTCTAAGAACGCTTGTTCTTCAAGAGAATCTGTTCTTCAAGACAGAGGGGTTAAACAATTCTCTCCTTATTGTTGGTGGTTGTGTAATTTGCATAACCACCTTTTTCTATATGTAAATATATAGTCACTCAATCGAGTGGCTTTTTATTTTATCCAACTTCAATTAGGGGTTGGTATGGGTATTCAAGTCAGGCGAAGATTCCTTCACTTTCATTTTTCTCCTTCTCCTTAAAATCGCTTTTCCTTATGCTTGACTTGAATATCGATACCAACTTCTTATTAGAGAAATTTGAAAGAGGTGAAATTTGAATGGCTAAAAATGTGAAAGTAAAGACACCTGAAAAGAATTATACGTTTGTTTGCAGTCGATGTAAACAAGTTTTTAAAAGTGACCAATTTTATAGTTTTCCAAATAACGCAGGATTGTTAAGTGTATGTAAGGAATGTATGTATGAATATGCAATCAAAGATAATGCGCTTGATCGTACTGGATTAATTGATTTATTGCGATTTTTAGATATGCCATTTTTACAGAATTACTATACAGATGTAACCAAGAAAAAAGTATCTGGTAAATGGCAATTAAGTCAATACTTTGGGAAATTGAGATTAAATAGTGCTACACACATGATGCACTTTAAGGACAGTTCATTTGAAGATATTGATACCGAAACTTTCAAGGGAATCTATGAATTGCCAGAAGAGGTAGTTGAATTGACTACCAATCCATTTGTTGACGATGAACCAAAGGTGAGTAAAGTTGAAGAGAAAAATGCTCGATTCAAAGAATTACAAGCCAAGTGGGGTAATTATCAAAGTTTAGAATTCTTAGAGAGATGTGAGTCCCTATACAAAGAATTTATTGATGGTGGATATCAAATCTTGAGTGCAATGCACCAGATTTCATTAATGACCTATGTGCAGTTGCAGGTTAAGTGGGATGAAGCCATGCAGAAGAATGATTTTAATACGCTTAAAGAATTAAAACAACCTTTGCGTGATGCTCGTACAGATGCGAAAATCAACGTTTCACAACTAAAGGCTTCTGATTTGAGTAATGGTGGGGCTAACTCATTTGGAGAGGTTGCAAAGATGGTCTCTAAACGAGATGGATTCCTTCAATTACCTATGAAATATTACAAGCAACCAAATGACCATTTAGATTTCATGATGTATGAAATTATAAATTATTTAAGACACTGTTTATCAATGCCAGAAATTCCCTATGAAGAAGTCTACAAATACTATATCCAGAAGATTGAAAAATTCAATGAAGAGTATAATGCCGACATTGAAAATGGTGACTTAGGAGATTTAGATTTATCCACAAAAGGAAAAATAAAAGAATATAAAGTTATTTAGTTTACTTTTATCAACTTTTTGAATATAATATTTTATATAAAGAGAAAAGGAGATAGAAAATATGGTGGCTAAAATAGATAGAACTGGAGAAACGTTTGTAACTAATGAAGGATGTAAAGCAATTATTGTAAACTATGTGAATGCTAGAGAAGTATACATTAAGTTTGAAGAGTCAGAAGAGTTGGTTAAAACTATGTATTCAAAAGTTAAAACCAAATCAATTAAAAATCCATATTTACCATCAGTATATGACAAAGGGTATTTTGGACAAGGGGAATATTCTGGTCGAGATAGTTATGGTAGTAAGAGTAAATGCTATAACACTTGGCGAGGTATTTTGGAACGTAGTTATAGCAAAGGGCTTAAAGATAAACATAATACATATTTAACTGTGGAGTGTTGCGAAGAGTGGCACAATTATCAAAACTTCGCTAAGTGGTATGAAGATAATTACTATGAGGTTGAAGGGCAAAGAATGGACTTAGATAAAGATATACTTTATAAAGGCAATAAGATTTATAGTCCAGGGACTTGTATATTTGTTCCTCAAAGAATTAACAAATTGTTTACAAAATCAAACAAAACTCGTGGAGATTTGCCAATAGGTGTATATTTTCACAAAAGCGAACAAAAATATGTGGCTCAATGCAGAGTATTGGAACGAGATCAACAGAAGTTTTTGGGATATTTTAACACTCCAGAAGAAGCATTTAATGCTTACAAAGAATTTAAAGAACAATACATAAAGCAAGTTGCAGAAGAATATAAAGATAAAATCCCAAACAAGCTATATGAAGCTATGTTAAAATGGGAAATAAAAATTGAAGATTAGGAGAGGTGCAGAGCCTCTCTTTTTTATATGAAAAGGAGGTGGTCGACAAGTGACAATGTTAGCTGGTTACAAAAATGAATACTCTCAAGAAGAACAAATGGGGATTTGGAGCGAATTGATTGCTTACTGGCGATTTTATCCAGATGCCTTCATCGAGTTAATCACACCAACAGAAGTTGATGAAGAAACAGGAGAGGTTAAACGAGTTGGTATTTCACTTGGTTGACTGAGCCGATCAAAAACTTTATCTTAGAGCAATGGCTCGTTTTGCTTATACTTTCTTCGTATTACCCCGAGGATTCGGAAAGACTACACTAGAGCTATTAGCTTTGTATGTGTTTGCAATTCTATATCCAGATTCTACATGGTCAATGTCTGCCCAAACTTTACAAGCTAGCGCAGGGTTCTTTAGTGATAAGCACGCAGATATTTGTCGATTCTTCCCAATTATAGCACAAGAGATAGAGTCGTGTCGTATCACAGATAACAATGTTATTATTGTGTTCAAAAGTGGTTCTGTGATTACAAACATTACAAATTCTGGTACGGCTAAAGGTCTGCGTCGCAATTCTATCGTTTTTGAAGAGGCGGCTTTAATGGATTTCTCCAACTATGGGGATAATACCGAGCCAATTACTTCCGAGCCTTATAAATCACAACGGTATATGTCAACTCCTGACCCATATTTTCGTAATAAACAAGGGTTTGTGACAACAGCCTACTATAAAAATGACGCTTTTGATTTTTGCCGTCAGATGGTATTGGATATGGCAGATTGTAAGAGTGCTTTCGTATTTGGAGCAAGTTATCAATTGCCTGCCAAATTCAAACGAAATCGCTCAGTTGAAGAGGTTGAAGCTTTAGTTGATAAAGTTGGACAATTAATGTTTAACTTCAACTATGGCTCACGTTGGGCAGTAAGTAATGGTTCATGTATCGTTGACATTGATAAGCTAAAAGAATTGCAAACCCTAATTAAGCCAGAGATGAGGGCAGTTAAGGGTGGAGAATATTATATTTCAATAGACGTTGCTCGAAGTGCCAAATCTTCCAACAACGCCAGTGCGATTGTAGTTGGTAAAGTTCTGCGTGACAGTAGGCAAAAAGTTAGGCAAATTCAAGCAGTAAACATTATTAAGCTACCTAATGGTATGAACTTTAGGGAGCAATCAATCATTTGTAAAAAGCTAGTAAAAATCTATAATGCACAAGCACTAATTGTCGATATAAATGGGTAAACACCTTGCCCCTTTGTATAGCAATATACAAAAGTAAATCCCTCGAATTCATGGGAAGTCCCAAGTGGATAATCATGAGCCAAGCTCAATAATGAGAAGGTGCAACGACTAGAGTTTAACTCGTAGGATAAAGCTATCCGAAGTGGGGGACTGCCTTATAGGTAGAAGATATAGTCTAAACTCATATGCGAATATGAGAAGTTCATAGGAGAACTGTATAGAAAGTAGCGTTTCTATATGAATGAAATGTAGGTGTGGGTCTTCTCGATTATTTATTAGATTCACAAATTTTGGACGATGGTGAAGAACTCGAAGCATTGGATAGTATGAACCTTGAAATTAGATCAAGCTATCGAAATGCCAAGCGCTTAGTATATGGTATACAAGCACAGAAAAACAACAGTGATATGATTGTCAACTTTATTAGTTGCGTAGAAACCAAAATTCTGCGACTACTAGAAAAATTTGATATTAACAATGCTTTAGATATTCCAGACGAAGATTATATGGTGAGTGAGGTCTTACCATTCTTACGAACTGAAAATCTTATTGCAGAAGTGCAAAACCTAACTGTTGAACAAATACCAAGCAGTAATAAATTAAAGGTCGGACAACTTATCCGTATGGATAAAGATATTTATTCTAGTCTACTTTATTTAATGCACTACATTATGGCAGAATGTAACTCCTCATATGAAGAAGAGGAAGAAGATATTATGTCAGTTTTAAGAGGTATGATTCGCAAACCAAAAATTAGATAGAGAGGAGGAGAGACTATGGAACAGAAACAAAGAGAAGAAATCATTGAAGGTTTATTCAATTGGGATACAAACCCAGATTACTCAGAGAACGACTACAATCGCGATCTTTTAACATTTGCTAAACGTTTAAATTTAAACAATCATGTATCTCGTCAAGGTTCATGGATTTCAATGTCTGCTAGACAAAACTATCAAGGATTCCCGCCTGAGAAAGTTGCACAATTCTTACGTGACCCTCGTAACCATGAAAAAGAGCTACGTGATTTAGCACGACATTTAGAAAATACAAGTCAAATCTATCAGCGTGTAGTCAACTACTTATCAAGCATTCCAGTTATCTCACCTGTAGTCATCCCAACTCGTACAAATTTAGGTACATTAAAAGTGCAGTATGAGAAAGCAGTTGATTACTTAACCAAATTAAATTTACCCAAGAATTTAATTCAAGTATATCGTACTTGCTTACGATTTGATGTATTCTATGGGATTGAATTCGAGGGTGACGATGATGCTACTGGATATTCAATTAAATCATTAGACTCAGACTATTGTCGAATCAGTGGGGTTGAATATGGAAGTTTCATCTTCCAAATGGATATGTCATTCTTCACAAAGAAAGAAAACTTTGATGTCAATATTTCTCTACTTGAAGAATTTGACCAATATATCCCAGGATTCTTCACTAAGGCTTACAATGCTTATAGAAAAGATGCACGTAAACGTTGGGTTGATATCCCTGCTGAAAAATCAATTTGTATCAAGTTGAAAGAAGAGTTGGATTATTGCTATCCACCATATGCAAGTATTTATAATGATGTGCAAAACATTGAGGATTATAAAGCGTTAGCAAAAGTGGCAGAAGAACAAGCCAACTATAAATTAATTGGATTTAAAATTCCACGATTTGAGAGTGCCAAACAAGAGCGACCAGATGCGTTTGCTATCAAAATGAGTACGGCTACCATGTTCTATGAGTTGGCTCGTGATGCAATTGCAGAATCAATCGGTATCTTCTACTCACCTATGGAATGGGAAGCTATCAAATTCACTGATGGTACATCAAACAGTCGAAACAAGATTAAAGAAGCAACAGACCAATTATATGATGCTTTAGGTATTAGTCGCTTGTTATTCAATAGTGATTCAACCACTGCCTTAAAATATTCAATCAAAGTTGATGAATCTGTCATCTTTCAGCTTAATCGACAGATTGAAACATGGGTAACTCGTAAGTATGTCTATAAGCATAAAGGGAACTTCCGAGTGCAATTATTAGATGTTACTCGTTTCAACCAACAAGAAGTCTTTGATATGTATATGAAAGCTGGACAATATGGACAACCAGTTCAAGCTCATGTAAGTGCCATCTTAGGAATGAACCAACAAGAAATGATGGCAATGAATTACATTCAAAATGACATTCTTGATATACCTAACAAGTTTATTCCAATGACCTCTTCATATACACAAACAAGCTCATCTGATTCAGGTGGTGCTCCTACTGTGGAAGATTCAGATAGTGATAACACTATTAGAAATCAAGAGGCGGGAACTAATGAAGAATATAATTCGTGATTTGAAAGGGGGTGAGAGTAGATGAAGGATCAAAAATTGAAGTTTACAACATTGGCTACATTTTCAGACTTTGAATCTACGCTTAATCCCTCTTTTCATAAAGCACGATTAAGAATTATGGCTATTGGTTCAAAGGCTCATAATGGTGCTAAATTCTCACATGACGGCACAATGAAAGCATTACCAACGTTGAAGAATATCCCTTTAGTAACTCAATACGATAGAAATACGAAAAACTTGAAATCTCATGAATTTGAAGATGACGGTAATGCGTTGACTTATGGTATTGGTGTTATTGCAGAGAGTTGTCAACAATGGATTGAAGAAGTTGAGGTTGATGGTGAAACTAAAGAGTATTTATGTTCAGAGGTTTTATTATGGAAACGTCAAAAACGTGAATACGACTTTATTAAGAAACATCGAGACCTTAACGTTTCAATGGAAGTCATGATGAATCGCCCAAAACGTGCTAAAGATGGTTCTGTTGAAGTAGAAGATTTCTACTTTACTGCCGTTACTGTTTTGGGAGTTGGTGTTAATCCTGCATTTGGTGAAGCTAATTTAGTATTTGCTAAAGATAGTGATGATTACCAACAAATGATGTTTGAATTAAATCAATTTGAAAACGGAGGAAATACCATGCCAGAAGATAATCAAGTTCAAACAACAGAAAATCAAACTGTTGTTGAAAATGAAGGGCAAGAACCTCAAGTAGTTGAACCTACACAAGACAATGTTGTAGCTAACAATGAGACAGAGGTTGATAAAACTAAAGTTGATGATGTGGACTATAAAGCTAAGTTTGAGGAAATGGAAGCTGAGTTATCACGCACTATTGTTGAATTAACAAAAGAGCGAGATGATTTAACAACTCAATTACAGCAAGCTCAAGATGATATGCAATCAAAAATGTCTGCATTACAACAAGAATTAGACGAGTTAAAACAATATAAATCACAAATTGAAAAAGACAAGTTAGATGCAGAACGTCAAACTGTATTAGATCAATTCAACGATTTACAAGACACTGACGAATATAAAGAGTTAGTTGAGAATTTAGGTGACTTAACTCCTAAAGCCTTAGAAGATAAACTTTATATTATCGCAGGTCGTATTGCTCGTCAAAATCGTAAAACGCAAAAACAACAAATTAAACCCAAATTAAACATTGCCACACCTACTTCAAATGAAGAAGTGCCTAACTTTAAGTTTGCCAACTTCTTAATGAAGTAATGTGATGATGAATATAAAAATTGTAAATTAAAGGAGGAATGTCTTTATGGCATATATGTGTAATACATCAAACATTAAAGAAATGAAAAATGGTCGTCCTCAAACAGTTATGTTTGAACGCACTCATGGTGTTGTAGATGCAAAAACTTTCCCTAATGGAACAATTGTTGAATTAGGAGATACTTTAGAAGGACAATTAATCGGTGGTGGTGGTGCTGTACGTTATGGACGTGATTATGACCATGTTCACAAAGCAACTCAATTCCAAGGGACTGCTGGGCCGGGTGTCGATTCAGTAATTGGAAAATGGATTGTTGTTGCTCCTGAAATTCGTGTTGAGCAATACAGTCGAATCAATGACCAAATCAGTGATTTCAAATTAGAAGAAAATGTAACTTACACTGCTTACCAATTAAATAAATTAGATCGCATCGAATATTCAGATAGCTATTTTGATAACCCTACTCAACTTCAAGTTGGACATTATGTAAAATTTAAGCAAGATAGTGAAAAACTTGAGAAAGGTACAGACAACACAGACTCAGCATTCCGAGTAGTATCTATCACTCCTATGTTCTGCCCAGTTGTTTTAGGTAAAAATGCTCCTATCAACGCTCCAGGTCAACCAGGTAATCCAGCAACCTTATTACCAACAGCTGGTTTAAAAATTAAATTAGAGGTAATTGCCTAATCCACTGTGATTGGCGTATTTAAAGGAGGAATATACATATGAAATTTACTAAACAAGAATTAGCAAAATTCATGGTTGCAAACTATAAAGGTGAAGTTCAAGTACCTGCTAACTTCTCAGCAGATAAAGTATTTACACCAGAAGAAGCTATTACAAACGCTTTCCATTCTATCATTGGAACTAACGAAAATTCAACAGTTGAAGATTATATTTTAGCTTTCCGTCGTGAAGATGCTCGTTTAGGAGTATTCGCTATTATTGAAGAAGTTTTACGTGAAGGAATTATTCACGAATCTTGGAAAAACCCATTCTTCGAGCGTTTCGTTGAAACTCGTTCTCAAGCTCGTGGAGACAAAACTGTATTCTACATTGAGTCTAAACAAGAAGTTGTAGTTTCTCGTATCTCTAAAGATGGTAAAGTCGCTTTAGACCGTCAACGTTTCGATGAAGGATATGAGTTAACAGTTGAAACTCAAACTCGTGGAGCTAAAGTTTACGAACATATCGCTCGTATCATGACTCGTCGTACTGGATGGGGCAAATTCGTTCAAGCTTTATATGAAGCTATGGAGCGTGACATTGCTGAAATGTGCTATAAAGCATTCACTGATGTAGTTAATGCTTTACCTTCTGAGTTCGTTCATCGTGGGACTTACAATGCAACTGCAATCAAAGAAAAAATCCGTAACGTAAAAATGATTTCAGGGGCTTCTTCTGTAACTTTAGTTGGTACTGAATTAGCTTTAGAAGTGTTAACTCAAGATGACAGTATTGATTACTTACAATCTAACGATGTGCGTAACGAAATCTACAAAACAGGACGTGTAGGATTCTGGCATGGTCACACATGTTTAGAATTGCCAAACAACTTCAAATCTGGTGCAGCGTTACAAGAAAAAGTTTTAGACGATAAAACTGTATACATCATTCCTAACGTTGAAGAAAAAATGGTGAAGCTTGTAGTTGAGCCTGAACTTATTTCGATTGACGAATCTTCTATTGCTCGTGTAGATGACGTTTTAGAATTGGCAGTTAGGTGGACGGCAGGAGCAAACGTTATCGTAGGTTCTGCCATCGGAGCATTCGTTTCTCATCCATAATATTTTATTAACAAGAGGTACGATTTATTCGTATCTCTCAATTAGTAAATTATTAAAATTAACAATTATTTCAAAAATAGGTTTACTTTTATCAATCTTTAGTATATAATCATAAATGTGGTGATTGACCACCACACCAATTCTACGAAAGGAAGTGATAACCATGTCAAACTTTTATTCAGTTAAAAAAGGTGATAAATTAAAGTTTAAAGGATGTACTTGTGGTTATGGTTTATATTTGGGAGATGTTGTCGAGTGCATTGGAGTTGCATTAGATAAATTCTATTGGATTAATCCACACACAGGTGATAAACGCATTACCAAAATGGGAAGTTCATGTTTTGAACCAATCAAAGAAATCACTATTGAAGAAGTAGTTGAAGTTGTTAAAGAAGAAACTGTTGAAGAAGTTGAAGTTACTGAGGAAGTAGTTGAGACAGAAGAGGTTATTGAAGAAGCACCTAGGAAATCTCGTAAGAAGAAATCTGAATAATATTTGAATTTTGAAGGAGAGAGTTTTATGAAAGATATTATTACAAATTTGAAAGTTTATGATTTAGAGGAAACTTTAGTTGCCAGTGGTTATGCAATGATCGAACAATATGACTTAGATAAAATTCGTAATGATGTTTATGAATTGGAGTTTCTTGATGATGAAAATAATAAACATTATAAACGAGCTATGCGATTAACTAAAGCTCCTTTAAATAGTGGGCACGTATCTTGGGCTAAAGGCGTTGTTGTCAATATGGACATTACCTTTACAAATAAAGCATGGATTGAATTCCAACGTTATCACTTTGCCGACATTGTTACAGGGATGTCAACCATGCACCGCATTAGTAAATTTGATTTAGATGAAGCATTTAACGAATATGTAGACCCTGTGATTATTAGTCGTTTGGAGGAATTACAAGAAATGCATAACCTAACAAAAGATAAAGAGGATTACTTAAAACTATTATACTCGACTCCATCTGGATTGTTAATGACAAATCGAGTGACTACAAATTATCTACAATTAATGAATATATGGTCTCAGCGTCATAATCACCGTTTACCAGAGTGGCGACAATTTTGTGATGAATTGGTTGATAAATTACCGATGTTTAAAGAATTACTAATCGTCAATGGTTGTAAGGTGGGTGAGTAATATGAAGAAATTGTTAAATGTCTTATTCTATTTCTTAACTGTCTTACTAATGGCTAGTACAATCTCTAGTTACCAAACTTTAGATTTGGTAGAAATGATATTGTTTACAGTGATGATGTTTATGCTTGGTTGTGTTGTTACGTTGGATATTCTTAACCTTGTTGCCAAGTTAGCTAAAGAAAAGAGTGGTGAATAATATGCTAAATATTGACCACGTATATACATCACGACTAAAGAATCCACGCTATGCTATATTTCATTCGGTAGAGAATAAATATGACGGATTATCACATTCAAGACTAATTGGCATTTTTGATGATATTGACAATGCTCGACTATCTATTGGTCGATTAATCGAAGAATTTGAAAGTGAATGTATTATACAAGATGGAAGTGCAGATATTGTTAAAGCGAAAGAGGAAGATAGTTGGCAAATATCAATGGCTTTCTCGGATTATTATACTGAACATCACCATTTTGCTATTGAGTCATTTAGCGAAGGACTTTTATACACTTGTAATATGAACTTATAAGGGGAGAGAATATGAAAATTGTAGATTGTAAAGCAATCCGAGAGGAAATTTTAGCAGAGGTTAAGGCACAAGTTGAGCAACTTGATTATACGCCTCAAATACATATTATCAGTATTGGTGAAGATAAAGCAAGTGAAACATACATAAATAATAAAATCAAAACTGCTAAGGAAGTGGGGATTGAAGCACATCATTATCACTTAGATGGTGATATGATTCAACCACAAGTTGAATTAGCAATTATGAATATTGCACAAGAAAAACAAGGTGCAATTATGTTACAATTACCAATCCCTAAACATTTAGATGAAAACAAATTGATTGGCTATATTCCTCAGTATAAAGATGTTGATGGATTAACTTCGATGAATGTGGGAATGTTGACACAAGGGAATAAAGATGCTATTATTCCTGCTACTGCCAATGCTTGTTATCATGTAATTAAGAAAGCCTTTGGTGAAGATTTATCAGGGTTGAATGTGACAGTGGTGAACAGATCAAAATTAATTGGTCAACCTCTCCAAGCATTATTAACTAATCATAATGCCACAGTTACACTATGCCACAGTAAGACACGAGATTTGCACGTACCAATGATTAAGTCAGATATTTTAATCACTGGAATTGGAAAGGCTAAACATTTCAATGCTAACGATTGCTCAGACGAATATCAATTAATCATTGACTGTGGAATTAATTATGTTGATGGTAAATTGGTTGGTGACTGGGATGAAGAATCTCTAGCAGAGGTATGTAACGATACCGTATCATTAACTCCTGTCGGTCAGTGTCGTCAAGGAGTTGGGTCGATTACAACTGCTTGTTTGATGAAGTCAGTTATTAAATGTCATGAATTACAAAGAGGTGAAGAATATGAAGGTTAATTTATACCGAATTGGTTATTTCTTGTTAGTATTCTTATTGGGAGTATTCCTCTTGACTGGAATTGAATACGCAATCATGACTCCATTTGTACTCTTATTGGTGCTATTTAACGACATTACATTTTGGTCACCTCCAATGTGTTTGGTAATTATCAATACATTATTAATGCTATATGTAGTTACCTCACAGCATGAGATGATAAATCAGAACTTTGAAGAAGCTTTCAACAAAAAATAATACATACTAGACCTATTTCATATAGGTCTTTTTATTTTAGAAGGGTGGTGAGATTATGAATAAGCCACAGTTTGTAGTAATTTACAACATTGACCAAGCGAATGCTCTAGTTAAAAATGGAGGAATCGTGCTTGGCTTTAAGAAACACAAAGAAACTAAGAAAATTGGTATTGTGTTCAAGAATGACGAATTATTTAAAGTTTTAATGGATAAATGGCGTAATTATGAATTGCCAAAGTAGTTAAATTTGAAAGGAATGATTTGAATGTCTGAAACAGTAGAAAAATCAGAGGTTAAAAAACCTCGTAAATCAACTACTAAAAAACCTACTTCTCCCAAAGCTAAGGCAGAACCAAAAGAAGAGACGGTTACTGTTGCTATGCAAGATCAATCAATGCCTATGACACAAATGGAAATGATGATGCAACAGATGGCACAAATGCAACAAATGATGGCACAACAACAAGCTATCATCAATGGTATGATGCAACAACAAGTAGCACCTACTCAATCTATTGAGGAAGAACCAAAAGAAACTCGTGTTCGTAAGACAAGTGGAAAATCAAAAGGTGTTACTAAAGCACAATTACGTCGCAAATACAAAGATACTGATGTATTCTTAGTATCAACTGTACCTGGTTCGTGCTCATATGTAGGTCGCAATGGATATTCATATGTATGGAATTACATGGGTGACGTACAAGCAGTACCAGTTGAAGATGTATTAAATATGCCAGAAATTTGGTTGACTTCACCTTGGGTGGGAATTGATGAAGAAGATAATGACGAACAATTAATTGATGATTTAGTAACTTGTTTACATTTAGAATCAATTTATGAGCATTTATATATTTTAAATGAATTAGAAAGCAACATTAATGAAGTTGATGTTGAGAAAGTTAAAGAGATTGTTGCTAAAAGTAAAGACACTACTTTAGCTAAAGACATTGCTTCAATCGTACAAGAGAAAATTAAAAAAGGTGAGTTAACTAACTTCCATACTATTACAGACTTTGAGAAAATCTTAAAGTGTAATTTTAAAAAGGACAATGATTAACTCCCAATAAAAAGGAGTTGATATTTATGGAAGGCGTTTGGTCTGTATTTCTCAGACTAATGAAAGACTATGAAGCCTTAACTATGACAGAGGAAGAGGCATATGAGATATTTCAAGATAACTTGCAAATTGCTCTTTCTTCTGTTCAACTAAAAGGGTGCTTGGAAGATGTTGAGATTGGAATTTCTCAGATGTTTAATCGTAGGTTGACTGGTGTTGAAAACTTGATTTTAGGTTATGCTACTGTTATTGCTTGGCTTAACCCGTATGTGTATAGTTCAGAGTTGTTAATGGCGCAATTATCATCAACTGATTTCACTCAATTCTCAGGTGCAAACCGTTTGACTACTTATATCAAGTTACATAATGAAGCAGAGACTCGCCTAAATCAAGCAATCTTAGATTATGACACACGTATGGAATATGCTTCTTTACGCAAGGAAGTGAATAAACGTGGCTAGTCCTTATCAACGATATTTAAAAACATTAAATTCAAACTTGAATCCTAGTGCGACTGCACAGGCTCGTAGACAACAACAAGACGCTGTTAATGCTATTGCCTTCCCTCTTGCAGATGGATATAAGATGGCTAAGAAACAAACTCGTCAAGATTATGACAAAAACACTGAAAAGTGGGAAGATTTTGAGATTCTAGTTAAACACGCCTTGAGTGTAACTGAAAAGAAAATCGCAACTCATCCTTATGTTGAGTTAAATGTAGGAACATATCTAAAGTATGATGATGTGACAATTCTTGTTAGTGGTCGAACTTTAGGAAATCAAGAGGTCATGCCAACCTATAAGGCTTATGTGTGTAATCATATGTTAAAGCTAAAAGGTTGTCCATTTGAGTTTCCTATTTCAAGTTCCAATACAAGTTATTCAGCAAAAGGTAAAGTTGACGCAGACTTGATGAACTTGATTGATAATCGAAACAAGTTTTACATTCAGCGTAATAAATATACAGTTAGACTATTCCAAAGTCACAAAAACTATCGTATTGCTTTAGGTGATGAAGAAGTTACCTATTATTATACAATCACAAATATGGATGATACGTCAACCCCTGGAATGTTTGCAATCGCCTTGACAGAGGATGAGAAAACTCACTTAGATGGAGTATATGCTTACAATGAAGTGGAGATTGACTATTCAGACTTGATTGATGGTTCATATGTTGAAAACACTGGTGAGGTCATTGATGGCAAGCCAATTCCAATTCTCACTTGTGATACCTATCAAATTAAAGATAAACCATTTGCAGTAATTTCAAATGTACCTATTGTTAAACATGAGGTATCAAATGGAATTGATGTTCTAGATTTATCTCAAGACCAATTGCAATTAGGATTAAAAGCAACCACAGTTGGAGTACATAAAGTAACCGTTGAAGATCAATATGGTCAAAAGACAAGTGTTAATATCATTGTAAGGGAGGGGAAATAGATATGGCTACATTAAAACACACAAATAGATTAAGACGTGTACCTTTGCTAACACGAGCAATTTGTGAAGCATTGGATACACAAGAAATCCGTAGGTTATGTCGCTATTTATCATTATCACCTTATGATGATGTTGCATTGGATTATAACAATGAATTTGTTGAGCAACCAGAGTTATTTGATTCTCTACTGATTGATGCAGTAAGAGATAAGAAAATTAGTAAGGGTGCGGAAAAGCAAGTTATTATCCCTCAACGATTTACAGATAGTATACTCACTGATAAGTGTATGACTATCTTTGTTTATTGCTCTGATGTTGTACCAGTTTATAATACAATCAACTTGGATTACTATTTCAAGGTTCAAATTTGCTATCCTCTACCAGTAGAGCCATTGGCAGATTTCAAGAGTAGACCTTGGGAAATAGCAAGTTGGTTGGAAGACAATATAGATGGAATGTCACCAAGTTGTGAGTACATCAAAGAATTGGGTAATATCACGTTCACTATGACCAGTGATATTATCAATGGAAAATTAGCTAACAACTCTGAAATAGGAGTATTAACAGTCCCTATTCGAGTACGAGTTGTTGGTACTAAAGATATGAAATTCTAATTCTTTAAATAGTTTATCCAAAGGAGGAGAACTATGGGTAAAGAAAACTATATGAAATACTATCTTAACTACCCTATTGATACCTCAATTGGTATCAGTCCTTATTGTATACGTTTGCTTGATTGGGATGAGTATATTCCAATTGCAGGTAAATATTTGACAATTTGTGAGGACTTGTTGCGCAGACGATTGAAACTAGGTGATGAATGGAAATTGCTAGATTACGTCATGTTGGTTGCTTTAAATGAACCCAACGGTATCGAAGAAATCGAAAAGATGTTTAGCATGGCATTTAGACAACCTAGCAAGGTATTTGTAAAAACCAAGCCAAATGATATAGATATTCATAGCGTGATGATTGCAGTAGGAGATTATGAAATTGTAGACGGTAAATTGGTTGCCGACCATGTGATTAATCGTGATAACTACGCAGAGATTCGTGAAATCATGAAGGAACAATCGTTTCTTCATGACCCCTTAATCGGTGCAGATGAACGATCTCAAAAACGTTTGGATAGGGCTATTCAGAAGAAAATTGAAAAAGCCAATCGAGAAGGTGGGAATACAAACATTGAATCAATGTTGGTACTCAACTCATCAAGATTTCAGATTGACTTGGATACATATACATATTACCAACTCAAAGTCCAATATGCAACTTTAAGTAGGGAACAAACTGCTATGATATATAACATATGCAGACCACATGGTAAAAATATTCCTATTGTCAACTTCTCAGAGGAATTGGAAGTACATGATAATCCATTCTCATTCGAGAAGATGTTTAGACAAGACAAAGGTAAATTGGGAGATTAAAGCCAAATGGCTTTAATAAATATAAAGCACCTAAAAGGTGCAATCTGACTAAAGAAAGGAAGATGCAGATGACTAAACCAATGTTATTAGGTGTTGCAGATGCTTTAATCATTAACCTTGAAACTGGAGTACAAATGTATTCTGCTTCATTATCATCTCACACTATCGAACAATCTGTAGATGTTACAGACTTACGTGGTGGACGTGGAAATAAAATTATTGGTCGCTTAAAAACAAACAAAGGATTTAGCGTAACCCTAGACGATTTACAACAAACAAAAGAAATGCAAGCCCTTATTTCTGGAGGGAAAATTACAGAAGGAACAATGTCTGCTTACACGATGCCAAAAGAAGTTTCGTACACAACAGACGGATTATTATTAGATGGTTCAACACAAGATAATCCTACACCTAAAAAACCAAATGAGATTCCTTGTGTGAATGCGGAAACTGGTGATGCTTTAGTTGGCGAATGGAATGGTGGAGATAAAAAATTAGTTCTTAAAGTAGCAAACCCTGGTGGGGTCGCTGGTGCTGAAATTGGTAACGGAACAAAAGTTTTATTGGGTGGTTACGAATATGATGCACAAACTGAAGGATTCTTTAAAATCAATAGTACAAAATTTGCTGACAATGTAGCAGTTGTACTGGAAGAAGATGTTTATAATGGGGAAAATATGCAAATCATTGGTGTTAAACAAACTATCATCCCAGTTGCTTCACCTGATGAGAACTTCTCATTATCTGGTTCAGCGGAAATCTCTGAAACAACTGCTTCATACACATTCACTGCTTTAGCAAATGGAGAATGTGGTGACTTGGGTTACGTTGTTTACCTACCATATAATGCACCTACTTGCTAATATTAATGGTATTTTCTACTCTCGACTTAGGTTGAGGGTAGTCTAATGTCATTAATTAATAATGACCAATTTGAAGCTTAGTCGAAAGGATTGATACTATGAAATTAAGTTCTATGAAGTTTAAAGGTATTCGTTGTGCTTTCTACTACTTAGATAGCAAGGCAAAAGTAACATATAAACAAGATAAGATTGATAAGATGGTTAAAGATGGTGAAGATTGCGTATTAATGTATAATCCAACATCTGAACAACGTCAAACTATTTTATCAAAGTTAGAAGAACAAAGTGGTAATTTAACAATGAATGGATTATCAGTATTAGAATGCATCAAGTTATTAACCAATATCGAATTAGACGTTACAGATGAAGAAGCATTAGAATTAATTAACAACCCAGATGAAATGTTAGAGTTGATTGCTTTAGAGTGTAATGTCATCACATTGGATTTAGTTAAGAAACAAATTAAAGAACTTGATGCAATTGCAAGCTTACCAGATTCAATTAAAAATCCTTTATTAAATGAAGCACAAGCTAAATTTAAAGAAGAGGAAGAAAAGGCTAAAGTTAAGAAACAAGAAGCCGATGAATTAAAAGAACAAATGAAAGCATTAGAAGAAAAATTAAAGTTAATTGAGGGATAATTATGGCAAGTCAACAAGATTTGAAAAAATTCAATACCATGATTGTCAATCAATTCCTTAAAGATTTATACAATGTGCTTAGTAGCAAAGAATGTGAAAATCACTTTGCTAAACTAATGCAACAATCAGTACAAGAAGAAGTATATGATAGATACGATCCTGCGTCATATGAAAGACGTGGGGAAGATGGAGGGTTAAAAGACCCAAACAATTATAATTATAGTGTGCGTATTGACACTGATGGTATTCGAGTATTCATGAAGAATATGACTAGAGGTGTTGGTAGAGCATTTTATATTGACGAGGGTATTGTCACAGGTTTAGCAGATGGAAAGAACTTCTATGAATACGGAGCAATTTCAAGAATGGGTACTTTCCCTCGTGACTTCTATACATATATGAAAATCTTAGTGGAAGATGATACCACTTTAAAATCAATCATCAATAAACAAATGAAGCGAAAAGGCTGGAAATTAAACTAAGGGGGGAGACACGTAAATTAAGACACTGGGAGTCTGATTGCAAAGTGTCTTTCCCCTTTCTTTTTTCGCTTTTCAAAGAAAGGAAGTGGAGACACAAAATGGCAATTGGATTTAGTTATACGTTAAAACCCGATGAAGCCGAATCGCTAAAAGAGTTGAAATCCTTTATGGGTAAAGCTACCGAGTTGTCAAAGTTTGCCTTAAAGATTGACCAAACTAAAGCCTTGGAAGAGTTTGAATCATTTATTCAGAAGATACATGGCACAGAAGTTGATATTAAGCTTAACTTTGGTGGTGGCACTGGTGGTAATGGAGGCAAGGGTGGAACTGGCGGTTTAGCACCTGCTTTAGAAAGACAGGTTCAACTAGTACAAGACAGATTAAACAACGCTTTAAATAATTTAACTCTTAAAGCAGATAGCAAAGGACTTCAAGGGTTATTACCAGTTGAGCAGATTATTCAACAAATTAATCAATTAGGTCAGTCTGGTGAGAGTTTACGACAAGTCAATTTACAAGCGGCTGAAATTCGTGCAGAATTACAAATGTGGGGTCAAGCCTTAAATAATGACAGTCGTGAATTGGCAGAAGTGACCAACCTAGCAGGTCAATTAGCTAGTAAAGTTGGAGATCAAAAAGAGATAGCTAAGAATAATCAAGAATTGCAAAAGTTGATTAAATCAAGACAAGAAGATATTAATGCTCAAATCAAGCAGATTCAAACAAGCAAAGAATTTAAACAAATGACTGCTCAACAGCAAACAGCATTCAATGACTTGGCTAATTCAATGAAAATCGTAGCTTATAGTGCAGAAGGTGCTAATCAACAATTCTCTGAATTTAGAGATGAATTGGTGACTCAACAACGCTTAATGCAAGATAGGGAAATTGACCGAATTTCAGATGCTTATGAGCGACTTGGCGGTACAATTCAAAACTTAGTATTAAGATATGCTTCTTTACAGTTAGTATTACACCAAATGAAGCAATACTTCCAAGAAGCTATTGAGTATACTTATGAATTGGACGCAGCCTACACAGATGTTGCTATTTCAATGGATATTTCACGAGAAGAATTCGGAAAATGGACACAAGACGCTATGGAGATTGCTCGTGCTAATGGTATTGCAACTACATCTGTATTGGACATGGTTAAAATTTACGCAACTGCCGGAGAGGATATTAGTGCGGTAACCGAGAAGTTATCTGGTACTGCCATGTTGCAAAATATCACTCGATGGGATGCAGACCAAACAACCTCTGTAATCAACTCGATTATTAACCAATATCAATTATTGGATAAAGAGATTAATGGGGTAACTGGTAGTGTATCTAATGCAATTAACTATTTGGGTGATAACTTAATTGCTATTTCAAATGAATTAACGATTGATAACATTAAGGGTATTCAAGAGATGGCTAGTGCTATTGATGATGCAGGTTCAGTAGTTAAGAATGCTGGTGGATCAATGGAATGGTATATGTCTGTAACTGGTGCATTGGCAGAAAGTATGAATGCTACGGGTAAATGTAGCCCGCCTTGTTTATAAGGAGCAAGGAAAATCCTTCTAAATGCTGGAAACTCATAAAGCTCATTCAACCACAACGTAAAAGCGAATAGCTTTAAGCGTGAAGGTGATGAAAGTAGAAAAAATGAATGAGATGGCATAAGGTTAAATCCTAAGTGCTTGAACAATTGACAATCAGCAGGTAAGCCTCGAACAGAGGAAACTTCAACGACTAGAGTGGCAACTCGTACACACTAAGCGATTGAGTGTGGAAATGGAGGATACCCACGATGGGTAGTGATATAGTCTATTCTCATGCGAAAGCATGAGGTGCGTATGCACATCATAAGAGTAGCGTCTTATGGTAAATGTAAAGTTCAGAAGTTGGGGCAGCACTAAGGATGATTAAGTGGTAGTCATCGCCCTATGGGGACATAGGGGCAATAAAATCTATTCTGATTAACTTGGAAGCCTAGGGATAGGTGACAGGGAGCAAGTTTAAATACAGCTTGAACGACTGAGTGAATAGACCACTAGAACAGTGGAAGCGACAGTCTGAACTATACGAATAATCTAAAAATGAAGGTATAGAGAGGTGGGCGGTCTGGAATAATGACCTAAAGAAGCTCCATCTCCGCTATCTGCTATCAGATAGTCAGTAGCTCAAAACGAGTGAAAGTAACAGAAATGTACTGCAAGAACTCTCCAACAGAAACAAGCCATCGAAGAATTAGATGGTTCTATTGAAGACGCAGATTTAGTAATTGCAAATGCAGAAAAAGCATTAAATCAAATTGGGGTTACCATTCGAGAGGGTGGTGGAGACCTACGAGATATTGAAGATATTTTAGGTGATGTAGCTAGTAAATGGGATACGTTAAGTGATAGTACACGAGGGTATGTTGCAGCTATGTTAGCTGGAACTAACCGAAGAAGCTATTTTGAAACCCTCATGGACAACTATGAGCGTGTACTTGAATTACAAGAGTCAACAGAAAACGCAAGTGGACAATTGGCAGAAGCCAACCAAGTGCGTGTCGAATCACTAGAAGGTATTCGTGGTCAACTAGAAGTAACCAAAGAAGCCTTATATGGTACTATTCTTACTGATGAAGGTATGAAGAGTATCTTAAAAGGTACCGATGCATTCTTACAAGGAGTAACCTCACTAATTCAATTTATTAAAGATAATGCAATTCCTACTTTAACAGCATTGGGAACAACATTGGCTTTAATTGAATTAAAAATGTATGCTCAAGGCAAAGGAGGAGTTGCTTTCCTACAAGGAAAGATAAGTGATTTTGTAGTTGGCTTAGGCTCTGCGATCGAAAGCATGGGTGGAGCAGGGAAAACGGTTAATATACTATCCAAGTCATTTGAGTTAAGTGCTTTCCAAGTTGGTTTAGCAAAAGTTGCGATGGGTGGTTTAGCCGTAGTAGCAGCCACTTTAGCAGTTAAAGTTGGAGTTGAGTTATATAAAGCATTTAAAAACGCAACTCCTAGTGTTGAAGAATTACAATCAAAATTAAATGATTTAAAATCTTCAATGCAAGAATATAATCAAGCACAAGAAAAGTTTGAAAGTGTTAAAGTTGATGTTTCTTCAATGAAAGAAATGGTCAATACCATCAATGACGAAAACGCAAGTTGGAAAGAACAGCAAGAGTTAACTCAACAAGTAAATGAAAAGTTAGCTCAACACGCTTCAAGTTATTCAAGTATCGAAGGTTTATTAAAGAATGAAAACATTGCTTTAGAAACTCGAATTGCTTTATTAGAGAAACAAGCAGAAATTGAAGCAAATAGTGCTCAGTTGGATACACTAGGACAATTAAGAGAAAAAGATGGAATCTTGGGGTTAAGTGGAACAGTAATTGACCAATTAGGAAATTCAGTTGATAAGGCTCTCGAAGAATTAAATAGCGCAAGTGTATTGGCTACTCACTATACTGATGAAATTGCTAGACTAGGAGACCAAGCAAATAAAGAGCTAATTGGTACTGCTGAATCTTATCAAAAGCAGTTAGCCGAAAGAAAATCAACAGTTGAGCAAATGGCACAACTTTATTTAGAATATTTTAGTTTAGTATCAAGTGTTAAAGATAAAGCAGACCCAATTGAATACAAAGGTTGGATGGATCAGTTAAATGCAGTTAAACAAGCATTAGAACAAGCTTCAGAAGACTATGGTGTTGAATTAAAATTATATCTTGATACCGCATCTCTAATGGAGCAATCAGAAGAAGTAAATGGAGCTGTTGAAAGTGTAGTCAATAAAATTTCAGAATTATCTGCTTCAATGAATGAAGGTATGGAAGCACAAGGTTTAACAACCTCTATTAATTCTCTGGTTGAGGAAATGGGAGCGTTGGAAGAAGGTTCAGAAGAAGCTAACACTGTCTTAGAACATCTGCAAACTACATTTGGTGATATGCCAGAGGATATAAATAGCCTTTCAGAAGCAGTTGATTATCTAAATGGTAAATTTGGTGAAACTTCTAGGGCTGCCGACTTAAAAGATATTAACAAATCATATCTTGAAGCATTGGAAAATCTTGAAGAAGCTAAAGATTTATTAGATTCATTTGATGAGGGGTTAGATGTAAGCGAAATGCGAAGTCTATTTGATTCTGAATTGTTGGCAGATTATAATGGGGCATTAACTGATACTGTTGCTCTCCAAGACCATCTAAAGAGCAAGATTGGTGAAATGGAAGCACAAGGTTTATTAGCATATGCTAATCTAAAAGGTGAGAATGAGTCGTTTTGGACAAGTGCTAATGCCAATAGCGAAGACTATTTTAATAACACAATTAAGAATACCTCTTTATGGGAAAGTTTCACTAAACAAGTCAACGAGAATTTAGCATTGATTCATAGCACGATGGTCAACTCTATGGGTAGTAAGTACGAGAATTACTTTAATGATATTAAGACTGCCTATGGTATTGACTTATCAAACTGTAAAACTGCGGCAGAAGCTCGTATAAAAATAGAGGCAGAAGCAGCAGAGAAAATTGCTCAAATGCGTAAAGCAATATCACAGGCTTCTTATGATTATGGTACAGTGGTTATGCCTGACGGTACGGAAGTAAACTATGGTGAATACCATGAAACACCTGACACTTCAAAATTTAATGAGGCTATTGCACAAATTCAAGCATGGAAAAATCAAGCTATCGGAGCTTTATCGCAAGTTGGAAATTTTCAAAATGTAGTTTTTGGCTCTACAACTACAAAACCAAGTGGCTCATCTTCAAACTCAAACAAAGGCTCATCTTCTAAAGATACTCAAAAAGAAGTTGAAGATTTAGACTTACAAATTGATAGATATTATGACCTACAAGATGCTATTGATGACGTAAACAATGCCCTAGATAAAAATCAAACTCTTCAAGAAAGAGTAACAGGAGTTGAAAAAGCTAAGTTGATGAAAGAGGAAATTCAACTCTATAAAGACTTGCAAAAAGCAACTCAAGATTTGGTTAAGGAGCAACAAAAAGAGCGAGATGAATTAAAGAAAACAATTTCATCGTATGGTGGCACTTTCGATAGTAATGGCGATTTAAAAGACCGCAAGAAATGGCTAGAGGGGTTACAATCTCAAGTCAATAAGCTATCAGGCGAAGCCAAAGAAGCTAAGAAGGCAGAAATTGAAGGTCTCATGTCAGTCATTGAGAAATATGAAGAATTACATAACGACACAATTCCCGCAACTCAACTTGAATATGAAGAATTAGCCAATACGATTAAGGACTTAGAGAAAGAGCAACTAGAGTACGTAACCGATTTACAGAAAGATATTACATCTGCAATCGAGAATGAATTAAAGAAACGTACAGATGCTATCAAGACTGAATTGGAAAAGCAACGTGACCTATATGATAGTCAATACGATGAAGAAAATTGGGAGCGTGAGTTGGCTACTGAGCAACGTAAGTTAGATGAAATTCAACAACAAATTGACAATGCTATGCGTGACACTTCATTAGCAGGGCAATTATATCTACAACAGTTACGTGAAGAATATGCAGAGCAAGAGAAAGCAATCAATGAGATGATTAGAGATAAGGAGCATGAGCTAGGACAAAATCGATTCGATGAAGAAATTGATAGAGTCGAAAAAGAAGAGGAAGCCATGCTAGACCCTGAGAATATTGCCGATTTAGTCAACCAAGCTATCTCTAAAGGATTTGTGACGATTGGAAATGAAACAATTGAATTAAACAAGTTGATGACAGATTGGCTAGATGAAACAGGTGACGGGTTATATGCAGTTGGTAATTTATTAAAATCAGAAATGATTGATAATTTACAAACTGTTAAATCTTTAATGCAAAGTTTAGGATTGGTTTCATTAAGTGGTAACGTATCGGTATCTTCTGCATCTTATGTACCTACTGCCAATACAAGAGCCATTGATAATGCTATTACCAATAGTACAAACAATAGCAACAATGTATCAATTGGTAGCCTATTAACAGTAGAGGGTAATGTAACAGAAGATGTAATGCCACAATTACAAAATATGATTTCTCAGTCAGAGAAACAAATTACAAACTCAATTATGAAAGCATTGACATTTAACTAGGAGGTGAATAGATGTCACAGTTTATAGGGCGTACTATCACCTTCAACGGTGTGAATAGTATGCGATTTGGACTACAACTATGTAGTGTAGATAATAGCAATGAGAGAGAGTTTGGATTCAGCAAATCAATTGAAAAAGTTACAGATGTTAATGGCTATTCAGTCATTAGCTCTGTGACTAAGAATGCTCAAACGTATTCAATTCAAATGGTTAGATTAGATAACTATGGAAATCCAATGCCAATTAGCGATAGTGAATTGCGAATGATTTCACGTTGGTTATTTAGAGATGATAGCTATGGTAATCTAATGATTGAAACACGTAATGGTGAATTTGTTGAATACTACGGTATGTTTATTAAAGGTAGTATTTGGCAAAATGAAGCTAGACATGGGTATATCACTGTTGATTTTGAAATGGGAAGTCCTTATGGAATTTTAAAATATCAGGATTACGAATGTGAAGTTGAAGGTGAAAAAACAATCACAATCGAATCACGTCATGATTATGATGAATTCAATCCTATTGACATTGAGGTTGAGGTATTGAGTAGTGATCTGACAATTACTAATGAAACAACCAACCAAACAATAGTATTAAGTCAAATTGATAATTCATGTCGCCATTTAAAAATCTACAATGAAAACATTAAGCATATTGTAAACATTGACAACCCATCTATGAATGTTAAACCTAAATTCAACAATGTCTATATGGATTTAGCATTTGGTGACAATGTCATCAAGATAGTTGGAGATTGTCATATTAAATTTATTAATAAGCCAAAAGTGGCATTAAATTAGGAAGTGAGAGTTATGCACGACATACAGAAATGGTTTGACATTGAGCTAACTCTAATGAAGAATAGAAAAGAGGAGTTATACTCAATACCAAAAGATTACATTAATGAAATTGTAATCAATTGGCAAGACACAAATAGTTTATCGTTGTCAATCCCCTCTCATGTAGTACATCAGGGGGAAGCCTTAGAGTTTCCCCTTTTTAATTTAATTAGGGGAGGACAACAATTAATTTTAAGTGTAAACGGTAAGAAGTATAAATTTATTGTTTACAACATTTCAGAAGATTCAAGCAAACAATACTCAACTAAGCAAGTTGAATGTCATGAATATCAAAAGAAATTAGAAAAGCAAGATTTCATCATTGGTGATGCAGTATTGACACGACAACTGTATAAATCATCTGATGAAAAAGTTGAAGTTGCAGACGGTGTGTTAAACCTATTTGAGCAACAATGTTTAGGTTGGAAAGTGGGGCATATCGACCAAAAGGCAAAGCAAGAATTAACACTATGCTACCCTTCATTTAAAGAATCATTATACACTAATTTAACAGCAAACAATGTACAAGTTGGTACTTCACTATTCTCTAAGTCTATCAATATTGGACAAATGAATCAACCTTTAAACATGACATTGGTTTGGAGTGTAAGTGTATATGATGCAAACAATAAGCTATATATCAATACAACTCAAGAGCATGATTTTACAAATCTACCATATCCTGTAAGCAACATTAAAGCAGAATATTATAGCGATGAGCAATATTACTACGGTATTAAATATACCTTAACATATTCAAATGGCTTTGCAGGTGAGTTTAAATTCAACTTTGTCAATTGTCGAGGTGTGAAGTTAGTTGCTAATACAATTGACGTGATTTATGAAACAGGTGAGTTGGAAGAAAATTGGGTAACAAAATACCGCAGTTTTGAGACGCAAGTATGTAGCTGGACTTCTATGCTACAACAAATTGAGGAAGCATTTGAGTGTGTGATTACATTCGATTCATATAACCAAGTCATCAATGTATATGACAAAGAGGAATGTGGGATTGATACAGGGTTAGATTTAACTTATGATAACGTGTTACGACAAGTTGCCAAGTCAAAAAATATTGAAGAGGTCGTCACTAAGCTAAATGTAGAAAGTAGTAATGTCGATATTGCTAACTACAACCCTTTAGGTACAAACTACATTGAGAATTATGATTATTATATCAATAATGACATTATGAGTGAAGAATTAAAGGCTTCAATGATTGGTTATAAGAAATTGTTGGAGCAAAAGGATATTGAATACAAGACTATCCTATTGGGCAAGACGAGAAGCAACCAAACTTTAACACTTAAAAATTCACAGTTGAAATCTCTTGAAGGTAAATATACTGCCGAGAATAGTATCTTATCTGCATATATTAAAGCAGAAGATAAAGAAGGGCAAGAGAGACAACAAGCTATTGTTGTAGATTTAGAAAATCAAATCTCGGCTATAATGCTAGAGATTCAAACGTTGAAAGATACAATTGCAAATTATGAAACTCAAATGATCCAAATTGCTACCGACATTAACAAAGAAAATGCAACTTGGAATGGCAAAAAACTATTTACGAGTGAATTGTTACTAGAGCTAAGTGACTATACATATGAGTCAACAATTACAGATGATACATATTTAACAGGTAGTGGACTGTATAATCATGCGGTTAAGGTTATGAGTGAGATGCAAAAGCCAACTATTGAATTTGACATTAGGGCAGTATTTGATTTCTTTAGACGTATTGAAAATGCCAATGGCTTTAGTGACTTAATCTATGTAGGCGGGAAGTATAACCTAACTGATGAAGATATTGCCACTAACGGACAAGTTATGTTATATCAATTTAAGATATTGCCCAAGAGCGATACACTGTCAGATTTCAAGTTTACCAATAAACGTGAAGAGCCTGAAACTGCAATTCGTAAGATTCAAAAGACTTCACAAACTGCCAATGCGACCAAGTCATTGACTGACTTCTACAAGTCTACATTAAATGATGCTAAGAATAATATGGTCAATGTCAACAAGATATTGAATGAGGGGTTGGACTTAGCTGCTCAACAAGTTAGACAACGCAAAGGTAACAACCTAATCGACATGAGCGAGGCAGGTATCTTCTTAATTGATGCAGAAGATGAGAATAATCAGTTGGCATTGATTAATAATTTGATTACTATGACAACAGATAGATGGAAAACCTCAAGGGTAGGAATTAGCCCGAGCGGGGTGGTTGCTGAGACGTTGATAGGAGGCATTATACTTTCTGAAGAAGTTTATATCGGAAACGGTGATAATACATTTAAAATCTTACCTGAAGGATTATATATTTATGATAACGATGCTAGCCATTCATTGCGTGTATTCTTAGGGATTGATGAAGATAATAAAGCACGTTTAAGACTATATTCTGCAAATGGTGATAATTCATTGGTGCTTTCAGAAGAGGGTATCTACAACTGCTATCAAATTTCAGATAGAGATAGCTTTGATTATTATAATAGCTTTAAGTCATATTTCTACATTCCTAATACACTACAACGTACATTTGAAGCTAAGTTGATTGTGCAATTACAACCATTTAGAGCATATAGTAAAACTTCCGCAAGTGGTGGTAAGTTTACATCAACCAAAACTTCAGCAGGTGGTGGGAATTTCAATATAACATCAGATACGGTAAGTGGCGGTGGTTATCAGGATGTTATTACTTCAGAGGAATGGGCAGGTAGGCACACAACACGGGGGCCGCAATCTTCGGAAGGTGAAGGAGCTAACTCTCACTATGAATCTCACTGGCACTGGGTAGATAGTAGACACTCACATAACATAACCATAAAAGTGCCACCACACTCTCACAACTTCAACGTATCACAAGGTAAACATTCACACGATGTTTCAATCGAAATCCCTGCTCACACACATGAGTCAGTCTATGGAATATATGAAGCCAATTCAATCCCAACTGTCAAGGTTTATATGAGTGGTCGTGAAATTGCAACTTTAAATAGTAATACTCAATTCTTAGAAATTGATGTAACACAATGGTTTGATACTTTAACAAAAGGATCAAACACAATTGAATTTAAAACAACTCAAACTGACGGATTAGCTAGAGCATCATTTACGCTATTTTGGTCAGGATTTTATAGTTACGAATAAAATTAGCCTATCATTGAGATGGGCTTTTATAAAGAGGTGATATTCAATCACTGTAAATTTAAAAGGAAGGTGAAAACATGGAAGTGGAAAATATAGTACTGGACATTGTGATGGATAATTATGATGTCTTAAAAAGTGTACAAGGTGATAACGGTCGTACAATAAATGTAAAAATTGTTTCAAATGGTAAAGTTGTAAATTTAGATGATTATTTACCAACTTTGGTAATTGTTAAACCCGACAACACAGAAATTTTTAATAGTTGCAAAGCACTAGATAGTAAACAAGGGATTTTGCAAATTGAATTAACAGAACAGATTAATGCAGCTGCGGGAATTTTAAAGTGTTGTCTACAGCTTTTTGGAAAAGAGAAACAACTTGTTAGTACAACCAATTTTAAAATAGAGGTCAATGAAGGATTATCTCCAAAAACAGTGACTTCTTCAAATGAGTATACACAATTAACTGAAGCTCTTTCTACCGTAAAGAATATGGTATGCTTCAGAGAAATATAGGAGGAGAAATACAATGTCTAAAAAAGTACAATTAGAAGGAAACTTTGGCGGTAGTAGAGAAGATGTTTACCCAGCTACTATGGCAGAAATTGTTTATACCCAAGATGGTAAGAATTTAGAAGAGAAGATGAATGAAACTAATGCACAATTGTCACAAATAAATAATGAAAAACTTGATAAAAGTGGGATTGTCACGATGGCTAATATGGGGCAAGATGTAAAAGAAGCTATGACAGGTGGAAGTGTTGCCGTAGTTGGTGTTGATAGCATAACTCAACACAATGTAGTTGACGGGCAAATAACCAGTAGATTAACTGATTTTATGAACTCATCAACAAATTTATTTGATTGCAATAGAGTTTTTAGTGGAAATGTAGGTCATGAGGACGGAAATTTTTATAACGATGAAGGATATTATAGAAGTGACTATATTAAAATTAAATCCGGTAAAACATACAAATTTGAACAGCTAGAACCGGTTTATTTTTTTAGAATTGCATGGTATAAAAAGAATTACGAATTTATATCGGGAGAACAAATTACTAATACAGAATCAAAAAATTTAATAGCACCAAGCGAAGCATCGTTCTGCGTTATTTCTTTTCAAGTGAATCCGAATGAATCTATGTTTTTTGGATTAAAAGATGATAAATATATGCCATTCGATTATTCTTATTTAGAGGAAAAATATTATAACCCTGGCGATAATTTAATCACTTACACCATCGATAATTTGTTTAACCCAGATGTGTTTAGAAACAAGATTTTAGAGTTTGACGATTCAAGTCGTGGTAAATTGTATTCGGTAAATTTAAAAGATCATGATTCTTATTATGTATCTAAGCCAATCCCCGTTGAAAGAAATACATATACATTTTGGTATGGTAGTGATTTAGTCAATTTCAATGTAAAACGAGTTTTCTTATTGAATAATAATTTGAAAGTTATAGATATGATTTCAAACGCACATTTAATAGAGGTAACAGATGATATTAAATACATCGTTATTTCTTCTGAAATTTGGGAAATCGAAAATACTATGATGTGTTTGGGAGAAGATAAACCAAAAGAGTTTAAAAAACACGAGAAATATCTTGAGGACTCAAGCGGTAAACTACTATCTTATAGCAATGCTTTTGGTTGGAATGGCAAAAAAGTGGCAACGTTGGGTGATAGTATTACCCAATACGGATTTTGGCAGATTTATGTAAAAGACTACTTTATGATTGACAGTATTTACAATCTAGGTATAAGTGGTTCAACAGTTAGTAACGCCACCACTCAAAAATGGTGGGTAAATGGTGTTACGGGAGAAGCATACGGAAGTGTTGATGATTTTGCTGAAAAACCTAATGACAATGCTGTACTTATTGATGGTTATTTTTGTTCTGAAACGAGAGTTAATACAATTCCTCTTGATTCTGATTTAGTGCTAATTATGGGCGGTACTAATGATATGTCAAAATCCGTTGAAATAGGGGAATTTCGATTTAATGGAGAACGTGACATAACAACGTTTAAAGGTGGTCTCGCTGAATCAATTAATAAAATTCAAAACAGACTCCCAAATTCACAAATCGTGTTGATGACACCAATCTATAACACTGGATTAGATATTGTTCCTTATTGTCATGCAATCAAAGAAGTTGGATATGAGTTAGCAATTCCAGTTATAGACACGCATTTGTGTGGTATAAATCAATTTAATGCTAGTGATAAGTTAAGAGATGGTGTGCACCCGACTTACGGTGGCGATCCGTATACTGGTGCTAAATTAATTGCTAAAAAAGTAATAGACGGCCTTAAAGTGATAAGTCCAAAATTTTAAAGTTTTAGGAACAATTGGGTAATAGATTGAGCATCAATCTTAATTGTCCGTTTTAGAAAGAGAGAGCAATATAAATAATTGTAGTAAACAATCACAAATCAACAGAAAAAGACTACCTAAAAAGAGGTAGTCTTCCTGCTAAAAATGTCAAAAATATAAGGAGAAGTATAGTACAATTGTTGTGAGATAAGTATGGGTTTTGTGGGTAAGAGGGGCAAATCACTTACCCACATTAATATTGTGTCCAGTGATTTAATTAATATACATCAATCTAAAAAGAAGGTGAATTTTATGATTAAGAAAACTAATGCAAATAAATTCGGCGTAGTTGAATATGCCATTTCAACTGAGGAAGAAGTTACTCATTTACCCCATTTAGTTGGACAAGGAAGTACTTGTATTGTAGTTGCTACGGGAAATGTCTATATGTTCAATGAAGAAAATTCAAGTTGGCACTCGTTAGTAGATAGTAGCATAGTGGTTAAACCGGATGGTGCATACAATAAGCCAGAAATCACAAGTTTAACCATGACCCCTATTAACCCAGCTTGGGGAGAGGCAGTGACATTCAATTATGAAGCTACCTATGATAACTCAAGCAAAGCAGAGGAAAAATGGTACAACAAGTGTAATAACTATCCTGTTGGTAAAAACAAAGTGGGTGTCCAAGTTAAAGACCAGAGAGGTAAATGGTCGGATATTAAATATATTGAGTTTAAGATTGCCGAACCTAAGAAACCTGTAATTTCCAATTTCCGTATTGAACCTGCTGAACCAGTAGTAGACCAAACTATCTCATATCTATATGACGTTGAGTTTGAAAATGAACGTATTACAAAACGTGACGAATGGTTTTCAAGTAATAAGAAAACTCAATATGATTTAGCAGGGAAACAATCTATACAATTAAAAGTTAAGGATAATCGCAACATATGGTCAGAAGTTGCCACTTTAACATTTACAGTTGGTAAAAAAACAGTTAATAAAGAAGAGAGTGAATCATTAACCAAAACTGCAAATCAAACCTACACTATCCCACAAGGATGGACATTCTCTAGTGTTAGTGGTGTGGGTATACATCAAAATGGGGGAATAGTATTCAATGCGGTTGGGCAATGTGTTGTAAAAGTTACTAAACCTTACGAAGAAGAAAACCAAAAAGGTATCATCACAAAAACTGTAACTATCACAGTTAATAAACAACAAATCATCAAAGAAGAAGAACAAACTGCAACAGTTAAAGCCAACCAAAAGTACATTATTCCAGTGGGGTATAACTTTGCATCAGTGGATGGCGTCGGTAGTAGAGTCCTTCAAACCAATGAAATTATCTTTAGTGGAAGTGGAGTTTCAACAGTGAAAGCCAAAAAGGTTGAAGAAAGCGATTTGGTTACAACTACTACAACATTAACTACCACAATCACAGTTGAAGAAACTGTTGCTTTTGATGGTTACTTGACGATAGCAAGTGAAGATTGGGTAACTATTTATGCAGAAGGAAGTGGAGATTGTACCTTCAACCTAGAAACGGCTAGTAAGGTGAGTATGGCATTTTTTGGGAACTCTTCTACAGAAGGATTTTATAAAAAGCAATATAGTAATATTCAGTTAAATGGTCAACCTTTAGATTTAACCAACGTTATTCCTAGTGTAGACAGTGACAAAATTGAATCACACAGCTATTTAGATGGTGTGCTAAAAATTGCTACTAAATATACAGGAGTATGGGGAGCAGTTTTCTATGTGATTGATTTGGAACAAGGTGAAAATACTATTACATTTGATTGTGCAGATTGGGATTAATATAAACAATGAAACAGTAGGTGTCTTATGGGTTTTGATGTGGTAACATATGCACTTTGTAATTGATAGACAGCAAAGTTGTAGCACCCGATGCTTTGGCTCCTAGTATGGTAAATGAGGTAATGTCTTTATCAATATCTATTGAGAAAAAACATGTGGAAGCACAACCTACCGAACAATACATGAATAAAGCACCTAAGAAATCTAGGAAATCTACAAAGAAGAAGTAAAAATATAAATCAATTAAATTAGCTATTAGCGACCAAAGTGTCGTTAATATATATAAAAATAAATTAGTGAAGAGCAAAGGCTCATAAGAAAGGATGATGTATTTATGGCAATCAAATCAACTCAAGCGGTGAAAGTTCAATTACAACAAAAGGTAGAAGGTGTGTTAAAACCAGTAAATCCTGCAACGTTAGCCGAATTAGTTAAATTACAAAATGGTATTAACTTAGAAACCAAAGTTGGTGAAATTGAATCTTCTGTTGAAGCAGTTGGAGGTCGTGTTGGCGCATTAGAAGGACAAATGGGACAAGCTCAATCTGATATTGCAGGATTACAAGCTAAAGATGATGAGTTAGAGCAATCTATCGCTTCTCATGTTGGAACTCTTACTCAAACAATCGAAGCAGAGGTATCTCGTGCAACAGGTGAAGAAGCTGCTATTCGTGGAGAATTAGCTCAAGCTAAAGGTGAATTACAAGGTGAAATCAACAACCTTAAATCAGCCATCTCTGACAAAAACTCTAGCACATTAGTATACTCTACAATGGATGAATTTAATGGTGCAGTAGCTTCATTAGATCCAAAAGTTGGAGATTTAGTATTCGTACTGGACGTTAAGAAAGCATTCATCTACAAAGGTGCAGGTGCAGGTGCAGTTGCAATGTTAGACATCGTAGTACCTGAAGGTTGGGTATTATTCGATGAAATCTCTACTGATGTAGATTTAGTTGATTACTTAACTCGTGAAGATGCTCAATCTACTTATCGTGCTAAAGCAGATGCTATCGTTGAGGGTGACTTAGATGGTGCATTGCAAGGTAAAATCAACAGCAAAGCAGACTTAACTCATGTGACTTCAGAAGTTGCTCGTGTTGAAGGTTTGGCAACTGCTGTTGAAGGTAGAGTTGGTGCTTTAGAAGGTCGTGTAGGAGCTGTTGAAGGTGCAGTTGCATCTGTTGATTCTCGTATTGAAGGAGCAGTTGGTGCATTAAAAACTGAATTGGTTGAAGACATTGAAGCAGTAGATGCTAAAGCTATTGCTAATGCTCAAGGTATTGCTACATTAACTTCAGGATTACAAGCTACTGATGGTAAAGTGGCTACAAATGAAGGTGCTATCGCTACTAACACTGGTGACATCGCTACATTAAAACAAGGTTTAGCAGATGCAAATGGTAAAATCTCTACTAACACAGGAGATATTGCTCAATTAAAATCTGACTTAGGTGTTACAAATGATAAAGTAACTGCTAACAAAACTGCTATTGCAGAAAACAAAGGAGCTATTGCTACAAATGCTAGTGCAATCGCTAAAGCTAAAGAAGACATTACTTCAATCACTGAAGTATTGAATGGTTGCATCTACTATACAGTAATTGCTTAATTAATTTAACTATTTAAACTGTGTGGGGTTGAAATATCAACCTCGCTCTTTTTTGAATTTTAAATGGAGGTGAATGAATTGAACGTCATTACATTTTCTTTATGTAAAAAGATGATTAATAACGCTTCTATAATAGTTACAGAGGTGAAACAAGAGATTACAGAAGTTAAACAAGAGGTAGTCCAAGTACAACAGGAAGTCACTGTAATCAAAGATGATATTAACTCTATCAAGGAAGATTTAAGTGATAATGTAGAGGCTACTGAAATTGTAAATGTCGTTTTGGAATAGCATTATAAAACAGGGGTGATAGAATGAAACTCACTCAATACCAATATGAGCTATGCACGTTTTTAAACAATTGTGTTTATAATGAATTGGCTTATCCACCCTATTTACACATGACTAATCGTATCGTGAAAGCAACAGGTTTACGACTAGAAATCTTTGACTTACGAGATGGTATACTTATAGTCATCTGTGGTACAAATAAGACAAGCGTTAAAGATTGGATTACCAACTTTAAGGTAGGCTTAGGTATTGTACCAAAGCAACACAAACAAGCATTAGCGATTGTCAAAGATGAATTGTGTAAAGCTCAAGTTAAGGGGAAGCCATTAATTTGTTCAGGTCACAGCTTGGGAAGTGGAATTGCAGAATATTGCATTGCTAATTTAGGTAATGTTGAATATGACCAATACATAGGGATTGGATTTAATGGATGTGGTGTTTGTATTGAGTTTAGTACAACTAATGGCACATTTAATAATAGCACAAAAGTTGCTAATGGAACTTGGTCATCAGGTCAAGGTAAAATTCATGGTAGAAGTTATTTAGAGTATAAGCCTACTAATCCGAATGTAACTCACATCTCGATGAATTTTAATTTAGGATTTGTTGGTGTTGAAGAGGAAGCAATGGTTTGGGATGCTTCTGTTGAACCTCATGAACCATACATTCCTGGAACACAAAGTTTTAAAGAATCAGTCATCCTTAATGGTGACAAAGTTTTTATCCAATTTAACAATGGTGGAACATCATTACAATCAAGTAACTTAGTTGGTGCTATTAAGGAACTTGATGGAAAAGTAACTAATGCTGGTGCTGGAGTAGTAAGAAGCGTTAACAATCAAAATCCAAACCCACAAGGAAGTGTAACTCTTGACGGTACACACATTAATGCCAATGTTGGTGGAAGTAATACAACCGTTCAAAACCACTTAACAAATATCAATACGACTCTTAATAACACAGGGACTACTGTAAATAACCATGCTACTAGAATTACAAAGCTAGAAACTAGAGTTCCTACTGTTAAAGTTGGGGATATTATTAGTACATTCCAAGATTCCGGAGAATCGTATAAAGTTGGTGGTGTTACCTACTTATATATAGGTCAAACAAGAACAATTCAAAGTGTATTATATCCACAATTAGCACCAGCACTAGGGATAAGTGGGGCAACAAACTATCAACTTCCAGTTATTAGTGACGTAAACTTTACTTTCGATAATGGTCAAAGACATAGAGCTAGAAAACACTATATTGTGGCACACATTTCTAGCTAAAATTAAGAGTGTATTAATACACTTCTTTTTATAATTACAGGATTACTCATTTTTGAGTAGTCCTTTTTACATTTAAAGGGGATGATTTATAAATGGCTGAATTATCAAGCATGATTGAATCTTTAGGGTTTCCAATTGCTTGCGTTTTTGGGTTGGCTTGGTATGTCAACAGAATTCATAAGGAAACTGTTGACGTACAAATGAAGCAAATGGAATCTAGCGAAAAAACGATTCGAGAAGCACAAGAGTCAAATAGGTTGTTAATGATGGCAAACAAGGAGTTGCTTGAAACAAACCGTACTCTTGTTGAAGGAATAAGCGTAAAAGTTGACATCATTGAAAATAGCATCTTAGAACTTAAAAGAAATTCAGAAAAATAATAAAGGGGTTGTGAAAGTATGGATTTAACATTTTTAAGTGAGTTTTGTATTCCTGTGATTGTAGGGATTTGTGTTTGTGTGGGATATGTAATTAAGACTAGCATTCCTAGCATTCCTAATCGCTTCATTCCATTAATTATGGCAGTATTGGGGTTGTCATTAAACATTTGGATTTCACAAGGGATGGATGCAAATATTGTCTTAGCAGGTTTATTCAGTGGATTAAGTTCAACTGGATTACATCAATTATTTAAATCTTTAATTATCAAAGAGGGGGAATAATATTATGGCTAAAGTATTAGTATTAGATGCAGGACATGGATTAAACACAAGTGGTAAACAAACAATGAATGGTTCAAAAGGTGTGATTAAAGAATGGACATTAAATAATAATGTGTGCAACAAAATTCAAGCTATTTTGAAAGACTATGATGTGACTATCCACCGTACAGATGACACAACTGGTAAAACAGATATTTCGTTATCTGAACGCGTTAAACGTTGCAACAACTATAAACCTCATTTATTCGTGTCAATCCACCACAACGCAGGCGGAGGGGTCGGCACAGAGGTTTATTGGCATACAAAAGGAACTGCTGAAGACAAAAAAGTTGCAGGGATTGTCGCTCCAAAACTAGCTTCTAAATGTGGAATGAGAAATCGTGGAGTTAAACAAGCATCATTTGCAGTATTAAGTTGCAAACCAACGGCTATTCTATGTGAAGGCGGATTCATGGATTCTAGTGATTACGAAATCATTACATCTGATAAAGGTCAACAAGCATACGCTGAAGCAGTTGCAGAATCTATTATTGAATACTTAGGATTAAAGAAAGTTGCTACATCACAACCTTCATCATCGACTTCTAGTTCATCTAGTACTTCAACTTCAGCTCCAGTAAGTTCTAGTGATTACAAAGTTGGTACATATGGGAAGAGTGTGAAGGTAACGGCTGACGATGGTTTAAATGTTCGTTCTGAACGTAATGCTTCTTCAACTAAAATTGCAACTTTGGCTAAAGGGGCAGTAGTTGAGGTAGGATACATCATGTATGAAAACAATCAAACGACTGGTACTTCATTGTGGGGTGGAGTTGTTGTTAATGGTAAACAAGGTTTTATTAACTTAAGCTATACTGAGCCATGCGGAGACACTGTAAATTCTACTTCTTCTAGCTTCTTAGTTGAAGTCATTTGCAATAGTTTAAATATTCGCAAATCAGACAATTTTGATTCTGCTATCGTTGGAACTGTTAAAAAAGGTGACGTTTATACCATTGTAGAAGTATCCAACGGATTAGGACTATTGAAGTCATATGCTTCTAATCGCAATGGTTGGATTAGTATGGGGTCAAGCTATGTTAAGAAAAAATAATTAAATAAATGAAAACGAGGCACCAGGTAATATACTTAGTGCCTTTTTTGTATTTGAAAATGGGGGTAAGAAATTGTTTACTGGCTATATTTATAGGCACTGGTTAATCAATGATGAAGAAAAAGAAAAGAGCTATATTGGCTTAACAACCCAAGCGTTAACTAGGCGTTGGAGAAATGGTGAAGGGTATCGCAGAGAAGGTACTAAATTTTACAATGCGATAAAAAAGTATGGGTGGGATAGTTTTAATCATGAAGTGCTAGAAACAGTGGAGGCTAACAACAAGGAAGAACTCATACAAAAGCTAAAAGAATTGGAAAAATATTATATTGATAAATATGATAGTTTTGTTAATGGGTATAACATGACCAGAGGTGGAGATGATGTAGGTCTTAACCGAGGGGAATCTCATCACTTTTATGGCAAAACCCATTCAGAAGAAACCAGAAAGAAAATAAGCGAAGGAAGAAAAAAGTTTTATGCCAATGGCGGAGAGTGTCCACGAGGTATGCTAGGCAAGACTCATTCAGAAACCTACAAGCAAAGACTGAGAGAGGAAATGTCTGGTGAAACTAATCCAATGTATGGACAAAGACATAGCCAAGAAACAAAAGACAAAATAAGTGAATCGCTAAAAGGAAGAGATTACCTCCAAGGTGGTAATAACCCTAGCGCTAAAAAGGTTGTCTGTGTAGAGACACAACAAATCTTTGATACTATGAAGGAAGCCTGTGAGTGGTGTGGATTAAAATATGCAACCTCAATAGTAAATGCTTGCAAAGATGAAAACAAGAGTGCTGGAAAGCATCCAAAAACAGGTGAACGACTGCATTGGAAATATGCTAATTAACTCAAAAAATGTAATAAATTTAATAAAACAAAATAGACACTCATTTACTTGGGTGTCTATTTCTATATGAATATAAATTTGAAAGGTGATTTTATGTTATATGACACAACGATAAATATTAAGTCGAAAAATTTTATTTTTTTGAATGAAAGAAAAAGATCACTCATGTCTTTTGATGATGAGTTTATCTTCACTATTGGACAACAAAATAAAAACTTCATTATTGATTATATGCAATTCCTAGCCTATACAGACCTAACCTTAAAGACTTGTACGAATATTAAATATCATGTAATCATGTTCTTCACATGGAATCGTGACCACAATAACAATAAAAACTTTAGACAAATCTCAATGACACAAGCAAGAAACTTCTTCTTATGGGTAAAGGATAATAATTACTCATACACAAGAGCTAAAATTATTCGTACCGATTTAGCAGGTTTGGGCGACTTTGGTGAGTTTGTATTGGGTAGAGACCCACTAAGTACAAAAGGAATGGCTAATCAATGGCATGGCTACACAAACTTTTGGAGAAGTGTAGATATTTGCCAAACGGAAGATTTTAATAAATTGGGTGATCCTAATAGTGTATCATTCCCAAAAGAAAAACTTGAAACTTTAAGAATGTATTTATCAATGAAGCATGATTATATTGGATTAGTCATTTTAGATTATGCTCACTTGGGGGCAGATATTTTAACATTAAGAATTGATAGTGAGGACTTTAATCCTGCTAAGAAATATAGTGAGCAATACCTACGTTGGCGAGAGAGAATGGGGATTATCATTCCTGACGTATTGGTAATGAAGAATAATCGAGGAGAGTATATTCCAATGGGGTTGAGTGAGTTAAGGGATTATACTCGTATGTTCTCAGTATTCTTAGGAAGAGAATTTGTAATTTGCTAGATATATGAAGATAGGAGATATGAATTATGGCAAAAACTAGAGAAAATCATCGTAACAAGAAGAAAGCACCAAAGGTATATGTAGAATTGGATTTAAAACAATTCAATGATATTCTTAAACCAAAGGAATCAAAGTTTAAAGACAAGAAAGATAATAGAGGTAAGAATAGAGACAATAGAGATAAAGATAGCAGACCTTATAACAAAGGTGAAAGAAAACCTTATAGCAAAGATAAACAAGGCAATAACAACAATAGAAATGGTAAGCCTAAGTATAATGGCAAACCAAATCAAAACAAACCTAAACAACCTAAATAATAAAAGGGAGTAGTACACTTAATTGTGTATTACTCCCTTATTTTTTTGCGTTTTACATTGTAAAATATTTGATTAAATCATCATGAAATAATTCGATTGCTTTATGAGCCAATTCATATGAGTTGAAATAAACTTGACCAAAGTCTGGCAATTTCGTCACAGTTCCCACTTTTAATGTATCAATTCTATAATCAAAGTAGATGTAACATTTCTTTTTGTTGTTGTTCCAATCAATTTCATTTCCACCATTCTCATCTGAGAAACGTTGTAGTTTGCGGAATAGACGTTGTTGGAATTCAATCTCCTCTGCTTTCTCGGCTGTTGAAAACCTATCCTCATCTGCATAATCATCTTCCAAGCAACCGTCTTCTAATTCAACCACACCGCCAGAATAGATTGTATAAAAATCACCTTCACCAAGATTATGCCAACCACTTAACTTCTTAGGTGTGTAAGGAATATATGTGTCAGTAAAATCAAATCTCGTATCCTCTTTCCAATTATTGGTGTCGTAAATAGTAGTCCATAATACTTTACCATTTTCAACTTTATACAAGTAGAAGCTATCCTCATTAGCACTTTGCATGATAATTCCATTAGCTTTCATTAAATCAATAGCTTCTAATCCACTTACGCAACCCATGTTTTCTCGCTCCTTACCATTTTCTAAATTATTAATCTCATCTGCAATTTCAAAATCCCAATATACACCTTTCAATGGTACGGGTACTATTTGACGACTGGTCTCTTTGCTTATAACTTCAAAAATAAGTTCATCGTAAATCTGTTTAACTCCAATCACTTCATATTCTTTACCCTCTGTGAAACCTTTGGCACAACTTCTTACACATTTCAATTTCATATATCACAGCTCCTTTAGGTTGGCTAAGGAATTAACCCTAGTCTATGTATTTTTAATAGCCATAACGGACAATTCTCCAATCAATATTTGAAATATCTAGTGATAAGTCAACATTATAAGTCCATAGGTCAATTTTGTTTGCACGAGAACATGCACCACAACTATCACCAATAAACCCATACCAAGTAGTGTTCCCTTGCTTGACTTCAATTATACTACCGTAAAGATTCCAAATGCCTCTTGAATTTTGATCACTACTCGTTACTTCATTGATATTGATAGCGTAAATAGGAATCCAACCATATTCAGCATCATTGTAGTGCATGACATTATTAATAGTCTTAACATTTGGATGACCATAATATAATCCACTACCCAACTTAGTCTCGCCCTCAGCAATTGCATATACTGTTTGACGATAACCTTGTCGATCAAAACTATTTAACCATTGTTGGTATTGACGTTCTTGTTCTTGTCGCTTTTGTTCTTCTTCTAAACGCCTTAACTCTTCCTCAAGCCTACGTTGTTCTTCTGCAATTCTCTCTTGCTCTAAACGTTCTTGTTCTTCTTTGTATTGATAATACCCTTGCACATACTCCAAAGTTTCAAGAGATGGTAACTCACGAGAATAAGTAGGTGCAAGAATATCTTTAACCAATTCTTCAATCTGAGAGTTATCTACTTGAGAGTAATGTTTCTGTTGGGTAATGTCTCCCTCTGACATTACGTTAGGTTGACATAAAGCCAACCCAACTGATACGCATACCGATAAATTACTTACCATAACGCATCACTCCTTTCGATTTGATTTGTTTATTTTATTATTTTGGACTTCGATTACTACTTCCAAATCCTCCAACGCGTTCTTCGTGTAAAGTTGTATCATCATCTGCGACCAGATAGTGTTGGAATACTCCTTGAGCAATTCGATCATATGGTTCGATAGTCACTGGTTCGTTTGTTGGATTGTATAAACAGATTCCAATGTTTCCTCCATTTGAGGGATTTACATAATATGTAGAATCAATTATTCCTGTGGTATTTTTCAACATTAATCCTTTCTTGATTCCAATTGATGAGCGAACATGAATTAATAAAACTTCATCTTCTTGCATATAGGCACAAACATCTGTCCAGAATAAATGTGATTGTCCTGGTTGAATAATCACTTGTTCATCTTTAGAGTAGAAGTCATAACCTGCCGAACCTTTATCGCCACGTACAGGCAAGATAGTTGTTACTTGGGGTAATTTCAAATGCTGTTGTTCAACCTCTTCAAACCCTCGTAATCGTTTAATAACTGTTGCTTGTTTTGATGAATTCATATGTATCAAATCCTTTCTTTATTTACTTTTCACCTAGAATAACAATGGTTGTAAATGCAATAAACTCTTCTTCGGTTAGATAGCCCATGATTTCTTTTCTTCCATCTTCCATCCAAAACTCTGCATAGGGCATAGGCTCTGCATTGTAAATAGCCATAACCCTATTTTCCAAAACTAATTTTATTCCCTCGCATTTACCGAAAGGACTTGTTTCAAATAGAGTATATTCGTTTAACCAACCTAGAGTATCTAAAAACTCCTTTATCTTAGTCAAGTACATATGTATCAAATCCTTTCCAAATATCTTCCCACCAACCACCCTACATTTACTATTTTAAACTATTAAGTAGTATATGTCAACAATAAAGTTTAATTTTATCAATAAATATTTTATGAGTTACTTATCTCAACCTCGTGACCACACTTGATACATTGGTATTTACATTTGTAAACTTTGTCATCACTATAATGCTCAACAACCAAAGGCGTGAAAGTGTGTTGACATTTTGTCTTAGACGGTTGAGATAACCTGTATATACGATAAGCAAAATCAAATAAAATCACAATTACTGCGAGAATAAACCAAACCATATAAACACCTCTTACTTAATGATTAACCATTGGTCATCAATTTCTTTAAATTTAAATGATCCGTATTGAGTAATCGTAGCTTTACTCTGTCCTTGTAGTAAAAAACTAGAATCCACATCAAGTTTATAGTAGTAATTACTGTAAATAGACTGAATAATTTCACCTTGTTTCATGGCTTTAAATGCTTCATTGAAGTCAACTGGTTTAGGTTGTTCTTTCTTGGTAAACTTAGAATCCAAAGAGAATGACATACAACCTGTGCCATCACCAAACATTAGGCGACCATCCACCATTTTAATAAACTTATTATATAGGGTGTATTCTTCACCCTCTTGAATATTAGTAAATACTTCTCTCCACGTTAAATCTTTTGGCTCAACTTGCCAACGAATAACATTTTTCATATCTCTTGCTCTAGTAAATTGAAGTGAAACATCACCACCGTACCAACTGTAAGAAGTGTCAAAATAGATTACTTTAAGCATTTCATCTTTTAAATATGTATGTGCAGTTGGTTTCGCACCACTACACCATAACAAACCTTGTTTTTCACATTGAGTTAAAAAATCCTTTTCTTCCTCTACTGTTTTGCAACGAACTGAGAATTCACCTTGTTTGAATCCTGACCAATTAAAATCTTTCATATATACCTCTCCTTATTTATTATATTTGTATGTATTTGTAATTTCATGATAACAATTTTGACAGACACTTGTATATTTGTCAAGTCCATCAATATCACCAACTTGTAAGCCATTTCCTTCTACATAAGGAATATCATTGATATATCTCACATGAGTTGTCGCTTTATTTGAACAACCATTAGTTGCACATTTTGATTTGATCTCCTCAACGTTGTCAGCTAGGATTAGCAATTGCTCACTAGCTTCAAATAATTGATTGAGATAATTTGTCTTTAGTCCATAACAGAATACTCTAACATTATATCGACTACGAGTTAATTCAAACAATTGTTGGATATGCTCTTTTGTTGCAAAGTTGATTTCATCAACAAAGACACATACATCGTCAAGTTTGCCACCATTTGATAAATGTTGCCCCATTAAACTGAATACTAATTTAAATAGGTTAGTATCTTCATCGAACACATGACAACTCAATTCTGACTTGATTGCTCGTGATTTGATTGTATTGTCTGAACGAGTATCAAATGATGGCTTCAATACGAACGTTGTTGAGCCAGATTGCTCAAATTGATGTTGCTTACAGATCAGTTGTGCTGACTTGCCACCATTCATTGTTGAATAGAAATAATATAGTTTACCTCTCATATGTATCTCTCCTTTTTGAGAACCATCAACCTCTATGGGGTAGAAGTTGATAGTTGTTATGTATTATTTATTGTTCTCTATGTATTGGAATTTAGGTGAGAATGGGGACGAAGCTCTGTCAAAGCGTTTTTCATAGAAGTCATTTACAGTCTTACAACCTTCTGTTCTGTTTGAGGTAAATAATTGACACGCTTTGCAATCAGCAAATTCACCCAGATTATCTTGAACGTCTTCTAATGTATAATCAATACCTTTTTCATACATTAGGCTTGTATTGTTAAATGACGTTGACTTTTTAACCAATGTATCCCCACAACAACATTTTCCTTTTGAAATGAAATGCAAATCATTATCGGCAATGCTATAAGGAATACCATATTCTTCAAGTTTATCAATAAACTCTTGATAATAGTGAAGTCTTATAGAAGGCTTCAAATTCAACAACCCCATTTGAGTGAAGCTCTCTTTTTCTAAGCCAAGCAACTCCATCATTTCTTCTTTGTGTTCTTTGTTTTGAGGTACGAGTTTAATTCCTTCGATTGTGAACCAATCAGCATCTTTGAAAACTTCAATAATTTTAGTAGTTGTAACTCCAGGCATAAATGGTTGTATACGAATACCGACTTTAAACCCTTTTGATTTTAAATCCTTATAAAATGCAATGCGTTTATCAATATCTGGCACTAAAGGTTCGATGTCTTTTCTATCATCTACATTTGTTACGCTTAGTTGGAAAGTATGTAGGTCTGGGCGAATGTCTGCTCCATATACACTATCTGACTTTGTACTAAATAAAATTGATATTCCATATTGATTTGTAATATCAATCATTTGCTTTGTAATCTGTAATTTCTTTTCTGCTGGTTGGAAAGGGTCACTCATGCCTCCACAGTGCCAAGTAATTTCTTCTTTTAACAACACATCAAGGAATGATTCTTTATTGTAAACGCCCTTATTATAAACTTTATCCAACTTTCTTTCTAACCAACCTAGATTTGCAACTTGAAGTGTCTTTTCAAATTCCATTACTTTACGACAATTTGCAAAGCAATATTTACATCCGAAAGAACAAGTTTTATATGTATCCACTCGAAGTGGTACTCCACAGATTGCAAATTTGCTACTAACATTTAAAGGTGTAAATTTTTTAAAATCCATATATCTTCCTCCTAATAATTAATTACATTTACTATTATATACTCTTAGTTTACATTTGTCAACCAAAAGTGCAAATTAATTTTATTGCTCATATGTATTTTATTACTCTTCCATTGGTAATCCAAAAGCAAAGTATAATTGCTCTTTGCTATATTTCTTGCTTAATTGCTTGTTAATGGTTTTTAACCTAGCATGGAGTGCTTGAGGTGTAATGCCATAACTCTCACTAATCTTTGTCGGACTTTCTTTATGAATGTAGTAACGTTCAACAAGATCAACTTGAATGTCATTTAGACTTGATTTAATTAATCTCCAACCATTGTCTGGATTAGGTTCTCCATTAATAGCTAGTTCCTCATAATCCTTTTCATCAACAATCATATTTGCAAACGAGAACCCCATCTCATTCATCTTTTCGATTGATAATAGTCGCTGATTTAAGTCACCAGTCTTTGCTTTGCTAAACTTACGAATCTCTTGAAGGATGTAGCCTTTAATACAAGTGTAGCAATATGTATCAAATGAGTTTTCTTTGTTGATATCAAATCTAGTTACTGCTTTATAAATGGCATCCAATCCGATTGAAACTAAATCACTGTAATCAACTCCTGGTAATCGTGTTGTATTTGTCTTGTTGACGATTTTATAAACCATTGGGTAGTAATTTAAAATTACCTCTTCCATTTTGTTTGAATTGTATTTTGCCTCCTCAATATCTTGTTTTGTTAATTTCTTTGTGTGTACCTGTTTAAATTCTCTCATTTCTCTGCCCTCCATTTTACAATTGTCAACTCTCCTTGACATTTATTATTATATACAATTAAGTTGAGTAGGTCAACAATTTTAATTTAAAAAGTTGTAATTTTATATCATTAAGATGAATATAATGTAATATAACAAATTTAGGGGTGGTTATAATGTGTAAACCAGAATTAACTTTTCAACCAGAACTGTATAGTAGAATATCTAATCCAAGTTTATCTATTAACAATAGTATAGTAATAAGAGTTGAAACATGGGAAGGAGTTCATCAACAAGTCGTATGTTTTGATAACTCTAATTGGAATTTCTCACGAAGAGAAATGGAAGATTTGTTATATCGTTTTAAGGAAGAATTAAACAATTACTTTGAAGCCTAGCGATAGGCTTTCTATATTGCACATAAGAAAAAGAGTAGATATATGTATATCTACTCTAAATTTTGATTATTTAGTTGATTTTTAAGATACTCGTTATATAGTGCATTTATATATAACAATATAGCCGTATCCATGCTTGAACGACTTCTTGCGACATGAATACAGATATTTTCTTTAATTTTGATGGGAGTTATTTCAAGCTTATTAATTAACTCAATTTCTAGTGGAGTTAACTTACGTTCAAGACAACATTCTATGGATTCAAATCTTGTCATGTGGTTCACTCCTCGTTATTCAATTCATGCAATACAATCTCGCCTTTAGTCAAACTCTCTTGAACCTTAATAATTCGTTGGTTACTAGAACCTCTAAAATTGAGTTTTGGACTATATAGTTCTTGTTCAAACTTACCGTCAATTAATACATTCAATTGCTCCAATAACTCCATTTGCAAAGGATCACATAGCATATTTTCAAATGTAAAACCCGTGAATGCTACCAATTCCACAGAATCCCCATACATAGTTCTAACTTCTTTACACAAATCTACAAGTTCTGGGATGTTGTATCGCATAAATGGTTCACCACCAAGCAATACTAAACTTGTAATATGCTTTGGGGATAGTGAGTCAATTATCATTTGTTTATCAATTTCATTCCATTTGTCACCATAGTTGGGATTCCAAGTTTTAGGTTGAAAACATCCTTGACAGTGGTGGCAACAACCACTAACATACAAAGATGTTGAAATACCTTTCCAATTCCCAATTGAGCAATATTTAATTTTTGCTATATTCATACATACACTCCTTAAAAAATAAGAGGGTTATGAAACTCTCAAATTCCTATTTAATTAAGATGTAACACACGTTGAGAAATCTCTTTTGTTTTACCAATGTTCCAACCATTTTCTCCTAAATAGCCGCAGGTACGTCGAACAATATTCATTTTATTTGGATTACTGTTTTTACAGTTAGGACAATACCACTCATATGCTTCATTTAGAACCATTTCACCTTCATAGTTACATTCATGGCAACAATCACATTTAGTATTAAACTCTGCATATTGAATGTTATGATAGATATAATTTACCAATTGTTTAATTGCCTCAATGTTTTTACTCATGTTTGGCATCTCAACATATGAAATGGCTCCTCCTGCAGAAATAGGATGAAACTGTGCTTCAAATTCTAATTTTGAAAAAGCATCAATTTCTTCACGAACATCAACATGATAAGAATTTGTGTAATAACCTTTATCTGTCACATCTTTAATTACACCAAATCTAGCTTTATCAATCTTACAGAAACGATTACACAGACCCTCAGAAGGAGTTCCATATAACCCAAAACCTAATCCAGTTTCTTTCTTCCAAGTGTCACAAGCTTCACGTAAACGCTTAACAATTTGAACTGCAAATTCTTTTTCCTTAGTATGTGTAGAGCCAGTAATTAATTTTACAGCTTCGTAAACTCCAATGTAACCCAATGAGATACTTGCATAACCATTCTCTAATAATTTGTCAATTGTTTCCCCACTTTCTAAACGTGCTAAACCACCATAGCGCCATAAAATAGGAGCAACATCTGAGACAGTACCTTTTAACAATTCGTATCGACATAACAATGCTTCCTTACATAACTCTAAACGTTGGTCTAAAATAGCCCAAAACTTATCCTTATCTCCTTTTGCTAAAATAGCAATTTGTGGTAAGTTAATTGAAATTACTCCAATATTAAATCTTCCTTCATATTTAAAATATCCATCTTTGTCTAACCACTCTCCTAAGAAACTTCTACACCCCATTGGACTATAAACATTGCCCTCATGAATTTTACGCATTTCCTTAGCTGAAATGTAGTCTGGGTACATACGTTTACTTGTACATACACAGGCAGACTCTGTAATGTAATCATACTTACCACCTTCTAGGCAGTTATGGTGGTCTAGCACGTAAACTAATTTCGGAAAACTAGGTGTTGTATAGACACCCTTTTCATTTTTAATTCCTTGGATACGTTGTTTAATGATTTCATCAATGATGCGTGCAGTATATTCAATGTACTCATCTTTTTCATCCAGTTCCAAGAAAAGGGTAACAAAAGGACTCTGACCGTTCGTAGTGAGAAGAGTGTTAATCTGATACTGAATTGTCTGTATCCCTGCCTCCAATTCTTTTTGAAGTAGTGTGCTAACAGTAGTATTTAACTCGTTCGTGTCTGTAATAATATCTTTAAGTGTGGCGTAGTATTTTTCTTCTGATTTCTTTAAATACTTACCTAAATGTTTAATAGCCAAAGACTGACCTCCAAACTGTGAACTAGCAACTTGTGCGATAATTTGTGTCATTACTGTGCAAGCAACTTGAAAACTTTTTGGACTTTCAATCATGCGTTTGTTAATAACCGTTCCGTTATCTAGCATATCTTTAATGTCAATTAAATCACAGTTATGAATTTTTTGAATTGCATAATCAAGGTCATGCCAATGTAGAATTCCTTCATCATGTGCTTGAACAATATGGGTAGGAATTATTTTACGACGTGCAATATCCTTAGAAACTTCTCCAGCAATTAAATCACGTTGGGTTGAAGCCAATCTATCATCCTTGTTTGAATTCTCTTTTAGTACTTCAACATTTGTAGCATTAATTAACCCCATAATACTTTCGTCTGTTGTGTTTGTTTCACGTTTGAATTGTTGAATGGCACGATATCCTTCGTAAGCTTTTGCTGTCAACTCATGACCATTCTCAATTAACTTTAAATATACATACGTTTCAATTTGAAAAATCGTTGGCGTTGTTTGTAAGCATTCAAAAGTCGAATTGATTTCGTTGGCAATCTTCTTCGCAACCTCTTCATCAACAATACCACTACCATACTTCATGGCTTTTAAAATTGCTTCTTCAATTTTGGTTTTGTCAAACTCCACTACATCACCATTTCGTTTAATAACTTGCATATACGTCATCCTTTCTTTACTATGTATTGGCAATAACTTATCTCTATTGCACATTTATTATTATATACTCGACATTGATAAAAGTCAACTATGAAATAGAAAAAGTTGAGAAATTAATCTCAACTTTAGTTTACTATTCTAAACCCTCAAACTTAAAGTCATCATCTGACAACGACTCAATTTTAGTTGATTTAATATAACCATTTCCTTTTAACGCACTAAAGAAATCGTGATTCTTAGTCTTAACAGAATAGCCATTGGCTACAACAGGGTGAATATCATCTTTGGTTACATAAAACATTGGTTCAAACCCTAGGCAACCTAGAGCATAATCAACGTTGAATTGAATATAGGTTTTAACTTCATCAAATAATCCCAATTCATCATATAATAAATGAGAGTATTCTAATTCAGCTTCATAGATTTCCTCAATCATTGAGATTGCCAAGTTAAAGAAATGTTGCTTCTCATCTGCCTTCATTTGATTGAATAAATCTTGTGCAAACTTACCACAAGCTAAAGTATGGATTTCTTCATCTCGCATGATTAAGTTGATAATCTCTCCACTATGTACCATTTTACCTTGTCCTGCTAAATATAGAGGCAAGAAGAATCCAGAATAGAAACAAATACCCTCTAAACATAAAGCACCAACATAAGACATAAATAAACTATCGTCTTGATTATACTCTTTCATGATTCGTTTTAACTTGTCTTGTAATTCTTTGGTTTGCTCAACCCATACAAATAATTCATCAATACGCTTAGGTGATACTAAAGTTTGGAAGATAGTTGAATAAGATCGAGCATGAATACTTTCAAATCCACCAAATAGAGCCAATAAAGATTGGATATATTCATTATCTGAACGTTCTGCAATCTTATTGATACCTGTTGTTTGATTTGTGTCTAATAAGGTTAATCCTGCTAAGATATGCTCGTAAGTTTCCTTAATCTTGGGTTCTAATTCATTCCAAACATCTTTGTCATTTGACACTGGTACTTCTTGAGGAAGCCAGAAGCGTTCGGCTTGTAACGTATATAAGTCATCATATAGTTTGCATGAAGTATCATTCCAGTTAATTGCTTTTAATGGTTTAGTCATATGTATACATCTCCTTATCATTATTTAAAATAGAGAGTGGGATCAGCCCACTCAATTACTTATTAGCTAACTCTAAAAACTTATCGATAGTAATAACCCCATTGTGACGATGATATTCTACATTATCTTTTAAGAATACTAAAGTTGGTACAGAGAAGATAGAGAACTCACCAGCAACTTCTGGGCACTCTTTAACATTAACACTATATACTGTTGCATTTGCACGACCATCAAAGAATAATTGGTTTAATTGATTTGTTACATCTTGACAAGGGGCACAACCCTCTTTATAAAATTTTAAAATGTGTACTCCATTCTCAAATAATTCATCTAAATCTGCTTCTACGTAATCTTTCATGTTTACTAAGTTAATCATATATATCATTTCCTTTCGATTTAAGTTATCTTAATGTTATAAATTGCATTTTATATTAAACTGAACAGCTTTCACATTCACTTGCACTTAATAAGCGTGTACGTGTGTAGTATAAGCTCTTTAACCCTTTCTTCCAAGCATAGATGTATAATCGAGCTAATTCACGAGTTGATGTTTCACTATCTACATAAAGAATAGTTGAAATACCTTGGTCGATATGCTCTTGTGCAGTAGCCACTAAGTCAATGTATTTATACATATCCATTTCAAATGCTGACTGATAGAAGAAATAGTTTTGTTGACTTAAATATGGCATAGGATAATATGTAGTTGAATTACCATATGTACGAATCTCCACTGTATCAACAATAGGAGCAATAGAAGGTGTTGCATTTTGAACATAACCAATTGATTGCGTTGGTGCAATCGCTAGACGATAAGCATTATACATACCATCTTGTTTAACTTTGTTGACTAATTGTTTCCAATCTTCTTGTGTTGGGATATGCATACCTTCAAATAGTTTAATCACCTTTTTAGACTTTGGTGCATAATCATTGTTGATATACTTCTCAAAGTATGAACCTTTATAGTATTCAGATTCTTCAAACCCTAAGAATGATTCACCTTTCTCTTTAGCAATCTCTGTACTTGCTAAAATAGTGTAATAATTCATCATCATGAAGAATGTATTTACAAATTCCAATGAAAGTTTAGAACCGTAAGAAATTTTATTCTTAGCTAAGTAACCATGTAAATTCATAGCCCCTAATCCAACACTATGTAACTCATCATTTGCCTTCTTAACACCAGGAGCATTGGCAATGTTTGATAAATCAGATACACTTGTTAAAGCTTTCATTGCTAATTCAACGGTCTGTTGCATATCCTTGTTTTCCATGACGTTTACAATATTTAATGAACCTAAGTTACAGTTAATGTCACGTTTGATTTCATCTTCTACACCGTAATCATTGATGATTGAAGTTTCTTGTAATTGCATGATCTCCTGACACAGGTTTGATTGTTTGATCGTCCCCAAATCTTTAAGAGCATGGACTTTATTTGCGTTACCAACGTATGTCATATATGGATAGCCAGACTCAAATTGAGTTTTAGCAATATCAATTAATAACTCACGAGGGTTCAATTTACGTTTACGCACATGAGGATTTGCTACTAAATCATCATACATTTTATCGAAGTAAATATCATTAAACTCTAGCCCATATTGCTTGTAAACTGTATGAGGTGCGAATACATAATAGTCCTCACCCTTTTCTGCCAACTCCATGAATTTATCTGGTACTACTAAGCCAATTGATAATGTTTGTAAACGTGACTTCTCATCACCTGCGATTTGCTTGGTCTGCAAAAACTCTTGAACATCCCAATGGAAGATATTTAAGTTGGCTACACCTGCCCCAGCACGAGCACCTAATTGATTTACATAACTAAATGTATCTTCCATCAACTTCATAACTGGTACAACTCCACTTGCTGCACCTTCAACACCTTTGATAGCTTCACCACGAGAACGCAGGTTGCTAACTGAACAAGCTACTCCGCCTCCGATTTTAGAAAGTTGACCCATGACATTCATATTGTAGTTAATTGAATTTAATGAGTCTGCCATTTCTAATAAGAAACAACTAATCATCTCACCTGCGCGAGCCTTACCACTATTCATAAACGTTGGTGTAGCAGGCTGATATTCTTGCATAATCATAGCTTCTGCTAAACTCCAAGCAAAATCTTCATCACCTTGAGCTAAGAATAAAGCACAAGCAACAATACGTTCTTCATATGTTTCTAAATAATATTTCTTATCATTTGTTTTTAAAGCATATGATTGATAGAATTTTGAAATTGCCATATATGACTGGAACTTAAATCCATATTCATAGATATGAATAGTTAAGTTTTCTATAAAAGCAATGTCATACATTTTAAAGAAATCTACATAATAATTGTTCTCAATCAACCACTTAAAACGCTCTTCAATACCGTCAAATGGATATAGTTTTTTACATACTTCTTTCTTAAATTCCACAACTGCTTCTCGGTCTTTATCTAGTTGATACCAACCATCTTTCTTTTGCATTAATTCATTGTTTAATTTAATGTAGTTTTTCAAAAATATCAATCCTTTCTTATAAAAGACTTCCCAACCACCCAACCCATAATTATCACTTACATTTATTATTATATACTCTAGGTTTACAAAAGTCAACTAATTAATTCAACTTTTGTTAATATTTTATAATTCATCAAGTAGCATATGGTATAAGAATGTTCTCTTGTGTTTGATATTGCTAGTTCTAATAGCTCTATTGAGTGCTTTCGTCTCGAAGATGAAACTACACTTCTTCTTGGCTCGGGTTATACCGGTGTACGCTTGCTCTCTATTGAGCATCGTAAAATGTGAGTAATCTACACAGTAGATTAAATATGGGATTCCTGACCCCTGGCTCTTATGCGTGGTAATTGCATACCCTAAATCAATGGCTTTGAGGTCATCACCATCAAGCGTAACTTCACCAATGTTATAGAAGTCGACTACAATGATTTCTTCCTCTGCATTCACACTGACAACTTCACCCATATTTCCATTGAAAATATTTGGTTCAACTTTATAGTTGTTCTTACGATTAATTACCTTGTCACCTTTATAAATGGTATATGTCTCTTTGCCCACTCCCAACTCAATGCCATCACCACGTCTACGCTTTGGTAATACAATGTCTTGAATGAGTTGATTAACTTTATAACATGACGTACCATTTGACTTTGTAGGCAATACAACACCCACTTGTGATATGTCTTTACACTCTTGATACATCTCTTTGAACTCTCGAATAATCAAATCAATAGAAGGTTTAGTTTCACCTTTCTCACAACTAAATCCAATCATTTTCAAGTCTTGCAATTCACCTAAAATCTCTTCGCCAACCCAAGAGTCTTTGTATTGACATTTAGCTTCTGCAACACCGATTGAAAACGGAATGATACCAGACTTAGCACCTTGTCGGTGAATCTTATCAAATGTGACACAAGGTAAAATCTCACTATCAATAATATCTTTCATGATATTTCCAATTCCAATAGATTCTAATTGGTTGGTATCACCCAACATAACTAATTTTGATCCAGTTGGAATAGCTTCAAGTAGACTTAGGAATAGCGAAGCGTCAACCATTGAAGCTTCATCTAAAATAATCATGTTGTAATGAAGTGGATTATCCGCATTATGCACAAATCCTTTTTGTGGTTGATACTTCAATAATCGGTGAATTGTATATCCATCTTGCCCTGTAATGTCTGATAAATTGACCGAAGCCTTGCCTGACAATGCGCTTTGAGCAAATGAGTAAAATTCACCTTCAAGGCATGATAATAAACCTGCAACAGAGCTTGATTTACCCGCCCCTGCAAAGCCTCGAATAATCGTGACGTTATTCTCCATAATGGCAAAGACACCTTCTAATTGTCGTTCAGTGAATTGCCAACCTTGTTTAGCTTCTTGACGTTTGATACGCTTTAAAGCAGTTTCTCTGTCCATTTGAATATTGTTGTGACCACTTAGCAATCGCTTAATATGATAAGCAATATCTCGCTCGGTTTCATAATACTCCTTCAACGCAAAAGTATCATCTTCTGAACCTTGCATATAAATAACTTTCCCTTCTTCAACTAGCTTATCTAGTTCTTTGTCTAATAGGTTCATATCTTCCAAATTAAGTTGTTCAATAATTGCATCTTCAAGTAAATTCAATGTTGTATATGTATGTCCTTGCTCACCAATGGATTCAAGGTGATATAGAATAAATGCTCGAATGGTACGAGGATCATGTTCACCAATTCCTAGTAATTGAGCAATTTCATCGGCTTTAGAGAAACCAATGCCTTTGACCTCTTCTGCCAATATATATGGGTTCTTCATGATCTTCTCCAATGCCACGTCAGATGATTTGTAATGTTGTGTCAACTTGTGAGCCATATTTGGTGTCAAACCAAGTTTAATTAACTCTGCATGAGCACTACCACAATCCTTACACTCGATATATCGCTTAATCATCTTCTCGGCAGTTTTAACACCAACACCTTTGACTTGACATAAAGATTCAATATCCTCTTTATCAAATGCTTCAAATGGGTCATCTAATGCTTTATACATTTCATCAATTTGACGTTCCGTTAAGAATAAACTTAGAAAATCACGTTTATCCCCAATTGTCTTTAGTGGTCGATATTCTTGACTATATACAACTTCATATTGCCATTCATTGTATTTATCATTAAACACTTTCTTACCATGAACAATATAGGTTGAATTATCATCTCGCATTAAGACTTGATTCCCAATTAAGCTAACTTCACCTCTACCAAATTCAAATCCGTCTTCAGTTGCTTTCTCAACAATTTGAACTCGATTGATTTGCCAAGAACCCCCCTCAACATCTTTGAGTTTGGTCGGATAGAATCGTCTAATGAATTTGACTTTAAATTTATAAATTGTATCAGACACTCTCTCACCTCTCCTTATTAATATTACATTTAGTATTATATACTCTTGGGTTGTAAATTGTCAACTAAATGATGAATAAAATTTAAAAAGTTGAATACAATAAATATGAGCAATAAAAAAAAGATAGAGAATAATCCCTATCTAATCTTCAAAATGAATTGTTAAGATACCCAAAATGGCAAATAGCACATAATAAGTTGAAGTTGTAATCTCAACCCCAAATTGATGAAACATATCAATCGTCATCTCAGTGAATCCAAATAAACTTAAAACCCAAGCAACAACTAATCCACACAGTGCTTTAGATAACATATTTTTCCCCTTTTAAACTTATAAAATATTGATTTTACTTTGTTACTCGAATAGTGCCATCTGCTTCATATAGTGGTGATAGCCCACCACCATACCCACTTCTTACCCAAATATAATGAATCCCAGTTTCTATGTGTCTCAATTCATAATAGTTATTAAGACTACCTTTAACAACTATAAATTGATTATCAAACTTCGTGTCATATACATTTGGATTGTCTATTTCATTTCCATTGGAATCAACATACACAGTTTTTGTGCATCCACACAATAATATTAGTGTAAGAATTGTTATCAATCGTTTCATATCGTTCTCTCCTTACTCACAATCAATAGCACTAGTCATATCAATCCATGAAACAAACTCATTTGATTCAAAATCGTATTTCTCAATAGACCGAATCTCTCCACCTACATAATACTGTAACATTACGTCATATTCATTCTTGTAGGCTTGACCTTGTTTCTCCATCACTTGATATAAAAACTCAATATCTAATGGAGTGATAGCAGACAATACCACCGTTCCTCCATCCATATTAAACTTCTCTTTTGCAATTAACACAAATACTTCATTCATATATATCTCTCCTTAAATAATCAATTATTAACAGTTCACAATAAAGTAACCAACAAAGTAGACGAACACTAAGATGATAAATAACTCTGCTAAATAAAGTATGAGTAATATACCGTCTAGCAAACATAGTGTGCAAAATGGATTTCCTTCTCTATAAAAGAACAACCATTCTAACAAAACAAAAGAAGGTATATAATGTCAAGCCTACTGATGCAATTACTCCTAACCCTATAATTAGTGTAGCTATGTGTATTCTCTCCTATCGTAAATCTAAGATTGGTGTTGATTCACCTTGAACCATAGGTACTTCTCCAGACCATTTGTTGATATATTCTAAATCTAGTAACTCTTGAGTTAAAGACTCAGAGATTAAACGGTTTGCTTCTGCAGTTGCTTCTGCTCGAATTAACTCTGCTTGAGCTTCTGCTTCTGCTTTAATACGTTTTTGCTCTGCTTCGGCTTCAACTAGGGCAATTTGCTTTTCATTCTCTACTGCTTGTTTCTCAGCTTCTAATTTGGCTGCTTCAACTTCTTGTTGACGTTGAATTTTGCTGTTGATAGTTTGAGTAGTCTTTTCGTCTAATGAAATGTCAATGATATTTACCGTATCTACGTCAATTCCGTAAGGAGCAAACTTCTCTTTTAAGTGGTCTGTGATGGCTTGGTTAGCCTCTGTACGGCTACCTCCATATACATCAAATGTATCAAATTGACTTAATGCTTCTGCCACCCAACTCTTAACTTTAGAACGGATAAATGTATGTTCAATTTGTTCTCCAGTTTGTCCTTTAAACTTAGAGAAAGTAATTGGTAATTGCTCTTGATTAAATGAGTAAGACATTTCTACTGATACTCGCATTTGGTTATTATCTTTACCAATGGCAACAAAACTTTCATTGTCTTTACTTCCATCTCGTTCATCCGCACTTAAATAAATAGTTGTTAACGACACTGGGTATTTAGACACTTTTTGGAATGGTGATTTAAAGTTTAACCCCTGTCCTAATGGTACTTGGTCTTCAGTCACCCCACCATTTAAACTATAGACAATTCCTACATATCCTGTTGGGATTTTTGTGGTACAAGTAGTGTAACCCACTACTCCACCCACTGCTAATGTTAATGCTGTTCCACCTACAATTGCTTTAGTTTTTAAATTCATTGTCATTTCTCCTTTATAATATAATACTTTTCTTACTCTACTTCAATTTCGTTAAGAAATGGATTTCCCCACCCACATACTAGATAACGTCTATTTTGAATCCCATAATAATTTTCTTCAATTTCATACCCATATGTCAGATAGCTATACTCACTCTCTAGTTCCTCAAGAGCTTTATCAACCACATCATAATCAAATGATTTAATTGGGTCACCCCAATAATTAAACCAGAAGTATTTTGGACTGAAATCATACCATTTCTCACCATGTTTCATGGCTTGGTAACAACCACAAGCAATTTGATTTTTACACTTCTTCACATCTCTATTAAACTTACGTTGCTCCTTTTGCTCCTTCCTAATTCTCTTCTTATTATAAATTGCATTTGCTTCTTCATATGTATTTGGTAACATATCTTCACCTCTATTTACAATATTGAGTATAAACTTCTAGTGGCTCGTTCTCATAGATATATTCACAAGCCTTATTAAGAATCTCTGTTTGTTGTTCTGTTGGTTGCATTGCTTCTGCGCCCATATACACTCCTCCTAGAAAGACACAGAAACATAATACACCAGTCAAAATAGCTTCCATTATATTTCACTCCTTAACGATTTAATAATTGTTTAACGCCAGACATTTTCACCTGTGCTTCAAGTTCCAATTCTTTCAACTTGATTTGCTTATCAATCATAGCCATTTCATGTTCTTTCATTAATTCATAAGTAGCAACTTCAAAGGCTTGTTTGTTAGTAAGACCGGTATTCACTAAAGCCATGTATTTACCACAGATTTCGGATACGCTATCAATACCTTTTACAACTAAATCAGGTTGGAATGAGTAGAAATCATTCATATCAACCATCTTAATAGGATCAAGTACAATTGGTTGAGTATTTGGTTTAGATTCTTCAATCTCTTCTTCAAATTCTTCATCTTCCATTGTTTCTACAAGATCATCAAATTTAGCTAAAATATTGGCTAAACCTTCCTCACCAATCTTATCAATGATAGCGTCTAATACAGGTTGCAATTCTTTGTCATCTAACTCTTCACTCATTACCATAAATTCTAAATATGTCATACCGGTTAAGTCAATTTCATTTCCTTTAACAGTTACTTTAACACCTTCTAATTCTTTAATTACATCGTTTAATTTTACCATGTGTATTATCTCCTTTTGATTACATTTCAATAGTTCTGTCTTGCATTGCATAGTAAGCTTCTCCGTATTGCTCGTATGCTTTCTCATCTACTTTTACTTGTTTACAAAAGTAAATTGTTCGTCTAATCAATTGCTCTTTGAATAGCATATATAGATATCCATGTCCAGTGAATTTCTTACTCTCCTTGACAAACCAAAACGCCTCTTTAATTGTTTGCATATGTATCCTCCTACAAATTGACAATTTTGTGTGCAATACCCTTATCAACACACTCTTGAGCATTATACCAAATATCTGTGTTAGTTACATAAGGTCGTGCAATTTCTTCCTCTGCCATGTCTGTATTTGCTCGTAGGTAGTCATTGATTTTGCTTTCTAACATCTTGGTGAATCTCAAGTCAACTTCCATTTCTCGCACAGTTCCTCGTGTCATTGATGAGCCTTGGTGATTTAGCAAGAAAGCAAACTCACTAACCGTTCGATGATTACCACCACAAAATAGTACAAAGCCACACGACGCCGCCATGGAATTACAATGAGTATGCACTGTATAGCCAATCTCTTTTAGCTTTTCAATTACTTCAAGTAGTGAGAATAGGGCTAAGATAGAACCACCCTCAGTGCATAATGTCAATCGGATGTATAACTCTTCTTTTGGAGTATTCATTAGATTGTCATATGTACGAACCTTGTCTAGTAGATCGATAATCTCATAGCAATACTCACGAGTAAATGCTTTATTGAAATGAATATTTCGTGTTTCCAATACTTGCACAATATCGTTTGTCACAACTTGTTGCATAAGCATTGGGTTGTTCTTTGTGTTGTTCATATCTCTCACCCCTCATTAATACATTCAATGGCTTCTTTGATTGATAATCCATCAACCTCAACTAAATACTTAAATTCTGTTACCACATCTTGGGCAATCTTTTTAGCTACTTCAACATTTGAAGTATAAATATCAGATACTACAAGACTAACATATTTAGAGCTTAGACCATTTCTTAAAGTCGTGTGCTTAATTTCATTGTGCCAATTTACTTCTCCTTCCCAATGACGAACCCTCTCTACATTAAGTTTATCTCTGGATAAATCAATATGAATTTGATAATGTTTATATAGTTTAGTCTTTGGAAACTCTTGATTACCAAATGGAATAGCCACTACGTAGTGCCTGTCCCAACAAACAGCATTACTGTCTTGATTGTGATAGTAGCAATATTGCTCTGCCTCTTCCTCTGTTTTAAAATAGCATTTAACATCCCAATCAGAATACTTTCCAGTAAATACGGCATAAATCATTTTCATATCTCTCACCCCTTAAATACTTTCATTTTGAAGTTATCATGTCGCCTCATATTACCTTGAGTCATGGTCTCGTAATAATTGTTGTTAAATGTCAGGTCTTTCTCAACATTGGCTTTATTGCGTTTGTATGTATTTATTACTTTGTTTACTACATAGGTTTGACATTTTGAATGACAACCTACATAGCGTTTAGTGCAATCTTTGCAACACTTCATTTTACTTCTCTCCTTATCTCTCTTGATTACATTTACTATTTTATACTAGAGATTGACAAAAGTCAACCTCCAATATATAAAAAGTTTAAATTAATCTTCGATTCGATATCTCTCTTCCTGTGTTAGGCAGATGCCGTCATCAAATAGCTTCTCAATTTTAGCTGTGCTATGACTCCATAAGCCGGAATTTCGATAGACCTTTGCTCTGAACACCTCACCCACACGAATACCACGCACCATTAACAAAGTACCCCTTTGGAAAAATGACTTTTCAACAGTTTTATTTTTACCTGTTTCTTCATCTGGAATTGAAATTGATCTATCATAGAAAGCAAATTGACCAGATTGATATTTACAATTAACAACTCCACTTTCAGTAAGAAGTGTTAAAATTGATTTGTTCTTATTCTTACCTAATACAACTCCACAAATTTGCTCAATTTTAAACTTAGGAATCTTGATGACTTCACCAGTTTCTTTATCAACCTTTTCCCAATAGTCTTCAACTACTGGTTCGGTAGGTAAGTCATGGAAATTAGAAATATTATAGTATTCCTTGTTGATATGAGCTAATTCATGGTCGCTATGATACATAGCTAGACTTTCAAATTCCCAAGTGGCTTGTGAACCTTGCATATGGACATTTTTAACGTCTGTAAACAATGATTCATTGTAGGCTTGTAATAAGTCATCACTACGCATAAAATCCAATAGACGGGCAATCTTGCGTTTATAGACACCTTCAAACGAGTCTTTGCTTGTAGCACCACTTTCGACCCAAATGGCATTCGGATAGTAGTCACCATTGTCTTCTACATACTCCCAATGTTTCCCTTGTTGCAATTCTGGGAACATGTTGAAGAAAGCATCCACGACTTCTTGTGTATCTACCTCATCTACTCCATCTAGTAAATACCACTTTTTAGATTTAGTAACTTTATATCCATTTTCTTTGTGGAATGACAAATCACCATCATTAACTTTCTTGCCTTGTCGTAGATATTCTCTGAAATCATAGTACATTAATTCATCATCATAATCACTAGGGATTAACCCACGATTGATTAATTGATCTAAATTAGATGTGGTGATTGATTTCTTATCTGGGTATTCCATATGTAGATATTCTTCTAACACTTCTTGACGAGTCTTGTTAGGCTCAACAGTATCGAATGCCCCGCCTTTAATTAAGTTAATCATTTGTTCTTTACTGATTAATGCTTTCTTTTGAACCTTACCTTCTTTAGTCTTGACCTCTTGTTTAACTAAATGCAATCTATCATGAAAATCCTTCATTGAGGTATATGGTCGATTAGCCATGATAATTTCAGCAGTCTTATTATTGATTGAGGAAATACCTTTTAGACCATAGATGATTGAATTTGTTGATTCATCTGGTTTAAATCCAACAATAGCTTTATTAATATCTGGCAAGGAAATGTCTACGCCTTGTTTTTGAAGTGTTGCAATAGCTCCACCCATTGCACTATTGTCTTTTTGACCTTCTTTGCTTTCCCCATCTTCTTGCTCTTTCTCTGTTGCTCCACTTTCTGTAAGTAATACAGATGTATTCCAATAAATAGGTGGATATTGAGTAATAAAATTAGCTTCTTGTAATGCAATCATGCTATAAGGAATACAGTGATGTTTGCTGAATCCATCGTTGACACCCCCTCTTTCGAGGTACTTTAACACTGATTTAACAGTGGGACTAGACTATATCTTCTTATGTGTTTATTAATTATAATATATTTTAGCAAAGACCCATTTATAACCCCACACTGTCTTTCGTTTTCCTAAACAACAGTGAGAGATTGCCCCATTATCTCTTTTGCCAAGCTCTTTGTAAGCTTCAGTTATTAAAGGGTAATGTTTGATAAAATTACCGTTTAAATCGAGTTGAACGCAACCATCTGAGCATAGCCATTTATTATAAACATCTTTAACTGGCTCATTATCAATACCAACTCTTCTCCATTGATACCCATAATGCACTCCACCATCAAAAACAAGCTTATTGTTATATTGATTCTCTCTAATACCCAATTGTCTCATGGCTTCACTTATTGAAATATATCTGCCTATGTATTCACCTTTTAAATCATATACATCAACTTCTTTTTGATGTGAACATAGATTATTGTTCATGGCATGACGCATATTTTCTTCGCCAGTGCACCACTCCAGATTATCAACATGATTATTCTGCTTATTTCCATCTATATGGTTGACATAGTGTTTATTCTCTTTATTTTCAATAAAATACTCAGCCACCAGACGATGTGCATATAGATAATATTTATTTGAATCGCATACTATGCAATATTGACAATACCCAGATTTCTTATTGATCTTTGGAGTTAATACACCTTGTGTTTTCCAATGTAATTTATCAATTCTTCTACATCTTCCCCATGAAGATATTTCATATAATGTTTCTTTGCTTTCGATACATACTCTTTTCCACTCTTCCAAAAATTTTATTCCTTTCCTATACACATAAGTTGTGGCGCTTCCAAATGAGGGATTTCACCTCAAATGTACTCCCTTTCGAGATAGTCGTTGCACCTTCCTCAATTCTGAGGCTTGGCACAGGATTGTCATATATCTAGTAGATACTTAGAGTTCCCCTGTTAGCTTGTCAATTAACACTCATTTCCTAGTGCTACTTAAACGTTTGACAAACACCCTATATTTATAGGTTCACCACAAATGGGCTATTTGCTTAACCCTAATTGCATGGCAATTTGAACTTCCATAACATATTCCAACAACACTCTACGAGTACCTAATTTAGCTCCTGCTTCATAGAACATCTTTTGAGACTTATACACTTTCTCTTTATTCTTCTTACTAATGTTCTTGCGTATATCGTTGGCTTGTGGAATGTCAAACCCTGCAATACGTTTATCCATACACAAGAGCATCATACCTTCTTGTGAAGATAACGTACCAAAATCTTTGTCCAAATGTTCGTGCATGATTTTACGTTCTTCTTCATTTAATCCGAAGTCAATCATCTCTTGTTCCCATTGTTCGGGATGTTCACGAAGTCGGATATAACGTTCTGCTGGTTGTTCTCCGTCAGAAGCGACTAATCGCATAAGCGAGTTTGTATTTGTTAACTCAACTAATGAATGTGGCTTAATTGTTAATAAAGTCTTCATTCCTGTTAATGTCTCGTATTGAAACGCTTTAAGCAATTCACCATTACCAAGAACTTCAAATAATTCACTCTTATTAAAATCTAATACATTAGGATGAATGCTATGACGGTATGTTTCTTTCAATGTTTCCCTCTTCTTGATATGCCCATACTCAACCAATAACTCCATAGTTTGTTGAATCATGCTAACGGCTTCAGTTTTGAGGTAGTCCAGCTTCAATCCACCACAAGCTTCACAATCTTCAAGGCTAAATTGAGTGGTGATACTACCATTTTTAGCAACCATCAATGGCGAACAATCAAGAATGTCTAAGCTTGGGATGACCCCTGAAGCATGAATCCCTCTAGCTGAAATTAGCCCTTCTACACCTTTCAATACTTCAAATAATCCTTCATATTTCATAACCTCATTAATAAATTGTTGATGCGGCTCGAATCCCTCTTCTTCGTTACCGTACCACATATCTTTAAATGTTCGTACAGTTCCTCGATCAACTGGAATCAAACTCGATAGATACATACCAATATCATTGCTAATCCCTAAACCTCGACAAGCCGTTTGGATAGCAGATTTTAGAGTTTCGGTTTTATATGTACCAACATGAACTAAATCTCCACCAATACTTTGCATATAGTCACGACTTTTAGCAAATACAACATCTGCTTTAAGTGAGTTAATATCAATATCAATATCTGCAAGAGCAGGTTTTGATTTATGAATAAATCTCCAATGCTCAAGGTCTAAAGGTTGTTTTAATGGATTGATTTGCACGATTTCAAGCAAATAATTAATCAGAACAAGTTCTCCCAAAGTTTCCTTTGGGCTTGGACTATATCTTCAACTCAATGAAGTTGCCCTGCTCTTGGGAGTGTGGTTAACTCACCCCTACTCTACTAACTTTAAAGCTTTCGATAGTCTCTACATTACTTTTCTATTTTCCATCTATAGCCATATCTTACTTGCTTCGATTGTATTCCCTGTCTTATTGAAGTAACAAATATTTTATATGTTGTACTGGTCAAACCTCTGGCAATACAATGATTGTAGGCTTCTTGTCTGTTGTTAAAAATCAATCGTTCCTCACTATTTTCAGCAATAATTGTCACTTGCTCTATCATTGCCTCTGATAGCTTTTTCTTATGATCTTCGGATTTTGGTTTTCCAGTTAATGACTTAGAAATATTTTCTTTCCAAGTGTCTGTTTTTTCAATCGATTTCATTTTTTCTATGGTCTCTGGCTTGTGTTTACTACCCATTCTTCTTTCGATGTGATTTCTTCTTTGCTCTTCAGTCCATTTTAACCCTAGTTTCTTCTGGTTTCACTCAACTTTGCATTTTGTTCAGGTGTTCTTTTCTTACCTGTATTCGCCACCGAAATTTTTTGTTTTATTTCATCAGATAGGGCATACCCCTCCCCGCCAGGAGTCATATTGTAGTGTTGCGGATCTAAGTATGTATTGTACTTGGCAATGTAATATACTTCTCTTTCAAGTGCTTCTTCTTCGGATAAACCTTCTTCTAGAATCTCCCACCTAAACACTTCTCTAGGGTATTTTCTTAGGGCGTGACAAAAAGCTGATTGTCTCCCTCTTTTGCTATCCGTATAATGTTTCCTTTTTCTTTCTTTTAAAGTTGAATTTGTTTTGCCAATATACATATGCCCATTAATTTCATTAGTAACCAAATATACCAAACTCATGTGCAGTCCCCTTTCTTTTGCAAGAGGAAAAATAGAAAAATAACACGGTATTACCACTATCCTTATTACAGGACTTAGGCTCTCTTACCAGACATCTTACGTCTATGACCGTTAGCCTTACTATTTATAAGACACCGTAGAACCACTACGTTCACAGGGTTTTTACTGAGCCTTGCTTAACCCAGCTGCCGAACCACGAGAGATACCTAGAATTGAATTAGCATCATTCCAAATAATATCAATGAATTTATTCATGACAATAAAGTATGCACTCATGTTGTATCCTGCTAACTCAGAAATACCTAAAATCTCTTCAAATTCTTGATCCAATCGTTTAAACGTATCCCACCATTCTTCTTTGCTAGGGATTAAAAATTCATCACTAGCACCTTTCATACATAAAGACATTAAATACCCATCGTATAAATTCTTGCTTTCCCAAGCGTCTAAACAGTATTTAAACTCCTCGTGGTTATCATAAAGCATATCTAGTATTTCTTCATTTTGAAACCACTCATCTTCTGGTGACAAGGGAATTTCACAAACAATCTGAGATTTGTTAATATTATATCCTTTGACACTCTCCTTAATCTTCCATGTATTCATGATACATTCATCAACAAACTCTTCACCAAGATAGAAGTCTAAATATCCATGTAAATCTTCACTTGACATGATATAAGTAGTTTGATAAAACTCGTCAACCTCTCGCACTCCTGCTTTGTCTTCATCATTATCAGAAGTTAAAAATGCCTTATGTATTGCTCGATGATCGGCAGTTAAATAGTGAGCATCTGTTGCGATTGTGGCTTGATAACCACTATCACGAATCCAACTATTTACAATCTCTTGCTCTGTGATAATCTCTTCTCCATTTTCGTCATACTTACGATAATGAGGTTGCATTTCTAAGTAGAAATTCTCTTTGCCAAACACGTCTTGACACCAAGCGATAAAATCCTCTGCTTTATCATATTCTTCGCTTAATACATGTTTTGCTAAGTAACCACCTAAACAAGCACTAGTTGCAACTAAATGACCTGGATTAGTACCAACAATTTCTTCAAGATCGGTATAGAATGTCGGTTTGCGTTCAATACCTCGCCATGTAAAAATTCGCATCCAAGCACGAGTTGATAATTCCTTCAATTGTCGATAACCAATATCATCTTTAGCCAATAGGATAAAGTGGTAAAATGGCACTCTCTCCTTATTTGCCATTTGTTGATTCATTTCATCTTCATCAACCAGATAAATCTCATTTCCAATGATAACTTGAAAATCCTCTGGCAGTTCACCATTTGCTTTCAATTCCTTGCAAATTGATAAATGCTTATTAACTCCACCTAAACTCTCATGATCTGTAAATGCCACTGCTTTCTTGCCTAAACTAGATGCGTATAACATTACATCTTTGGGTTTGTTGGTTGAATCTTTAAACCCAGAAATATTTGAATAATGTGTATGCAAGTGTAAATCAACATGATAATCAATCTTCTGTGTCATTGTTTCCTCTCCTCTCACTTATCTTACATTTGATATTATACACTCTATAGTTGATAAAAGTCAACTAAAATTGAAAATAAATTGAATAAAATTATAAAATGGTGAATATAATAGTAGCAAAGTGAATATAATATAAAGTGCAAAAATAAAAGAGTTGGTATAACCCAACTCTTAGTATGTATTATTTTTATTGAACACCGTCTTCGCATAATCCTTTGAAAATATGTTTAATTACATCAACAGTCCAGCCATTCCCCAGTAGTTTGCCTGCCTCGTTTTTGCTTATTGTTGAGGTGTAACCAATTGGCACACCTTGTAACTTTTCACATTCTTCTATCGTTAATTTTCGATATGACTTGTGATCGCTTGTAATATTCAGGTCGAACAGAGAAGCACATATTGTGGGGCAGTTTCCCTCAATATCGTAAACTCTACCTCGTTGCCAAGTCTGCTTCCCTTTGTTGTCTCTAGGGTTGATGGTTATAATCCCATCAAAACTTGTAGAAGGGTTGTACTCAGTTCTTGTTAGAAAGAAATCCAAGTTTTTATCAAACGGAATGGTTTCATCAATTACATCTTTAAGTTTTATATCTTTTTTTAAGTAGTCACCCAATGGAATATTAGTCCAATAGTATCTCTTTCTAATGTGACCAGTGAAGTAACGACTATCAATAAATACTCGCTTCACACCCATTACATTATCTATCTCGTCTGCAATTTCATCTTTCATCCTTACGTTTTCAAGTAAGAAATATTTAGGATTTACTTCATTTTTAATTCTAACAAATTCAAAGAATAATTTACTTCGTTCATCATCAAAATTTAATTTTTTACCTGCAATGGAAAATCCTTGGCATGGTGAACCACCTATTAGTAAGTCCACTTTACCAACTTCCCATTCCCCGTTTTCTGAATATAATACCCCATCTTTATAGTGGACTTTCGTAGCATCTCCCAACTGAATCGTATTTGGGAAATTCTCTTGTGTAACTTTGATAGCATTTTTATCAATTTCACTTGCGTAATAATTTTCTACTTCAATGCCCAATTCTTTCAAAGCAATTTGTCCGCAACTCATTCCATCGAACAGACTTAAAACATTCATATTCTTTTTCTCTCCTTTTAAACTAAAATCTACGTCTACGTCTTGCCCCATTTACATCAACTGGTTTGGTTACAAATTCTTTAACACTCACTTGTGGATATGATTTACCATTAAATTCATTGACTTCAAATGTCCCAATGATAGTTGCTTCAATCTTCTTGTTACCTACACCATCTGTACCAATCCCACGAGTTTGCTTTGCACTCTCACATACAAATTCTTTATAAACATCAGTAGAAGTGAATGGTCGCACAAAAGTAATCTCCTCACCATTGATATTGGTAGTAAATTTGAGCATGGTCTGAGTTTTACCTAATCGTTGAACATCGGCAGTCTCAATGACGATATTTTTCACTACAAATGATGGCTTCTCCATGCCTTTACCACCAAACATTGACATAACTTTACCAACTCGCTCAATATGACGATTTTTAAGTTTAGTAATGTCAATCTCCATATCAACATGATACACAGGTGATAAATCTTGATCTTTTAATTGCTCATTGCACCATTGTTGAAGTAGTGGAATATTGTCCATTTCAAACGAAAGACCTCCGGCATTAGAATGTCCCGCAGTCCCTATTAATCCACTTGAACTCAACCATTCGCTTAGATTCTCAATAGGAAACTTATCATAATTCCTAAAGCTCCCACCTTCACCATTCAACATTAATACAGGTCGCATATATTCTTGTGCCAATCTATTAGCAACCAAACCACTATGACCATCTGCAATCTTGTTAGTAGCATTAAAGATGATGACTGGATTGTTATTTAACCCCAATTGCTCAATTTCATCTTTAATCTCTTTTAACTCTTTCTTAACACTTCTGTCTTGAGCGCCTTTTAACGACTTGGCTCTACGGATAATATTAGCTTGTAAACTCTCCTCAATAGGAGTCTTATCTGGGTTGTCTTTTGTCTTCTTCAACGGTTGGTAAACTCGTGTTTCAACATGATTAGTTAATGCTTTAAACAAGTCATATCTGTCTTGCAAATCACCTTGTCGGAAAATTGCATTGATGATAGGAGCTACGTCCCAACCAATTGTATCAATAGTTGGATTAGATACATCTTTACGAGATGATACATCATCTAAAATAGCTTGAATTAATAAATTGTCTTTACCAAACTCTTTCAATCCTTCAAGCACTAAAAAACGACTTTCAAAATCACGCATATCTACTAAATCAGCAACCATGCCTGTTGCAACTAAATCCATATATTCATGTGCATTAGGTTTTAATCCCAATTCTTCAAAATAACGATACTCAAATTCGTCTAGGAATTTGTATACAACTCCTGGGGCAGATAAAGTTGGGTTCGGATATTGCCCATCTTGGTTATTGATAACACAAGCAGGTGTATCACTAATGTCAACATCAATTTCATGGTGGTCTAAAATGAGTAAATCAATCCCCATTCCATCTAATACTTTATGCCATTTAACATCACTAGATGAGCTATCTGGTGCAATCATTAAATTCGTATCTTTAGGAATACGAGATATAATATCCTCATTCAATCCATGTCGTTTACCCTCATTACAATCGAATGTCAAAATTGCATTTGGGAAGTTACGTTGAATCCATAGATAGACAAAAGAAGCACTCGTAAGCCCATCAGCATCGGTATCTATGAAAATATGAATATGTGGACTCTCTTGATTCAAATGAAAATTAAACATCTCTAATCCAAAGTCCATATTCTTTAATAAATTAGCATCATGAATAACATCCTCTTGCAAGTTTAAGAAAGTTGTAGGGTCATTAACCCCACGAACTTCCAATAGTTTATGTAATAATTGCTCCTCACTTAAACGGTCAATATTAGTGTTTAATCTTGCTACATATTTCATCTATTCACTCTCCTATCGTTTAATATATAGACTTTCTGAAACATACTCTTTGTTTGAAGTACCAATCACTCGTCTAAAACTACTGTTGCCACTGTATAAATACTCATGCTCGTCATAAACATCTGTGGGAACATCGTAAGTTATGTCAATGGTTGAGGTTTTACCATCAAAACTTAGCATATAAGAACAAGGTTGATTTCTCATCCAATCCCACAATTTGTCATATTCGATTGCCCCATAGTACATTCCTTTGGTGTTTGCATAAGGTGGGTCTAAGTAGATAAAATCATTCTCACCCGCTTGAATCTCGTCATAACCTCTATGTATAAATTGAACATTGTATTTATTTAAAACTTCGCCCCACTGAAATACAATTCCTTTAAATGTTTCTGGCTTAATTCCATCTCGTGTCACATAAAACGAGTTGTTAAACAACCCATCTTTATTGTATCTAGGCATACCGTTGGTCGTTGTTCGCATAATAAACATAAAATCACAAGGGTCATGTTCTTTATTGTAGCGTTCACGAACCATATAATAATATTGTTTCTTACGCTCTTTATCATCATCAATATTTAATTCATTCCACATTCTCGTATATGATTCAATAACTTTACTTGGGTTGGATTTAATCAGATTCCATAAATTGATTAACCCTTCGTTTACATCACTGCAAATGTAATTTTTAAATTTTAAATCACTATGAAGCAATTGAAATAGAACTGAACAGCCACCGCAAAAAGGCTCATAATATGTATCATAGTCTTTGCTTGGTATTTTTGAAATAATTGCCTCCGACTGGCTTCGCTTACTTCCACTCCATTTAATAACTGGTTGAAATTTCATACACTTCCTCCTATACTCCAAATAATTCTTCAAAATCTTCATCAACATCTGAAATAGTTATTTTCTTCTTCATAAGACTCTCAAACATTTGTTTGCCCTTGTCACAGGGAGCATCCTTCATGTCCAGCTCATTATCAAAGTCAATAATTAAATTAACCGTCATGTAACTATGTAATAGCTTACAAACCTTCTTTAACTTCTCAAAGTAGGAAAACATCAATTTCTGCTCTTTTGTGCCATTGTATTCCTCACCATAGTATTCTTCACAATACTCTTTATCCCAAGCAATGGTAACTTCACTCACGCCTAACTTCAACAATTCATCTCGGTGAACATGGCTAAAATTTGTACCATAGGTTGCTAATGCAAAACACTCACCTTGATAGTAGCTATCGACAACCATTGTTGACTTCTCACCCTCAAAGATAATAGCTTTACGTTTGGCTCTAATCGTGTGTTGATTCTCATATAGTCCATATAGGGTAGTAGAGGTGGGGAATCTGTAAGACTCCCCTTGAAATTCAAGTGGCATATACTTGAACCCTCTCTCTACTGTTTGTTCATCAAAATTGCGAACTCGGATGCCTATAAGCTTACCATCTAAATTGCGAACTGGGATAATGGCTCTGTTGTGATTGTGGTCAAATCTAAGATCAAACTTCTCTGCTGTGTAACCATCAATACCTTCTTGTTGCCAACAAAGAGGGTAAACTTCATCAAATCGACTTAATACACTATCGTCATAGAAAGTTTCAATTCTACGTGTTTCACGTATCTTACGATTGTGAATACTCAAGAAGTCCATATCCTTGTTTTCTTCAATGCCTAGATTTAAACCTCTCACTTTCTTACGAGTATTAACATTTATCCCCAATACTTTACCAATGGATTGCATAGCTTCTTGAAAAGTGTAGCCACTCAACTCAACTAACAAGTCAATTAGATTACCATGTGTACCACAAATGTAGCAGTGGAATTTACCACCATCTTCACCTTCATAGTAGTAGAGTTTGTAATTGGCACTGCCATGACAAGCAGATTCAAATATTACATTCCCTTGTTTATCATGTATGTAGTTTAGATTATACAGCTCGGTTAATATATGTATAACATCATCTTTAGTTAATTTCTTTAATAAATCCTTTACCTCCATAGGGACTCCCCCCTAGTGTCTTCTACTTTTCGCTCTACCTAATCGTTTTGGTTGTTCAATTATTTCACCAGTTTCTTCATCAAATGGAAAGTCTTCATAAATCTCAACCGTATCTGACTCTAATTCATCTAGTGGGTCTGGATCACATTGCTCTACTCCGATTTCATCGACTTCGGTTGGTTCAAAATATTTTAGATTTGCTTTTGGTAATTTCTTACCTTTGTAGTTCCAATCAGTAGCAAACAGGTCAATTGTTCGCATATTGCCTAAATCGACATATTGCCAAATCTTAATCATCGTATCACGACCACCACGATTCTTATATAGGTTGATAACCATGTTCGGAGTGTAATCACATTTTTGGGATAATTCCTCAACATTCTTTAATTCCTTTTCAGTTGGACGGAAACAAGTGATCCCAATATCTGCCCTCATCTGCAAAGACTTGGCATCCTTAATAGCAGAAGAATCTCGAATATGGTAATCTTGACGTGCATTATCAGAAACCTGTGTGTATGCTTCAACATAAATATCAAACTCATTTGCAATTGTTTTTAATTGAGTTGATAAGTTGAACAATACCATGTCAGGTCGAACTTGCATACCTTTGGTTTGAGCAGCATACTCGGCACTTAAATTTGGTGTCAACTCTACATAGTCTAAAATGAAAGCTCCGATATTATGTTGACTAACATATTGCTCTACAATTTGATAAATGAAAGCACAGTCGTAGTTTGGCTCATTCTCTAAGTAAATTGGAGAGTTTTTAGAAATCTCCTTTGCTCGATTGACACGTTCTAGCTCCTTATCTGTTAGTTCCCAAGTTTTGATTTTATATTCATCAACACCACTAATAGTTGATAGGATAATTGGTTCAATCTCTCTATATAAATCCATCTCTGTACCCATGTATAAAGTAGGCACTGTTTGTCCATATGGGTTAGGCACGAAGTCTTTAGCTTCTTCATCCCACATTTCTTCACATGATAGAATACACAACTGCTTGACACCAATGCGAGTTTTCAGTTTTGTTATCGTTAGGCTTTTTATCCCAACTTCTTACGATTTACCATCAACGTAAGCTCGGCATATATTTTCTTGGTATTTACATACCGCTATGTAAATAATAGATTGTCAAGGGGAACACTCGTGGCAGGATTATATTCTAACTCTGTCAGTTTCACCTACTATGCTCTACGGTACTAGCAAGATTTTGCTCTTATTAGTTACCTCGGTATTATCCATATCAAAGGAGGACTTCTACCGATTTTGCTCCCTACTCACCTCATAGATACACTAATCTACATTCTCTATGAAGGGCAATACTAAATCATAGTTTCGTGTTAGATGTGTTTCATATGATTTAGTTTCTACCAACTCCACTGTCTTTGGAAATAACACTAAATGCCCTACGTCTTGCCCCACGTACCAGTCCATCTAAAATAGGACTAACTGTTCGCCAACCATACTCTGGAGCTTGTTTAAAACTCTCTAACAACTCATCAACACCCTCACCTGCTTTACGTGAGTTTTCAATTCCTCTTCGGGTATAGCTCCCACGAATTGCAGACATCTTGGTTGTATAATGTTTAATCAGTGAGTTTAAGTCCATTTTATAAAATGCTTGTCGTTGCTCCTCTAAATATGAGCTTTCAATTTCTGTTTCGTCTAAAATATCGCTCACATCGAACCCAATCGAGATCATGTCTCGTAGGTAAGAGTATTTTTGAACAATGCCATGATAATACTCATAGTTGCTTAAATTAGCATCTTCAATTAATGCCAAAATCCATTCAGACATATCATCAATTTCAAAGAAACGATTGTAAGCCAAAGTTGAGTTGGCATATAGATAGTTCTCAACATCTCCCAATGTAATTTCATTTAGCCCATTGTCTGCCAATCCTTTAATTGTTTCAAATAAGATACGATGATTCTTATTTAAGAAGTAGTTAGCTTCTAGTTTATACGTCTTTGAATTTACTAGAGAAGGGTTGAGCATCAGACAACCCAACACCTTACAAGATGAGCGTGGACAGTAATATCTATTTAAAACACTTTTACTATTCTTCATTAACCCCATATGTTTCCTCTCCTTAATCAATCAATGTTTCATCATTTACTATATCGTCTAAGAATACTCGTCTCTTCTGTTTTGGAGTGATCCTTCTCTGGTTTGAAGCGTATATTTCAATAACTTCATTTTCAATCTCAAACTCAACATTATGGTCGTATGCCTCGTCATAGGTTTTGAAGAATTTCATAGCTTTGAACTCCATGTAAGGGAATATCCCCACAACTCCATATTCTTCACTAGGTTGCATTTTCTCAATCTCATATGCGTATGTCAGCAATCTATCGAGATACCACCAATCCCATTTATTATTACTCGACTTGGAATCTTCAATCATTTTCTTTAGTTGTATCCATTCTACTTGAGTCGGTGGTCTGCCAATCACTTCTTGAAAATGCAGATAAAAATAATGTTGCTCAACTACGTCTTGAGGATATGATTGTTCAAAGCAATCATAACAATAATTCTTACGTTTGAATTTTATAATATCTACACTCTGAAATTCTTTGGTGCATACGCAACACTTGGCTTGTTTACCCATCATATCACTCCCTTTCTTTACATTTAATATTATACGCTACAAGGTTTATAAAAGTCAACCTCTTAGTCAACTTTTGTAAATTTAGTTTGTAAAATTTCAAGCGTTAGTGGAATTCTCTTGACCGAAGCTCCAATAAGTACGCCACCCTCCCCTTTGCTCATTAATTTATTTTTCCATACCAAATACTCATGCCCTACTTCATCTCTAAAGAATGCTCCATCTTCCGACTTTAACACTTCTTCCAATGTATGTGTCTTGTTCTTTTTAGCAATGCTAATCTCAATATCTTTGTAGCTATTAAAAATTGATTTCTGATAGGTACTTTCACTATTCCAATGATCGTCAGAAAAATGCCAAACTGGTTTTAGTGCTAGATAATCATCGTTTTCAAAGTCTAATCGAATGCAATCAATATCATTATACTTGTTCACTTGTTGAGCAAATGTATATTCAGCACCATAACCATCAGCTTCAATCTCACCATTATCAATTACGTGACATTCAATTTCGCATCTGTCGTCATCAAGAGAATTGATACTTAATGATTCAAAACATTCAATAGGAACGTCATACCATTCCATATTTTCAAAGCCAAAACTAATTGATTTAATTAATTTGATCTTCCTACCTTGTTGGATTGCATAACGACTTGATTTTGGTCGTCCTTCATATGTAATAAATTTATTATTCATATCCCTACCTCCTGCGTATTTCTTACATTTATAATTATATACTCATGAGATAATATAGTCAACCAAAAAGTTGATAAATTTAAACTTTTTATGTATAAAATTTGATTGGGTTGCATATACTATGTGTGGGTGGTAAAGTGGGTAAATTAAAAGAGAGGTGGTTAGCCTCTCTTAGTGGTTATGAAATTGTCTGTTCAAGCACTCAACACTCCTTTATCATCTTTGTACAGGTGTTTATCTCTTCTCCAATCTTCACTATCCAAATAGTAAAAACCAAATCTACCACCCATTTTTTGAGAGTCAATAAAGTGTAGCTTCCCATCACTTGTACCTCGTTCTCCCCTACAAAGTGTAGCAATGATGCGCTCACCGTAGTTGAAAAACTGGGAACACAAGACTACACTATCATATCTCCCTATTACTCTATTATCTTTGATTACCACAACTGCCTTAACTGTTTTTGACCCATTCCTCTTACCATTCTTTTTCATCTCTTCTTTGGCGTCATATACACACAACCCCAGCTCGTTACCTTTTTTTAAATATCGTATAACAGAATCTCTTGAAATAGAAAATTCTGACATTAAAGAATGGATGCTGTTTCCATTGTTAAATGAGCTAATAACCGCAATGACTATACTATTCTCACTTTTCAAAGAAATATCTTCCCAATCTATCTCACTCAAATCAAATAATTCACTCAATTCACTTTCGTAGATGGACTTTTTGATCCATTCCATCTCTGACTTTCTACAATCTAAAACAACATATTTTAAATCTTTGCCTAGTTTCAATTGAGCCAGCATCCATTTATTAATATCATTTTCATGTTCTTCTTCATATGACTTCCAATTTGGGTGTCGTCGTTCGTTGTAATGTTGTTTACCATGTGTTTCTATAATTAAGTTGTAAGAAGGAATATAGAAGTCATATTTTGCTTCATGTAATGGTTTTTGGACTATAAACTCCACTCCTAATTTCTTTAATAAATTCCCCACAAACTTTTCTGGATAAGAGATTCCATCTTTGCACAAATTGCAAGAAAAACCTCTCTTTATTAACTTATCAATCTTCATACTCTTTTGAAAACCACAATGAGGGCATTTCATTTTCACTCTTTTATGACTACACGCCTTGTAGGTCTTAGCAATGCCTGGTTCTACAAAATATTTAAGAGAATGAGGATGTGTTGTTGCTACATCATCTACTCCGACAATTACATAATTACCGCCCTTAATTCCTCCATGGCATCCATTTGGACAAACGGTTTGCTTCTTTTTAAAATTTCTAACCATTAAATCTTTCTCTTCTCCACAACATCTGCATCTGTACCAAGCACGCCGTGAAGAGGGGTTTCTATTTAAACGTTCATACTCATCCTTACCCATCTTCCTAACAAATTCCCAATTCTTTAGATTTGTTTCATGTTTCTCTGTTTCTGTCACTGTGTTCTTCTCCTTTTGGTATAGTGTAAAAGAGAGGGATGTCCCTCTCAGAAGTTTGTGTATTATTTGTTTTCCATAAAGAATTTTAAATCATCATAGATAGTTTGAACAGTTTCCATTTGACGAGAAGTTAATTTCTCTAATGATTCAACTGTTTCTAAAGTGTTTAGCAGTATGTTATCAACCTCACTCCCTAAACCTTTAGAATCTGCTTCATCTAAGATTTTATAGATTGTATCCATTGCTTCATCAAAGCTTAATTCAAAATTACTAGAATATAATGCTTGAGTATCTTTGAATGTTCCTTCTTCTAATCCATCACGATCAATTTGCTCTTGAATACCTTTTCGCAAGGTATCTTTTAAGTTCTTAGCTGTAAACTCTTCAATGAAAGGTTCAACATAAGGGAAACGACAACGAGCAAACCCATGTTCACTATCGGTTAAGAAAGCAGAAGATTTGATAGTTCGACCATTTTCATCCTGTCCATTAGAAACTAATAAGCACACTACATCACTGACATCACGAAACGGACTTGCAACCCTGTCAGACTCTTTAAAATCCGCATAACCATCTTCACTTACTTTTGTGTGAGCTGTGTAGATCACAGTGTACCCCACGGAAACAAGTTGAGTGATATCACGATGGATTAATTGTTTTAAGAATGACCATGCCTTACCATGCGGTACTGCTGACATATCAGACACCCCAAAGTTATCTTGCGTATATAAAGTAGCATATAAACCTAAGTTCTCCATACCATCTACAAGAACAACGATTTCTTTATCTGTATTCTCTAAGATGTTTAATAGCTTTTTATTCGTTGTTAATGTACGAACGTGTTTACGGAAGTCCGCATAAGAGCGAGTTCGTAAAATTTGAGCTTTAGATGATACAGCAGTTGCTCCACGCTCCAATGGAATTACGAATGTAAAATCACTCATTTGAGATGCAACTGTTGTCTTACCAGTTCCATTATGCCCAAGCAACCCAATAACCATTCCTTTTGTTTCTGTTGAAATCTTATTTGTTGTAGTCATATCACCAAATACGTCAGATGCTAATGAAGCAAAATCGAAGTCCTCTGAGTTAAAATCCATTACATTATCTTTAGCCATATACACATTTCTCCTTTATAATCCATTTAATATTTCATTTATTGCTTCGTTTAATACCTCTCTAACCAATGTCAGACACGTTTCTAGCCAATCTAAGAGGTTTTATTCAATCACTAGATAAATTATAAGGGGAGGGGTTAGCTCCCCTCAGAGCCTAATTATCGACGGAATCGTGGGCGACCAGTAGTTGTTGGTGCAGTTCCTTCTGATTTTGTTTCGCTTGATGAACTTGCATTGCTACGGAATGATCCTCGACGTGCAGTTGATTCTTGTTTAGGTTCGTTTTGTTTCTCTTCCCAACGTTTTTGAGCTTCTGCGATACTTGCTTGACGTAAGTTGTAAGCATCACGAATATCATCTTCATCAAATACTTCACCATCACCTAATGGGTCTAAACCAACTAATAATAATTCACGATGAGCTTTGCGTTTAGTATTTACTGTCTTGCGTTTACGACCAAATCCTTTACGTTCTCCACTTTCTTCTGGTTGAGCAACTTCTTCCTCAACGTAGTATCCATTTAATTCAACGACTGCTGACCAAGAATATCCTAATACTTCATCTGTGTAGTCTAATAAATCTGCCCCTAAGTCAACAGTTTCTAACTCCCCATCTTCATTTTCGATTTCAAATGAACCTGCTACAAATTGAGTTTTAACACAACGAATTACTTGGTTATCTTTTGAACCATATGTATAAGGGATTGACATTGTAACGATTGCTCGTCCTGTTTCTTCATCATTGATGATTTCTGGCTTAACATCTTCAACCACACCGTTTAACACCACTTCATTTTCTAATCGTGGATTCTCTTTTGGATCATCAATAGAGATTTTAGCAAATCCTAATTCAAGTCGGAATGTTTCTTTAACTTCTCCATCTTGTCCAACATAGAAGTTATCAACCATTTTTAAGTTTGTGTGTCCTTGTTTATCTTTACCCCATACTGAAATTGTTGGAGTTTGAGTTAAGTCCTTGGTTTTAGCAAATGTATCTAATTCCTCATTAGCCATAGCTTCTAATGCTTTAGTTGTTGAGTCCATTTCCCCGTTGTAGTAAGACATGATACGATTTTGAACATTTACAGTTGCAAATTGATTTTCCCCTGTTTGTACTGTGAAGTATCCATTATGTGCTTCTACTTTATCACCTTTTTTGAAGTCGTTGCTATCGAAACGTGCTTCAACTTGTTTCTTTTCAATTTTATATCCTGCGATAACTCCTGCTAAAATTACATCATTGCTTACTAATTTGATATCGATTGCCATATGTATATTCTCCTTCTGCCCTTCTCTCATGGGCTTCAAATTTATTTATTTGACCACTTAACGACCATGCCATTCTATTAAGTGGGGAGTTGTCTTAATGTTTATTACATTTATTATTATATACTCACAGTTGTCAAAAGTCAACTAGATTTGTAAAGTTTTTAAACTTTTTAATTACTTACGTTTCTTACCAACTTCTTCTTTTTTGATCGTTTTACCTAATTCAGATTTCACTAATGCTAAGTCTGCTTGATTTAATAACATATCATTTTTAATAACTAACTTCTTAGCATCACGTACAAACGCCACTAGCTTGTTTACACCTTCTGTTGTTACAGTTGCAGTTTGAGCTTTAGTATCAATTGTTAAAGTTGCTTGTTTTCCATTTTTTAAAGTTGTTTTCATAATATCAATCTCCATTCAATAATATGTATTCTAGGTAACTCCCTAGAATCAAGAGGTTAGAGATTAACCTCTATCTTCTAATTAACTACCACATTTATTATTATATACTCTTGATTGACAAAAGTCAATCATTTTGTTTAAACTTTTTAATTTTTTGTTAATGTCTGATTTTGTTGATAACATCACAAATTTGATTATAGTTCTCAAGTTTAAAGTCTTGACTTGTAAAATAAAGATTGCTTAGGGAATCAATAATTTCTTTTTTCAACTTGTTAACTTTGTCTTTACGTTTACGCTTGTATTCATCAACAATCAATTCCCATCTGCTATCAAATAGGTAGACTTCGTGCATGAAGAATGATTGATCTGTATAGTTTAGTGCCCTTAGCGCTCCTATACGAACAATGGTAGTCTTCTTAAATTCACCATCGTTGTCCAAATAAGCACACACTGCTTTATTGTGTTCAAATCGAATAGCATCACACTCGCCAGATTTTAATGCTTCAACTGCTGTTTTTAAATCAACCAATTTTATCTCTTTAACTGGTTCTAATATTAAAGGGGGAACACCTCCAAGAGTCTTCTTAGTAATGCAATCTGCAAGAGTGTAATGTTTTTGGTAAAGATCTATAACTTCAAGCTCTCGCCCACAATATTTTATTTCGTGTTTTAATAGGGCAATAAAATCACTTTTATATACTACATTACCTGCTAAATCTAACTGAAAATCACTATTTTTTAAAATCTCATCCAAACCCTTTAATCGAACTTTATCTCCAATTTTAAACTTCATTTTCATCTCTCCTTTATGTATTTAATTGATTAAAACTCTACGGCTGACATTATGTATTGAATGCTTCTCAAACACTCTCGCAAATAATCTACTTCTGCTTGACTATCGCTATTTGTTTTCTCATCTTCTTGACCCCAATAATACCCTTCTTCATATACATCATCAAGAATCTTATTAACCTCTTGCTTAATCACATCAGAGATTAAGTTGAGTTTTACATGATTGGATAAATTGTCATTCAAGATAGAATCAATTTCATTGAATATGTGATAATCAACTTTTAATGAAGCAAGATAGTTAGTTTTCTTATCTTCCATTTCGCTCACCTCACATTTAATATTATATACTCAACGTTTAGAAAAGTCAACTAGAATTTTATAAAATTTAAACAATTTTATATTCACCATTCAACTCTTTCAATTCATTGGCAATATAGTCTAAGACAAAATCATATGTATATCCATCCTCCTCATAGATAGGGTAAATTCTAATCTCACTACGAGGATCATTCTTGTCTACAACAGCATATTCCATATGCAACCTAACAACAGTATAGTTATCCTCTAATAGTAATTCTCGTTTAACTGTTGCATCAATAAAAGGCTTTGTGTAGATGTTATTTACATCCGATTTACTTTTTGTTGGCTTGAACTGAACAGCCAAAATAACACACTCTTTTATGTAGTTATGCTTAATACCTTGCTTTTGCATACAGAACTCACAATAATCACTCAGATGTTGCTCCCATGTGTTCTGAATACGCCTATCAGTCACGTTTAAAAATGTATTGATACTTGGGATCAGTCCATTACGAGACTTCTTCCAAATGGCTTCAAATGGTGGTTTTTTTGCTCGTTTATGCACCTTGAAATACAAATCTGGGTTCTCGGTATCATATCCAGTAAATTGCCTCAACATTTCTTTGTCAAATCGAATAGTGATAATCTCATCCTTATAATCATCGTACTTCAAACACAATCCCCCTTATATCTATATGCTAGGTTATAACCTAGAGTCAAGAGGTTATAACCTAACCTCTATCCTCTATTTTACAACTAAATATGCTTCTCTTGTAGCGTACTATATTTAGATTGAAATATGAATTGCATTTCTACAATCAAACCCAATTTCTCCCCAACCTTTTCATTCTCCAAGAGCAATTCTTCATAATACTTAATAGCCCCACTAGAACTTTCAAAATCTTTGTGTTTAATAGGTATGCGTCTACCATCTGATTTACGCTCTTTCAAACAAACTCGATATATTGGTCTACGATCTTTCTCTTCCTTAATCAACACTACTCACCTCGCTTAGAAGCCGCTAATAAAGCCATAATCAGCACTCCAAAGAATCCTCCTACCATCATTCCCAATATAAACATACTACTCACCCTATTCAAAAGTTTTTAATATATCTTCGATTAATTCAACTTGATATGTTCTCCACCCATGGTCTTTTGCATACTCAATAATCGCTTCTCTATCATCTGAGAAATAAGAATCAATTTGTGGCTCTGCAATCCAACCTGCCTCTTTCAACTCACAAGGCTTGAAATGAACATTAATACCAATCCACTTCTTTCCCCTAGCGTTGCCTTTCTTAGCTTCACTAAGGACTTTATAATTTATGTATTCTAACAATTGCGTCTCTTCTACTCTCATATACCTCTCCTTATGTATTATCCTAAATAGTCTTTAACTTGTTGAAGCACGTTGCCTTCGAGGTCTAATTTACGTGAACTATATACTTCACTACCTTTTTCACGCCTATTCTTTCGATATTCGCATTCACGAACTTTATTTTCATAATAATACCCAATATGACCAAATCCCTCAGATACTTTATTAATAGCGTCTTGTAATAACTCGATCTCGTCTGTAACTTCTCTACGCTCTTTACTTAGTAAATGGTAAGCCTTAGCTAAGTTATAAGCATTAGTAGGTGTTACTTCTTCATTTTCTAATTGATGCTGAATATCGCTTCTCATTAAATTCACATCGTTTTGTCGCTCTCTCAACTCTTTAATATGTAGGTGCATTTCTGTCACTGTTTCTGCCATCATTTCAATTAACTCTAAACTTTTACACATGATTCTTTATGTCTCCTTTTTGTTTCAACTTTCTACATTTATGATTATATACCTAATATTTCATAAAGTCAACTACTTTTTAACAAAAGTTGATAAATGTCAACCTCATGTGCAAAAGCAAAGAATTAGCTAAACTTGCTTATTACCCAATGCACTTCCTAGAGCCTTGATAATTTCATTTACCGTTGTTTTCTTCATAAAATATCTCTCCTTAATTAATTCTTGCATTTACTATTATATACTTACCATTGGATAAAGTCAACTACAAAATTCAACTTTTATCAACTTTTAGTGGATATAAGTGTGACATAAAGCCACACTTATAAAATGGTATTACTGTAAAGCTACATCTGTAATGTCGTCAATTGTTTTGTCCTCACGAATGCGATGTTGATATGTCCCAAATCGTAGACTTTCTATTCCAGTTTTACTATCCTTTGATACCTCAAAGTAATTAATTTCAATAATTTTACCAATAATTAATTCTGGATTATTAAAGAATAAATCTCGCTCATCTTTATTGAATCCGCTACCACAGTTGCAAGTTCGTACTTCACCATTGTATAAGAATTGAATTGTTACTCCACCTAATGTACCTTCAAATTCTTTTCCTTTCTCTCCCTCATATACACCAACCACAAGAACATCGGCAGAATTGAATGTCTTAACCTTTAATAGTTGTTTAGTTCGTTTGCATTCATACTTCCCATTCAAGTTAATCATTAATCCTTCTCCACCTTGAGATTCTACTTCTTCTAGTAGACACATTAAGGACTCTTCACTAAACATCCCATTGTATAATGTTTTCACCAAAACAAGATTCTCGAACTTGTTTAATGAAAATGCGACATTCATTGCGTTTCGACGAGTTTTGTATTTCAATGTTGTTGTATTGGTTCGAAACTCTGGAACCGGAATAAAATCAAATACATTGAAATGTAGATTTAATTTGTCTTTGTGATAACCTTTCTTACGAGCTGCACTACTCGTTAATGAATATAGTTCTTGAGAATTAAGACCGTCCATAGGTTTATGTAATAATTCACCATCTAACATGACCATTGCTCCATGTCCACCAATCTGACGACTTAATTCCTCACTTAATTTATCACACTCAGAAATTAAATGGTCAATTCCCTCATAATTCTGTCCAGCTCTCGTAAAAAACTTTTTAAGCGTAGGATCATAAATAATTCTGAAGCCATCTAATTTGGTGGTTACCCAAACTTCTTTATTGTCCAATGCACCTGGTTTCAACTTTGAATAAGATTCAGCCAACTGCACATTAAATTCTGGTACAAGACCTTTCCATACTTTATTAATAGATTTAGCATTAACACCAATCTTTAAATCCTTAAACAAAATACCTTTAATCAATTCACGATATTCACTAGGTACTTGATTCTCAATGTACGACTTCGTAGATAAACGTAATAAATCATTAATATTGCTTGATGATAGCTTATCAAACATTTCAATTGGGTCACTAAAAATTGAATTGCTCACTACATTAACACCATCATAAACTTGCTCTGAGATGCCGTACTTTTTAAAAGTATCATATGTGTAGTTTAATACCTTACAAATCATCTTTTCATCTTCATGCCCAATATATGACTTCAAGATGGCTAATTTGTCCTTATTGCTATTTGTTGCTTTTAATTTATTTACTACTTCTAACACTGTGTCTAATTGATTCCAATTCATACTATAGATTCTCCTTTGTTTTAATTATGCTACCGATGTGATTTTTCATCTGTTTTAAAACTGTAACTGGTAACTCCATTAAATTATCGTTACAATGAATCATAAAAACTATCTCATCTGCTAAGTCACCTTTAAGTGAAGCACGAATTATGTCATTGTGCCCAATAGATTCTATAGTGCTACCATTCTTCAATTTAATTTTAGTCATTTCTCCATCACCTCTATTCAATAGCAACATTTCCATTTTGACATTTGATTGCGAAGTATTCATCATCTTCTCCTAAGAAACAAATCTCACCATCAGTTAAATAATTAGATATGCACTTGAATATTTCATCATCATCGCCTAGTTTCTCTCCACTAAAATAATCAATATTATACATATCTCTTTCTTTGTTGTA